ATGTACTTCTTCATGTCATCAGCACACATCTTGTTGCAGACCGACACCATGCGATCCAGATAGGCCCGTAGAACCCTCTCTGCCAGGTCTTCCAATGATGTCTTGCGGGATTCGACGATCTCTTCCATGAGCACCTCCTACAACCCCTACCCCGCCCCATTCAGAATTGACCATGCTGCACGGATTTGTTGCTCTTCCTCCCGGCTCACCTGCAAGGTGCCCGCTCGGAGCTGCCGCATCTTCTCCATCGTCCCCATCGTGAAGGGGTTCGTGAGATAGGGGTTGGACTCCTGGTAGAGGGGGTGCTGAGTCACATCATCCCCGGGGAGGCAGGCACGAACCTTGTCCTCAGCCTCATTGCGAGGCTGGAGGGGCTCAGGGTTCTCGGGGTTGACAAGGTCCTGAAGCTCGGGATTCCTGACGGGATCACCCGTGAACAGGTCACGCAGTTTCATCGACCTTCTCCTGATGTATGGACTTCATAGCCTTGTCCATCGCCCTGGTGTGGTCGAATTCATTGAAACGGCGCTCCGCCCATCTTTTCTCGGACTCGGACAGTTTCTCGTGTGCCACTTCCATTTGCAGGAGCCATGCGTCCTCTTCTGCATTCCACCCTTCCCACACAGGGCTCGTGCAGCCTGCATAGATGTCAGGCTCCCGCCTCTCCCTCTCCCTCATAGCCCGGAGATACAGCACCGCGATTTTCATGTACGCATCCAGGGCATCGGAGACGGGGCACATCGCCAGCTCTCTAAGCGCCCTTCTGTGTACATCCACCTTCTCGGGCTCGACTGACCACCTGTACTGAAGGATCTCCCTCAACAGCTCTATGTAGGATTCAAGGGCTGTCATTTCTCTCACCGGGATGCCACCGCGAGCAGTGCATCGAAGGAAGGGGTCTCGGTAGCCATACGCACCACCTCAAGGTAGTGCTGGGCCTTGTCGGGTGCATTCGCAGTAGTGGAATGCTCTGCATGCTTCAGAGCCTTGTAGATGATCTGCTTGCGAAGCTCGTCACACTTCTCAGCCCAATCCTTGTTGTCAGTCCAGGGGTTGGCGTTGGTTTCCATGGGGCATCTCCTTGCCGTGGGGGGAGTTCAGAGAGGAAGGCTTTCTTCCAGCTTGGTGTCAGCACTGAGGTCACCCTCCAAAGGCTGGAGGTTGCCGGGGTCTTGAAACAGATACCCGTCATGATTGATCAGGACGGTTTCTGGGTTGGACATGGTTGGGGCCTCCTCGTATCGGGACACTCTACCGAGGGAAACGCTGAATGAGCAGGTGGGCCACCCCGTCAACGTGTAACCGGAGGTCAAAGAATCATGCTCACTACCCTGGCCCTTGCTCTCACCCTGCTCTCTTCCCCCGCACAGGCAGACATCATCATCCACTTCGGGCCTCCCCCAAGGCCCCAGGTTCACCACCAGCGGCAACAGCAGCAGGGATGGGCATGGGTTCCCCGCCACAGGGACCACAAGGGTCGGATGATCCCTGGGCACTGGCAAGCCACCCAGCAGCGTGCGGGGCATACCTGGGTGCAGGGACGCCGTGACCACAGGGGCCATTGGGTGTCAGGACACTGGACTCAGCGCAGGGATCAACACAGGGATCAGCGCAGGCGCTAATCAGGCATCGAGTACATGTGCCACTTGATGTAGCCCTTGATGGGACGGCTGGCGAACTCGGGGATCTTCGCCTCGATGAATTTGATAGCCTCGTAGCGCTTCCTCATCCCCACCAACTCGCGCTGGTACTTCCGCCAAACCTGTGCAACTGCCTGGACGACAGTGCGACGCTTGTCCATCAGGATCGCGGCGTCATACACCTGCCCATGGGCATCCTGCGCGACTTCGCGGAAGCTGAAAGGGGGGTCATTGGGGCTGAAGATCAGGTGCTTCCCCGCAACATCCCTTCCGTATGCTTCCTTCAAGAGAGGGAGCAGGTGAGGGCGCAGCACAGGATTGACGTGAGCCAGCTTGATGGCCCTCTTGCGGAGGGAGGCGTTATGGCTGTAGTCCTCTCCAAAATCCTCCAAAGCCTCTGCCAATGCCTTGCGGAGGTCGTTGTGCTTCCCATAGCTGTCATCCAGGAGATCATCGTTGGAGTCGTACACCTCAACGTAGGTGCCCCCATCGTACTCTGGCGTTTGCTCGTACTGAACCTTCAGAACACGGATCCCGGAAGCCACATCCTCCAACCCGTCAAGGACACGGATGAAGGCGGGATGGCGACGGTGATCCTGAACGGGCTTGCGGTTCCGGCGTGCGTTCATTTGGGACTCCTGTAGGTTGCTACCTGAGCCCGGCTATAGACAAGCTACCACAGCATGGCAGCTACTCGGCGGCAGGCGAAATGACGATGCTGCAGTCTGGATCCTTGAGCGCCTCATCAATCAGAGTTCGCAACTTCCTCAAATCCTGGGGCTCCCACTCCAGAACCTGCTGCTGTCGGTGCAAAGCCCCTGATCGCATCACAGGACAGCCCAGGGTGTCCGACAACCCCGCATCCCCAGGACCCACCGAGTTCGCCAGCAACCCCCACCCACCAGGGAGGTACTGTCCGTTCGTGGCCTTGTACTTGGACACCCCAATGCTGTGGTATCTCCGGCGCTCCTGCTCCACGAAACCAACGGTTCTGGATAGGGGGAGGGTCAGCACCGCCAAGGAGCACCCCTCAGCCACCAGCACCTTGTGAGCTTCCCAAAAAGCACGAGCGGTCTTGTACTCCACATGCTCGAAAGACATCAGCACACCTCCAGGCACCGGCACGGTGCTCTACCCCACTATGCGATCCGAGCAGGAGTACAACCCCCCAAGTAGTCCAGCGGGCTCAGGGGATGACCCCCTTCAGGACCATGACCTGCTTGAGAATACACCGACCACGACACCGCCATCGACAACGACAGCACTCTTGACCACGAGAACGATCCCCACTTCAACCCCGACCACGACACCGCCATCGAGACCCTCTTGTCTTGGGTCATGGATTTCTGCCCATATCTGTAGGGAGGAAGAGGGATCATCGAAGGTAGTCCAAAGGAGTGAGACCAGGACCTTCTTTAGGACCATGCCCACAGGTGGAACACCACGACCACGACGACGACACGGACAGCGACACGGACAGCGACCGCGACAACGACACCGACCGCGACCACCACCCCAACACGGACACCGAAACAGTCTGAGCCTGGGTCTTGGATTTCTGCCCATATCTGCAGGGAGGGAGAGGGATCATCGCAGGTAGTCCAGAGGACTTAGGCCAGGACCACTTTCAGGACCATGCCCAGTCTCGGAATGCCACAGCAGCGACACCGACCCCACTGTCAATCGCGATCCCGACCCCGACCATGACCCAGTCCCCCCCAATAACGTCCCTGACGACAACACCGACCATGACACCAACTTCGACCTTGACCCCGACCACATCGCCAATACCGACTCCGTTTTGTTTTGAGTCTCGGATCTCTGGCCATCCCAGAAAATCGGAGGGAGAGGGATCATCAGATGTAGTCCAGAGGCTGCAGGGGAGGACCGCCGTGGGGACCGTGCCGTGTTCGAGAATGCCCTCTCCACAAGATGGACTCCGACAGCGACCACGCCGACAACGACCACGACACGGACAGCGATGCGGACGCCGATTCTGACACCGACACCGACAGCGTATCCAGGGTCTTGGATTTCTGCCCATACATGTAGGGAGGGAGAGGGATCATTGCAGGTAGTCCAGAGGGCTCAGGGGGTGCATCAACCCTCTACGCGATCCGGGCTGGGGTGTGACCCTCTACAGGTAGTCCAAAGGGGTGAGGCCAGGACCCCAGTGGAGGCAATGAGAACCGTAGTGCGCCTCCATCGTTTCTAACTGTTTCCGACGAATCTCCGGGTCCATGCAGGTATGAGGAACCCCATACCGCTCCATGTTCGTTTGGATGATCTTGGCCTGCACCTCAGGCGTCCCACCTGCAAAAGCAGCTCCATACCGTGCCAGATTCGTGGCCTCAGCCTTTGCCCGTATCTGAGGTGAAGCCAGCAACTGTCCCCCGTACCGCTCTTCACAGGTAGCTTTGGTACGAGCCCTGATCTCGGGCACCTGTTGAGGACGCACTGTTCCATACCGCTCTTGCATCGTGCTGCGGATTTTCTCCTGTACCTCCGGAGAGGCAAAGGGGTTCTCCACACCACGACGTTCCAGGTTGGTCTGGCGACGCTTCTCTGCAAACGCAGGCACCTGGCTGTTGTGCTCCACCCCATGCTGTTCACGCATTGTAGCCCTGGACTTGGCCTTAATGGACTCGGACTGGAACAGGTTCTCCACCCCGTACTTCTCTCGTACCGTCTCCTGGCGACGCGCAGCCACCTCAGGAGCCCACGCGGCATTCTCTACCCCATGCCGTTCCAAGTTTGTGGCTCGTTGCCTTGCCACTTTCACTGCGTTCCTGTCCCGGTTCTGCCACACCGCACATGTACGCCGATGACGCTTCATCTGTGTCAAACTGGTGGATTCATGCCCACAAAGACAAGGTGGCACCGGGGGTGACGCCGAGGGATTACATTTCGCCAGATGGCGGGCGTTGACTCGGGAACCTTTGAATTCACGTCCACAATGGAGGGCATATAGCCATAGTCATCTCCTTGCTCGGAGACACTATATCTCAACACACCCCAAAAAAGCAAAACCTCAACTGAAATTACGCGGTGAAAGCACACCTTTGCCCACATGCGGCCCGAAGGAACTTCTGACGCCTATACCATAGCGCGGTTGCTGGAGGCCACGCGAAAACTTAGTGGTTCGGTGCTTAGCATCTGTTGCCTTATCAAATTGTCCTTCGGCATTCTGCTTGAGGGATTCGTACTTGGAGGACTTGTCGATGGAGAGTGAGATGCCTCCGATGGAGTAGTCAAATTCCTCAGATGTCCAATTAATTGCCAGAGCCATGAGGGCATGGATCATGGCACCCCAGAGGATAGCGGTTCTCCATGCTGGTTTCATGCTGACGAGCTTGTCGATGGTGCAGAGGGATTCGGTCTCGGGTGGGAACATGTTCCACCAGTCCAAGGCCCGTTCCAGGTACTCCAACAGCTCTGCATCCTCCCAGATATAGCCGAACACCTGGTTGAAGCACCCGATGGTGCCCTCATGCTCAGGTGGTCTGAATCTATAAAATTTGTCAGGGTTCTGGTCTCTTAAAAGGATCCGCAGCTTATCGATCATGGACTGCTGGTAGAGGGTGTAGGTCGTAGCTGTCTCCCCTGAGACGGATACCACTGCCCACTCCATGACCACCGTTTGAGCTGTGGACGTGGAGGTTTCCCTGAACGTCCACCGGATGCGGTATGTGCCCACTGTTGCGGAGGTGGGGACAGTGAGGGCCGCATAATACTCACCCACAGCGGGGTTCACTGGAGTCCGGGTGGCGGAGCCAATGAGCGTCTCTGCTCCTGTGCCTGGGTCTACATAGTAGATGGCATAGGAGATGGAGTAGGCATTGGCGGGGGCACCCCCGGAGGTCGTCAAAAACAGATCCAGGTCTCCACGAGAGGTGGTATCGCCTGGGTTGAATGCTACGGCCATGGTTTTGATCTCCTACGAGAGGTCTCTACCTACCCTGGGCTCATAGGCAGGCTATCGTAGCTTCCGCCTGGGGCTCTTGCGGGTCGGTGTAGGCATCTTGGATGTAGCCCGGCTTGCCACCCGCGTAGGGCTGGGCTTTGTGCTCACGGGGCCACTGCGGGCCTTACGTGGCTTCTGGGTAGCGGGCGATGTCCGTGCACGATTAGCACCACGACAATTACACATGATTCAGTTCTCCTCCTCCTGGGGTAGGAGGGTTTCACGGGCTATCGCAATGATGCGCTGCAGGATGTCCACCAGGAGCTTTCCCCGAATACGAATCCTGGCCACGACCTTTGCACAGTCCTTCTCTGCTGAGAGCCTGCAGAAGTCCAACAGATAATCACCGTTGATGTCCCGCTGGATGCGGAAAGTGTTGGCGAAGACGCCATCCTCCTGACTTTCGAGAAGCTTGGGGTTCATTCGGAGTCCTCCTCCTCATCATAGTTGGGAACCTGTATGTGGGACTCCATGAGTTTCGTCGTGATATCCAGCGTGTAGCAGAACGCCGAAGAGGCGAACGCCCACAGGGGGATGGAGCCTACGACCTGGACAACACCCAGGGCACTTCCGAAGTCTCCCATAGGTGGCTTGCCTTCCAGTATGAAGGCGAGAACCCACATCAACCACCCGCAGTGGAAGCCTGTGCAGTAGGAGCACTCCCACATCCTGTCGAAGAAGTCGATCTTCCCGTACAGGGGTGTGGCCTTGTTCATGAACCCAAAACAGAGTCCAAAAGCTGCCAGGAGGTAGAGAGGGTACATCATCGGGGCACTCCTGGGACTTCTGCAACTACAGCATGTGTGTCAGAGCCTTCATGGCTTTGATTTCGTCCGCATAGGTCATGGCAGGCACCTTTGCGGTTCTGTTGAAGTACTGATTCTTCAAATCACGGATGCTTTCCGAGTTCTCGAAGACAAAGAAGACACGTTTGCCTTCCCTCTGAGATTCCTGGAAAGGCACTCCCGCCACCCGCAGATAGGCCGCGTAGTAGAGATCGGAAGTGCGGTAGTCACCTGTCACGGGTGTGGTTTTGCTTCTGTTCATATCAACTCCATATAGAGCCAAGGCATCCTGGCAGGGACCGTGTGGCCCCTACCAGGAACCTGGAGGGGGTCTACTAGACGGTGTAGATGGCACCCGCGTCGGAGTACGCGACGAGGGCGGCACCAGCGGTGCCCAGGTAGGTGAAGGTAGCGGCGATCATCTCGGACACGGCACCCTCGGAGAAGGAGATCTTCAGAGCGCCAGTGTCGTAGGTGGAGCGGTAGGTGGTGGTGCCGAAGGCACCGTTGCCCAGGTTGGCTGAACCAGCAGCCTCCACCGAGGTACCAGCGGTGACGGTGTAGGTGTCTCCAGCCATGATCTGGAGAAGCTCCGTGATGCTGCCCGTGGAGAGGGAACCACCAGCGGGGGTCAGCTCGGTGTTGACGGCGGTGGCCTGAATGACAGCATTCACGGCAGCCAGGGTCAGGGTGTTGCCAGCGTCCATGCGAGCGATGAGGGCGAGGCCAATGGTGTTGGCGAAGGCAGCCGTCAGGGCACCTGTACCAGCAGCCAGACCAGCGGACTCACAGTTGTCGATCAGGTAGGCAGTGACGCCAGTGTAGACGGCGTTCGTGGTGATGACACCACCGACGTTCGTGGTAGCCACGGTGTCGTTCTGGGTGCGGTTGACGTACTTGGTCTGCCCAGGGGGATCATAGATCAGGGACCGCTGGGAAGTGTTGGGATCGAGGTCGAGAACCTGAAGCGTACCGTCAGGGATATCGGCGCGGACCATGCAGAGATAAGGCATAAATGCCTCCGGGTGAGTTGTTCATCTACTACCCGGAGGTATTGAAAGAAAAGTGGCCCCAAAGTGCCTAATAATGTCCGGTGTTGAGTGCGATGTAGACCACGAAGCTCACAGGGGCACCGTCGCCCCTGATAAACAGCTGGGTATCCACACCACCCTCGATGTACATACTCTCTGTATCCGAGGGCAGCTCCATCATCGGAACACCAGGGTCGTTGCAGAAGAACAGAGCGTTAGCCGCATCCAAGTTCCTGACCGTGACGATGTGACAAGCCTTCGGGAAGACGATGTGCATGCAAGTCGTGGCCGGGATTCCCGTAACCGTGGCAGCCACATTGGGAGCCGTGCCCGCAAGAGGGATTCCCGGATTGGGGATGCCGTAGAAGTTCGGGGGAGGCAGCAGCATGATGGGGCCCGCTGGACGCCATACACTTGCCAGGTTCTGCTCTTGAATCCGCATGAAGGAGAGCTGGTTGTCATGGGGGACTATGCCGCCCACCGTGAAATACTCCTCGGGATCGAAGAGAGCCCTGGTCAACCCCCTGGTGGACTCGTGGAGAAACCCTAGCCGACGCCGGCGGAGCGCCGGGGAACGGAACGCGGCGTCCTGGGTGACATCGAACAAAGCGGTGACACCCGCATAAGCGGTATCCAAGGTGTTGGCTGTCCCCACCCGGTAGGCCTGGACACCCGCCTTGTTGTGGAAGGCAAGGTCTACGAAGTTGGGGTAGCGCTCTACAATGCGGGGGACTGAGGACATGGGCTCACCTTTGGTAGCTCACTCCTAGCGCCTCATAGGGAGAATACCGTGAACCTAGGAGGCCAGGGTCGGCTTATCCGCGAGCCCCTTCTCCTTCCTCTCCATCCGCTCGTACCCAGCGGTGTCCTTCCCCTTGCTGATTGCCATATCCTTAGCCTCTGACCAGGAATCTACACGTTCACCTTCCACATTGGGGACAAGCTTCATGCCTGGGGCATCCCGCCTCATCTCCTCTTCCTTCATGCGGAGGCCACGGTTTTTCTTCTCCATCTGCTTCTTGATCCGCATGTTCTTCCCCGACCACCCGTCACCCTTGAGAACAAAGTTGCCAACCATGAACATACGTTTGGTGTCCGTGGAACCACACTCGGGACACTCCTGGACATCATCCATCTCTGCGACGCGAAGGATCATCTCGAATTCTTCTTCACAGTCGTTGCAGGTATAATCGTAGGTAGGCATTCAGGAACTCCTTGGACGCCTCTACTCTACCGTACAGGTCAGTCTTTCAGATGCAGAGAGGCAACACGCTCGGGAGAAGGTTCGAACACTGGTTCCAGGGTGGCATTCTGTAGAAGGGCCTGCAGAGACTCGGCAGAGGCCATTCTGTATGTTCGCACCTGGTTGAGGACGGCAAGGACATGTTTGCAAGCCCAGTGCTGACCCTTGGGGTCTTTCACATCAGGGATGCTGGCGGTGCCCTCTGTCTTCCCGTACAAGTAGCCGTTCTTCTTGGCCCAGTGCTCAGGCCCCTGCCACTGGAAGAAGGGGCAAGTGCAGCTCACCTGTACACGAGCAGTAGAGAGCTTCGTGATTCCCCGTTCCTTGATGCCCTTGATGCGGACGATGTAGGGCGCACCCTTGGAGCTGGCTGCCCTGAAACTCCAGATGCCGCGCTTGGGATCCGCACGGTTGAGCTGGAGCTGCACCCCACGGGCACGTTCATGCACCTTGGGCCCCGTCTTGGTGGAGATGTCCTTCATCGTGGCTGCAGAACGCACCAGTTGGCTCCCATCACCAGGAGAAACCACACGCCAAGACAGACCGCCACCCTCCACGTCGTAGTAGGTGTCGTCGCCCTTCCCACGCTCGGGCTTCCCTGAACTCAGCTCGGGACCATAGATAGTCTCCTGATCCGTGGGAGCCTCCTGATCATAGAGAATGATGTCCCCTGCATAGCGGGAGGCAACACGTTCGATCAGGGCCTTGATCTCCTGCTCCGTCTCATAGATCTCACCGGGGTCGAAGTCGTACCCCTCCAGGCCCAGCACTTCGTCCACCAGGGCGAACAGAGCCTCGATGTCCTCTTCCGAGAGGAAGGTGATCTCATCCAGGAAGTCCTCCAAGGGGAGAGTCCTCACCGATTCCTCCCCCTTCTCGTTCTCCAGGGAGAACGTCACGGAGTTGGATTCTGGGGAGATGTCCTGGACGTAGCCCAGGAGCATCTCTGCTCCCCATACAAATGCGATGTCGGGAGTTGTCATCTGGGTTCCACGACGGAGCTTGTACCGGCTGGGTTGTGACCTACGCCGTGTCTGCTGCCGCTTGAAGCGTTGGCTGTGCTTGCGTTTCTTGTAGTAGAGCTTGGCCCGGACACGTTCCTTCTGCCGGTTCTTCTTGTACTGCCGTTTCCGCGTGACGCGCTTCTTGCCCTTCTGCTTACGACGCCTCTTACCAGGGGACAGCGGCGTGTACTTGCCGATGCCTTCCTTGTCCGCTTCCTCCCTCTCATCGAGGAGCCACTCATCATTGAGGGTCAACCCCGCCACCCGAACCTGACCCTCACAGGGCATCGGGGCAAGGATGTGGGCCACACGCAGGATGTCCTCATCGGAATGGAACACAACGCTGTCCAGAAAGACATCCACAGAGGCATACTGCTCAGTGGTGTCTCCCACCCTGTAGTGGGCACCCAGCGGAGAGACACCCAGGAACACGCCCTCATGGAGAGAGGGTCCCGTTACGAAGGGGATCTCCATCGAGAGCTTCCGCCGCTTGTACTTGGCGGGGTTGTCCCGTCGCTTCCCCTTCAGTTTCTTGTATATGGGATTCCGCTTCAGTTTCTTGTAGTACACGCGGGCCTTGGTCAGGATGCGCTTCTTGTTCCGCTTGTAGTACCGTTTGCTCTCGAAGCGCTCATCCACATGCTGCCTGCGTTGGCGCTCCCAGGGACGACGGGCCTGATACCCATCAGCTGTCATGGAACGACGCTTGGGCACATAATAGTCGTTCTTCTCCGGGACTCCGTACTCCTCACCCTGTTCCGGCTTGATGGGCTTCTTCTCTACGGTGCCACTACCAGATGCGGGGCCTTGGTACTCAGGGTGGGGGAGACTCCTACCATGGTCCTTGTCGGTGAATTCTTTGTTGGGGGTGTTGGGGGTAGCCGACCCTGGAGGCAGAACCTGCTTTTTCTCCCCCTCCCATCCGGAGGGTAGGTTAGCATGGGACTCAGGGCTCACGAAAGTCTGAACCCCAGCCATGTCTCCTACGGGTGGGCTGTACCCCATCAGCTCTCCAACTTCTGCAAGAAGCGAGCACCCACCCGAGATGCAGAAGCCGTCTTGGGCTTGTGCAGGGCTTCATCCACCAAGGCACGGTCTGCGAGAGGCAGGCGGTCCCTCAAGGAATCCTCTGCAAGGCGGGACAATGTATAGGAAGTCCTATCCAAGTCCCCTTCCAGGCGCTCCAGGCGCTCTGGAAGCCCTTGGATGACATCCCCCGCGACCTGGTACAGATGGTCCTTGTGGGTGGACTTCTCCACCAAGGCGAGAGCCCTTTGTACAAGGTGACTTAGACGGTAAGCATTCAGCCGTGCTGACGAGACGCTCTCCGTGAGGAGAGCCCAAGTTGCCTGGCTGTTGGCGTTTTTTTCTGCACTCACGGCAATGCTCCGGTAGCTAAAGCTCTACCGGAGCATAACTATAGGACAGCGACCGAGGACGGCTATGCCAGTTCTTTCTGCACGTGCTTCTTCACGGCGTCTATCTCGACAGCCATGATGCCGTTCATGTAGACCGGATCGTCCTTGTGGGTCAGGGCCACCTTGACGCGGGTGCGCCAGTGCACGCTCATGTCCCACTTGAACCCAGGAATGACAGCCTGGAGTGCGGCGATCTTGGCATCCCGAAGGGCCTTGTCACCGGGTGCCTCGGGCTCCGGCTCCGGCACAGGAGCTGCCTTGGCGGTTGCCATCTTGGAGAGGCGGGCCTGGCGCAGGGCTTCAGCCCTCTCTTCCGCTGTCAGGTGGGGCATGTCGCCTTCACCAGCCATACCGGGCTCGGGAGTTCCAGCGGACTCGGCGTCGGGCAGGATGTCTTCCAGCCCCTCACCCATCCTGGCTTCCTGAACGTCACCAGTGGCCACAGCCCTCTTCACAGCCTCCGCCCTGGGGGGAGGCGTGTTGTCCAGCTTGCGGATGGCTGCGGTGGCGGCATGGCTGTCCTTGAGGACAGTGTGCTGCTTGGCTGCCGTCTTGATCGTGGAGACCACCTGCCCATCCTCGGTAGCACTCACAGCCTTCGGGGCCTCGCGCCCCATGATGGACTTGATGCTGCCCAGGTCACGCTCTTCCTCATCCACGGTGGAGACCGTCATGGGCTCCCCACGCAGCTCATTGGCAGACGTGGCCTTGTGGATGGCCACGTTGGCGGGCTGGGGGACATAGCTCGTGGTGGTGTCCGCCTCGGGCACGAACCACCCAGCCTTGATGGCTGACCGCAGCTGTGACACATTGTAGGTGCCCCCGCCGTACTTGAGGGTCTGTCCATCGTACTGGATGATGGCATCCATGCTGATGTACCCACTCGGGATGTCGAGGCCCTCGGGCATCGCGATCTGGGTAGTTGCTCGGAATGTTTGGAAGGTGCCAGGCTTGAAAACGATGGGCTGGGGCATATATTCCTCCTAGGAGATCGCCTTACTCTACCCAAGAGATTCAGAATCCTCCTATTCTGCGTAGTATAATTGAGAGGTGCAGTATGCTCGACGCGTGGGTCATCGAGAAAATCCAGGAACAGGAACAGGAAAGGAGCAGGCCGAGCGCCAACGCCCCTACCTGCGCCTTCCCTTGTACCCCCCCCAACTCCACAGAAAGCCCCGAGCGGGAAGAACCTGCCAAGAGGGGCTATACCGAAATCAGCAGTGAGATCGGCAGTGTGGTGGACACCCTGTTCTAACCCTCAGCAGGCGTGCATAGCAGAACCCAGCTGTCTTCATCCTGGGACAGCATTTCACCCATGGCATCCTCTATCCGCTGTTTGAGCAGCGGGAGGAAACTGCGGTGCACCCGCACACGGGCTACAACCTGTGCAGTCCCCTCCACAGAGGAGTAGAGGCAGAAGTCCAGCAGGCACTCGGAACCCGACTCGGGGAGAATCCGTAGGGAATTGGAGAATGATCCAAGCCCCAGATCCCCCACCCGGACATCGCAATCTACACGGTCATAGGCTGACATCTCTAAACTCACAGGGCTGGTAATAGCCCACTCTACCCCTGTTAGGACACGAGCTGATCGAACTGTCGGCCTGCAGCCATTCCCATGTCGCAGAACGTGTCCTCCACAAAACGAGCCCACCTCACACGCTCCTCCAAAGGCATATCCTCTACGAGAGGGAGCATTTCCACAGCGGTTTTCTGCAACACCACCTGCACATTCAACAGATGCCGCTGCAGGCGTCTCCAGAGATTCTTGGCTGAGGCTCTCCCCGTGCGGGGAAGACCCCAATCGCTGGGGCTGCTGTACGTCCCGACAGATTGCCGCACACCCTTGAATTTCGGCACACCAGCTGCCCTGATCTCGTCTGCCAACTGCCTCCCCGCATTACAGACCTCACCACGGGTGGTGTAGAAGACCGTCCCCCCCGTCTCCTTGCTGTTGGCCTCCGCCTCCTCGATGTGTACCGACATGTCCTTGACCATCTCCCCCAAGATGCTCCGGACTTTCATCACTGCCTGAGACACCTGGGAGCGAGGGGTGGAAGCCCCACTCCGCAGCAGAGGGAGCAAACGCTCCCGGTGCTCGGGGCGTGCATAAGCCAGGCGGATGAGCCGGGAACGCATTTTCGCTTCGTGCATGACAACCTCGGTAACTACACAGGTTGCCTTATAGACTACTTACCCGATTCCATCTTCTCCGTAGGAACACGGCTCGTGGTCTTGGGTGCCTGTGGCCGCTCCTGAGGAGTCTGTGACCGGGGCACCCTCTCCACCTTATGGGACTGGGTAGTGATGGCGATGCTTTCTTTCTTGAACATCTTTCACCTCACCACCCAATCCCTATAGGAGAATTACCCGATATCCCGCAGGAGGTTCTCCCGTACCCTCTCGTACTCCTGACATGTCCCATCAGGGTAGCGCACCGTCAGGGTCTCATATGTCCGCAGGATGGGGTTGATGGCACCCTCGGTGATCATAGCCTTGGAGCAGTAGCTCTCCATGTCTGCCATCTTGCGCTTCTCCAGCTCCTGCTCCATGGCTGTCACCATCTCCTGGAGCTGCTGGGGGTTCATCTGGCTGAGATCCATCTGGAGGGACTCACTGGGGATGTCGTCCTGTTCCACAGCGGGGGAACCCCCCAACAAGTCCTGGATGTCCTGGTTGGGGACAGGCACGGCATCGTCCCGCTCATCCAGGAGAAGGGGCTCGTTGCTACCCAGGAGATCCAGAAGGCTGGACTCCGGTGCCTGGGCTGCCACTGGCCCCGTGACATCATCCACAAAGGATGCCAGGGCGACATGGGCAGCCTGCTCCCGATCCCGGCGCAGCTTGATCTCATCAGCCAACAAGTCAACCACGATGAGACCAGAGGGGGCGATGGGACCAGAGGGGGCGATGGGGGCAGGGGAGGCACCCAGGATGTCTGCCTTGGGAGGACCCGACAGCACCCGCTGAACGCCCTCATCATTGACCACGAGGTCGATGACCTGGACACGGTGCAGCTTCAGCATCTTCTTCATGTCGCTCATCATGGCGATCTGCTGGGGGGTGTCCCATGCGTCGGTCTGTGCCGCGATGTAGAAGGACACCATGGCCACAGACAGGAACCGATGGGGGCGACGGGGACCATCTACCTTGGCGTAGCCCCTGTCCCGCAGCATCTGGTAGAGATCCTGGGGGAGACTCAGACGGGGGGAATGGGCATGGGACTTCTTCCCGAACAGGAGGCGGGCCCACTGTCCCCAGTTGTCAGGGCTGCTTCCTGTGATGACACCACAGTCCCGCGGATGGTAGTACGCGGTGCAGAACCCGTCCCTGATGTGCACGTTCCGACTGTACACATCCCAGTCGTACCCCACGAGCTTGCCACCCAGGTTGATGTAGGTGGGTCGCAGCCCGAACAACACATCCAAGTCACGGACGATGTTCTCCTGCTGCCAGGTAGTGAGACCATTACCCAGAGTGCCCTGGAGGCTATCCCAAACCTGTTGTTCCTTCTCAGTGAATTGCGCTTTAGACATGTGGAAACTCCTTGTTCGCACACTACTAACTACGCAACCGAGATCGGATCTAGACCCCCTTGGACAACTCCTTTTTCATGGCATTCAGACCACGCTGGCCCACATTGTAGTACCAGAGCTTACGGCGGTGATCATGGGGAGTGTAGCCAGATTCCAGCAGTGCACCCCGCACCATGTCGACGGTCACCTTGAAGCCGTCAGAGCTACCCTCGAACAGCTCCTTGATGACAGCACAGTCACAATGCCAGTTTGTGGTCTTGATCGGACGCAAGTACATCCGAGCCCACAACAACATTGTGGCCCGCTCACCAACAGACAGATCCTCATAGTACCGCTTCCAAATATCCCCACCTGCCGTTCCAGAGGAGCACTCCAATGTGGGGGTGTTTCGGTAACGGCTATGGAAATCGGACATGCAAGCTCCACAATCACGCAGGGGACGCCTTCAGAAGGGCCAAGGAATGTCATCATAACAGAGAGCTACCCCCATAACATCACTGAGCACCCCCCTTAGACAAACACAATTGAAAAACCGCAGCCCCCCAAATTGAAGCACCCCGAAGCGTTAGCCACGGGGCACCCAATTTGGTCGGAACTGCGTTTTTGCCTCCCCTTCTACCCGAAGGTTTGGGGGGTCGGGGCCCTTCTCGGTTTATCAACCTGTCGGGACTCCATTTTGGTGTCGTTCAAGGGAGCAGCGGACTCCTAACACCTCACTACCAGACCAATGGTGCGTCCAGGTACACCTACCATGTCCTACAGACATGACCGCCGACAAGAGCTGTAGACTCTTATCCTGGGACAGCTTGCTACGCGGGGTTCACCAAGGGTTCCGTACTGGTGAGAGCACACGAACCCTTTTCCTTACCCTTGCAACGTGCCTTGACTTCTGTCTCCCGCTCTTGCCCTTTCACAACCCATGGCCTATGGATTCCGAAATGGGCGGATTGGAGGACTCCGCCAAAGGCCCTCTGTCAACACACTTCTTAATTACTGAAACCCTGGCGGGTCAGCCCGAAATGTGCCGTGGAGGACACTGCCTCCTCATCTCCCCCTGGGTCTGGGCCGCTTCCACTCCCCCTTGCGGGTTCACGGTACGTCCTGTCTCCCGGTTGGGATGAGGTTGCTTTTTTGCGCCTTCAAAGAGAACCTGTTTCCAGGCCCCCGCTAAATAACCGGCCGGCTAGATCGCGCAACAAAAAAGATCAGATTCTTTTTGGTTCATTTCTGAAGGAGCCTGCGTAGTATAGGTGTCCTCACCGGAGAAAACAAAATGGCCGTCCGTCAAATGACCAATGAAGCTACCTACGAAGCCTACAATGCCGCCGTCGCGGCGGGTGAGGCCGACGAGCGTGGGCTCGTCAACGGCAAGAAGGTGGAGAGAGTCTCCAACTACCATGGACATGAAGAAGGTGTCCATCACGGTCGCCTTTGCGCCCACTCCAAGACCCGGCGTGCCGGTGCCGACCTGACCCTCACCCCTGAGTGTGTACTGACCCGCTACCACAAGGAAAGCCGGTACGACGCCCAGGTCAACGCTGACGGCGAATGGGTGCTGGACGCTGAGGGCCAGCCCACCAAGGTTGACCGCTACACGGAAGCCTGCCGCACCATGGGCCCCCTCTACATGGAAACCTCCCATGTGGGCCTCGTGCTCCACACGGGCGAGCGGAACGGCTACCATGACTCCGACTTCACCGTGGGTGTGTGGGACGGTGACGGCATCGACACCTTCATCTACGCCTCCACCCGTGGATGGACGTACCCCAACAGCGCCACCCCCGACGCTACCCCCGAAGTGCGGGAAGCATATGCAGCGTGGCAGAAGGCCCGTGACCTCGCCCACCGCCGTAGCCGCTACATCCGGCAGCTCAAGGACACCTACAAGGCACAACACGCCCCCGTGAAGGGCTCCTGGGTCAAGGGCATCAACCCCCGCTCCCGCAAGTTCCCCAAGGGTATGTCAGGGCTGGTGCTGTGGGTCAGTCAGGAAGGGGGCCGCGTGGGCATCTCCGTGGACGGTTCCAAGACCGCCCAGGATCGCATGAACCTCGTGTTCGTGGACACGGAAACCAGCAGCGGAGTGGACAATCTGTGGGCCGTCCTCGAAGATGAGGAAGGCTGGGATGCCCGCCCGCAGTGGGCCTTGGATATCCTGGCTGAGTGCCAGCGCCGTGCCGACGCCCGCGAGGTTGCCCGCGAGGCAGCGGTGGAAGCCGCCACGGACATCCCCAAGAATGCCTGGGTGCGAATCACTGAGGGTGCCAACGCTGGAGCCGAGGGCCTGGCCTTCTTCTTCCGCCTGAGCGATGGGCTCGTGGGCATCGCCGTGGACAACACCAAGAACCGCAACCGCTACGCCAACACCCTGTGGGTCAAGGCCACCATGCTGGAACAGGACGAGTCCTGCAAGCCCGGCTGGGCACGCCGCTACCTTGTGCGAGGGTAAGACCATGACCGAAGACATGCGGCTTCTCGTAGGGGTTCTTGAACAGTAGCGAGGAACTTAGGTGAACGCGGGTATTCTACGGTAGTTCGTTTATACGACCGCCATAGGAGTAGAGGATGGCCCCGACCGTGATCACCCAAGTCACCGAAACCGAATTCAAGACCGAGGATGGAAGAACCGTCCCGCACGCGATCCCCTTTGACAAAGATGAAGTGCCGACCGTCGAGGAGTTCCAAGAGTGGTACGACCGATGGCACTCCGTCTTCCAGGCAGAAGGTCTTCTCGGTCCCGACGGGGAGTCCGATGCCGAAGGCTGACCGACTCCTCCGTGTCCGTGCCGCAGCAGAGATGCTCGGTGTCCATCCCGACACCTTACGTCGTTGGGACGAGGAAGGCCGCCTAGTGGCCGAACGAACTCTTGGGAACCACCGTCGCTACAAGCTCTCGGTCATCGAGGCTCTACAAGGGCAAGACGTGTCAGGGGAAGGAGCCACCGAGGTTCGTGCCGCCATCTACTGTCGGGTGAGCAGCCACGACCAAAAGAAGAAAGGCGATTTAGAACGTCAGGTCGGGCGGGTCACGACCCACTGTGTCAAACAAGGCTACAAGCTGGTCGCCGTCCTGGAAGACGTGGGCTCGGGCATGTCGGAGAACCGCCCTCGACTCCGCAAGCTGTTCAAGCTCGTCAACGAACACAAGATCGACCGGGTGGTGGTCGAACACAAAGATCGGCTTTCCCGGTTCGGAGGTGGCCTCCTCGCGGCCTACTTCGACAGCCACGGCGTCGAGATCGAGTGGGTACAGGAGACTCTCGGGAAGTCCTATCAGGAGGAGCTTGTCGAAGACATCCTCTCGCTGATGGCATCGTTCTCCGCTCGTATCTACGGGCGACGCTCAGCCGAAAACCGGAAACGAGCGAAGGCAGAAGTCGAGGCCGACCAGTGAGGCTCGCCTACCGAGCGGAGATCAGGCCGACTCCTCGCCAGAGGCAGGCCCTTCTCCAACATGCGGGCAACGCTCGGTGGGCGTATAACTGGGGGCTCCGTCAGCATCGGGACGCCTACGAGCAATGGGTGACTGAGGGCAAGCCGAAGAAGTGGAAAGGATGGCTGAACGCCATCTCTCTCCACCGCGACCTCAACGTCTTGAAGAAAGCCAGCCCCGAAGAGGGCGGCATCCCTTGGATGTACGAGGCTAGCAAAGCGGCACCGCAGGAAGCCCTTCGTGATCTCGACCGGGCCTTCAAGAACTTCCTGTCAGGACGAGCCAAGTACCCAAGGTTCAAGTCGAGGAGCAGGGGCGTCGGCGGGTTCCGCCTGACCGGCACCATCAAGGTTGATCACAGGACCGTCCAGCTCCCAGTCATCGGGAAGGTGAAGTTCCAGCCGGGAGAGCGTGGCTACCTCCCATGGGGGAAGCATGCTCAGGTCTCTGTGACCGAGAAGGCAGGACGATGGTTCGTTTCCGTCGTCGGGCCCGAAGTTGTGGGAGCGGCAGTGCCGAACGGGAACCCCCCTGTGGGACTGGATCTCGGCGTGGCTCGGTTGGCTGCCTTGTCGGACGGGACGGTCATCGAGAATCCGAGAGCCCTCCAGAAAGGGCAAAAGAAGATCAAGAGGCTTCAACAGGAGGTGAGCAGAAAGAAGAGGGGGTCGAAGAACCGGGGCAAGGCTAGGGCGAAGCTCGCCCGTGCCCATGCTCGGGTTCGGAATGTTCGACGTGATGTACTCCACAAGGCCACGACTATGCTTGCCAAAAGCCACGGCAAGGTTGTGATCGAGGACTTGAAGGTGCGGAACATGACGGCTGGGGGAGGCTCGCGAAAACGTGGCCTCAACCGGGTCGTGCTGGATGCCGCCTTCGGGGAGTTCCGTAGGTTGTTGGAGTACAAAGGGAAACTCTACGGCTGTGAAGTCGTGGCTGTTCCACCCCACTACACCAGCCAGCGGTGTTCAGCGTGTGGGCACGTCGAGAAGGACAATCGGACTTCGCAGAGCGAGTTCTGCTGCTTGTCTTGCGGGCACGAGGCCAATGCTGACCTCAATGCTGCGATCAACATCTTGAGGGCCGCCAGTTCGTCGGACCTCACTAAAAACGCCTGTGGAGAGGACGTGAGACCTTCCGTATCGCTTGCGATACGGAGGCAGACCTCGGTGAAGCAGGAACCCGGCATTTCCCTTCGGGGAGAGTCAGACCGGGGGCCGATCTCGCAAGAGACGGTAACAGAGCATAGGATCACCTAAGTTTTGTTAAACGGTACGGAAACCCTTGCTGGTGCCAGAAAGCCACCAGATCATCCAACAGATGCTCCTGCCCCTCTTCTCCCAGATGCCCCCATTCTTTGGAGCGTGTTGTCAGGTCTAGGGGCATCTTCACAGGTTCCAATGTCAAGCGGGGGCGTACAGGAACAGTGCCCACGGGACGCTGTTTGGCAGGGTACTTGTGGGCCATCTCGGGGATCAGGTAAGAGCGGACAAGGGAAAAGAACAGATCCGTACTCCCAGCTCGCACCCCGAGGATTTTACAGGTCTCTGTGGACTGTGGGCGGATGTAGGCATCCAACCCAAACCGCTTCCCTACCCGCCGTGCCACATCATCGGCAGCGGCTACCGTGATGTCCCCCAGTGCAATTGAAGGCAACCCTGAATCCAAGTGGCCATCATCAAAGTACCAGTAGGCCAAGGACCGGGCACTCAGGTGTGTCAGGATGCTCTCTGGGAAGACCTTGACTCCCTGTGGATAAAACAGCTTGCGAAGGTACTGGAGCCATTTGTGTGGTGCTGTCCGCAGAAGGAACGTGTACGCCACAGTGCCGCTGTCCATGATCTTCTCCCCAAACTGAACAGGCCTGCTCAAAGGAGCCCACAGGTCATACAGATGGTGGACGTACCCCACCTGGGAATGGGAGTGCCCCACCTGAAAAGAGCCCCGTGCTGTGACATGTCCATCCCCGAGCAGAACACCTATCAATGTCTCCTGCTGCCCCTCTGACAAAGGCCCCTCCTGTGTAGCCCTCTGTGTTTTGGTCAAGGTGTGGATACCCCACCTCTGCCGCAACCTCACGATCACAGGCTTGCTCACCCCATACATCTTCCCGATCTGGGCATCCCCCATTCTGGAATAGATGTCTGCAAGGACCACAGGTGTCAGATCCTCAATTGTGGGCAAACCCTGTGCTTCCCGTACTTGGTCCCTTCGTTGTCTGGGATTCAGTGTTTGGATCCCCCACTGCTTTCTGTACCGGGAGACCAGGGCATCTGAGACACCATAGAGGGCAGCGATCTCGGCATCATTCTGCTCCAAATACAGCTTTCGCAAGACCTCTGGTGTGACCACCCTGCGGAAAGCCCCATATACTTTAGGTGTGTTTGTTTTGTCAGATGCCATAACCTTTAGCCTTGTCGGTGTTTAGGGGTAACCTACTATACCTACAAGCCAACAGGTTTTCAACAGGGTTCAGGACACAAGGCAAAGAAAATAAAGCAAGAGCAAAGGAAGAGAGGGCACGACAGCAACCCCCGAATGCACAGAACCCCCGACCCGAAGGCCGAGGGCTCGTTGAGAACCGAGGTTCTACTATGACTAACGGGTGATCGTCAGACGGGTCAGACCACGGGGGTTGAACGCGCCGATACCGAGGTTCTCGAAGCAGGAGAAGCCGATGGTGCGAGCCTTCGGGTCGTCTGCGCTGAGAACTGTCAGCTCAATGCGAACGGGGATGCGGCCGAACATTTCCGGTTCGCAACACACATAGACCGTTCCGACAGGCACGAGGCGGCTGACGATGATCTGTGCTCCCCAGAGGGTTGCCATCAGGCCGGTCTTCAACAAATCGCGCTGGGATTCGATGTCCAGGATGTCGCGACCGAACTTGCGGAGGTCCGCGTAGTCCCGAGCGTTCATGAACACGCGAGCGACATGAAGGTCATGACGCTCGATCAGTGCGAAGGCATCAGCCAGGACAGCACCAGAGATCGGAGCGACCACGGGGATGTCAGGGTTGGTGCCGCCAGCCACGGAGTCGAAGCCGTTGGTGGCGATGCTGTCGAGCACTGCGAAGACACGCTCGTCTTCTGCTGCCTGGATCTGGGCACGGGCCAAGTCCTGGGCGCGCTCGATGAGGTCGAACCGACGTTCCTTGATCTGCGTGAGCGGGATCTCGGGGTTGGATGCGATCTCGAAGAGGGGGAAGATGACACGGCGAGGCTTGGTGACTGCGAGGATGTTCTCGCCTTCTTCACCAACGACGTATGCCGTCACATCGGGGTCCTTGTCGTAGATGGGCAGTGCGCCGTCAGGGAGCTGTTCCACGAGGAAGGTCTTACGACCGACTGCGGTGTAGTCCCGGCGGAGGCGCAGAGGCTGGGTCATCGAGGCTGCGAGCTTAGCGCGACCCTGGGGGGTCTTGATGAACTCGGAGATGATCTGCTGCTTTGCAGCGTTGGATACGTTGCTCATGATCTTCTCCTAGATCCGCTGGTCGTAGACGATTTCGCCCTGCGTTGCATCAGCAGGCATCTTGAGGATGCCGATGATGGTGGACGCAGCCCAACCGTGTTCGATTTCAGCCATGATGCCAGCGTCATCCAGGGTCTGACCGTTCACCACGTCCCAAGTGGGACAGAGGAAGCCATTCCTGGAAGCCGCGAGCGCGAGGCCCGTGGTGTAGGTGATGGGGTCACCTGCAGCGCCAGCACCTGCGACCGGGTTGGCCAGGAACTGCGTCTCGAAGAGAGCATTTCCGTAGGTGCCCTGCGCCGAAACGTAGGGGCCCTTGCCAGAAGCGGAGGCGGGGAGGTTCTCGTATGCGTTGCCAGCAGCCGAGTTGATGAAGCAGCCCAGGGGACGCACGAGGCGCTCCTGTGCGGCGACAGCGAGGGTCTCGGCGTTACCGCCGACGTAGTTGGCACCCTGGTCTGGGCGCGTGAACGCGATGGAACCACTCATCACGCCCAGGACACTAGTGTCAACCTGGGTAGAGATAGTGGTGGTCACCACGACGGTGGGCGGATTGGTCTGGGTGAAACTGTCGTCCGTCAGGATTCCCACGGTGTTACGAACACCAAGGTGGAGAATCCGCAGCGCGGAGGAAGATTCAGTCCATGCACCACTCGCCTGTCCAAGCAGAGGCATGTTGTCTCCTTCATGCGACCGCTCCCTGTTTACAGGGACGGTGGGGGGGGGCGCGGAAACTGTTGGGTGAGACAACCTCATCCAAACTTGTTCCGTCACTAAGTCCCCGCGTTATTGAAGGGATATTGAGAAGAACTTCGGCCCGGTAGGAAGAAAAGTCCTACCGGGCCGATATTTGTTCCTGTAGAGGGGGGAACAAACCCCCACTACTGGAAAGTCACTGTGCTACTCGAAGAACTTGGTCACGTCGGGAGCGGTCTCCCAGAGCTTGCCGAGTTCGTTCATCTCGTTGGAGGCGCTCTTGGTCATGGTCTGGTTGCCCAGAGTCTTGGGGCCAGTGCCTGCCTTCTTGGGCTGGGGACGCTCGGCAGCTTCCTTGTCGTCCTTGTCGTCCTTGGCCTCTTCGCCAGCGACCTTGTCGTCTGCCTGGTGGAACAGATTGGCCAGTGCCATCTCGTCCTCGGGGAGGATGTCGTTGGTGCCGCCCAGACCCATGGGGTCATCCATCATTTCCAGGCTGATGTCAGTCTCGGCGTCCATCATGGGATCGTCTTCGATGATCATCTCATCATCCACGATGTCCATCATGGCTTCGGGGGCGACCTCTGCCACCTCTTCGACCATTTCCTCTTCCATGGCGTTCTCGTTGCAGCCTTCGCAGCCGGAGTCCAGCTCCGCCAACATCTGGGCCAAGAGGACTTCCTCTTCGTCCTCTTCCACGACTTCGGCAGCCTTGTCCCCATCCTCATCCTCATCGTCATCGGCGTCTTCGCCAGCGACCACGGGGTTGCGGAGGGTGTCGAGCTGACCCTGGAGGTCGCGGAGAGCGGTCAGGACTTCGGCCATGCGGTCAGTCGAGGCGTCCTTGTCGGACTCATCGGCTGCTTCCACATCGGTGGCTTCCTTGCCCTCTTCCTCTTCCTCATCCTCATCACCAGCCAGCATCTTGCGGAGCAGGACTTCCTCGTCCTCATGGGCAGCTTCCATCCGGCGGAGGGTAGCGTCCAGGGAGACATCGGGGAGATCCATCAGCTCAAGGGCCTGGTCTTCGATGGTGGGGACATCCAAGCCAACGAGAAGGGTCTGCGCGATGCGGATGCACTTGGCAGCCTTCTTCTCAGCGGCGACACGAATGTCAGCAGCCTGCTTGGCAGCGGGGTGGCCCGTATCGGTGGGAACCGCGGGGGCCTCGCTGTTGGGGTAGGGACCAGTCGTCGGGTCTTCGGCCCATGAGGAGGTGTCACCATTCTCGTAGTGATGCTCATCGGGGTCGGGCTTGGCGGCGGGGTGGTCAGGGTCCATGGGGACGGCGGGGGGGGCGGATGCCCTCTTGTCGGCTTCTTCGACCGGGAGGGAGGCGCGCTTTTCCTCACCGTCCCACGTCATGCGGTTACGCGTGCTCATCACACACTCCTGCTTTTTGGGGGTAGGCAAACGGAGGAAACTGCCTCCGCGTGGGATAGGATTTTACCGAGGCGGATGAACGCCTTGGCATCCTGGAGACTGATAGGACGCCTCACCGTGCTCTTACACGCGGTCAGGAATTTCCCCACAGTAGGGTAGTTATCGGCAGAACCGACCGAAAGGGCTGCCTGGTAGACATCCACAGGGACGTTAATCCCAAAGTTGCCGTCCAGTACTGCCACACTGTTCACAAGGTCTGCATCGGAAGTAGCAGTCTTCGTCAACGTAGCTGTGGCTGCCCAATATGCCTGCCTGTAGGCTTGCTTGGCTGCCGCAACACGGACACGCTGCAAAGAGCGTGCTGCTTTCTTACGAGCTTCCTTGATGAGAGTATCGTTAGGAGCAAAGGTGGGAGCCACTACAGGGGCATCCTTATCCTTGTCCCGCTCCAAGTCCTCACGGACACGGGTCTTGACCCTGTCCACTACCTCATGGAGGACATCATCCTCTAGTTGGTGCAGAGGGCTCTCTTCCTTGGGCTTCTCAGCCTCTTCACCGCCGCCTTCGTCACCGCCGCCTTCGTCACCGCCCGGCTCATCGAAGTTGAAAGCATCCACGGGGGTGCCTGCCTGACGATGGGGGTCAAGGACCAGGGTGTGTTGAACAGCAGGATTTGCGACCTTGCCGACAACCCGCTCACTCGTGGTCTCGGAGGCAGCCTTGGCGATACCACAGCTGTCAGTCCAGTCACAGGGAGGGGTGTTCAGGATTTCCTGGATTCGGGAAGCCTGCTTGTCTGTCAGATCGCCGGGGTGGATGATGTTCCGCAAGACCGCGCCAGTGAAAGCGGGTGCTGCAACCCAGGAAGCCTCGATGAAGGTCACTCCACCATGGGGCTCGATAGAGGGGTGTCCGCACAGCTCCGCGACACGGTGCTGATGCCCCTTGTCGTCATAGAAGATGTTGCCCTTCTCGTAGCGGACATGATGGCAAAGCTCGGTCTCGTCCACGGCGACGTTGCCGCACTTGGTGCAGATGGTCTCATCTACACTGCAACCCATGGAGAGTGTGCCGAGTTTGCCTGCTTCGATATCCTTGACCAGCTCGGTATGCTTCCGATCCGTGGCCACCAGGATATCGACATAGATGGAGTCGCCAATGTCACGGGCTACGGCATCGATGATGCGGCCCTTGGACATGGCTTCGACCTGAACATGTTCCTGATAGTTCTGTGCCCCGATGAACGTGGAGTAGCTGTCCAGCAGCACGTCCCGCCCGAAGCAGTCCAGGTTGTTGTTGATGTACTTGTCCGTGTCGGAGCTGACACGGTAGTCAACGTACTTGCGGTTGACCTTGTGACCATCCTCTGTGAGAGAACCCAACTTCACGTTGGGGACAGACTCGACATTCACGGAGGCGACGATGGTGCAATGGGTCAGCAGGTACTTGGACGGGTCAAAATCTGTGCCGAGAATCTCGCTGGCTTGTGCCGACAGATTCTTGGAGGGTGCTCCCTCTACCTTGGAAGCTGTACGAACCCTCCCCCAGCCCTTGGGGCTGATGGATGGCTGTACTACCAAGGCGGAGGCTGTGCGAAGGAACGCCATCAGACAACCTCTACCTGGTATGTGGGGTCATTCAGGACATCCGACCGCTTGATCAAGAACATGCAGGAGGGACATCCCAAGAGCCGATCACTACAACCATTGCGCCGCTTGTAGATCGCACGTCTCATTGGGATTTCTTCCCCCCGTGCCTTGCACTTGGGGCAGCAGTAGAGTCCTGAATCGACCTCATCACCAGAAGCCCTGTACTGCCTGTCCTTCCCTGCCCAGTAGAGAGCCCTCTTCACAAAAGCCCGAGCAACGCGCTCTTGGGACTGTGGGGAAGCGGTCTTCTTGACGGGAGGGGGGATAGGAGCGACAGAGCCACCAGGAACAGAAACGGTGGGGAGTCCCCCTGGAACAGTCTCGCCCTGGGGAGAGGCTACCCAGCTACCAGGAGCCCGGTACATCTCTTCTACAGGGATACGACGGCTCCCGTTGGGGAACTCCACATCAGCCATGCCAATGGCAGGCCAGAGGGCCACAATGCGCCCATGCGTACCGTTGACGGTCTCCACCTCTTCACCCACAGCAAATTCAGCTGCACGCTCCTGGTAGTTCACGGCGGTACGGGAATGGGTCAAGGTGATCCCCTATGCGAAAAGGTTGTAGCCGTGGAAGGTCTCGGTAGAGGCTTCCGTCTCGGAGGCTTCCGTCTCGGAGGCTTCCTTCTCGACATCCTCATCGGAGTCCTCTTCCTCATCTTCGTCATCGTCGTCGCCAGCGGCCTTGCCAGTCATGCCTTCTTCTTCCAGCATGGCGGCAAGTACAGCTTCTTCGGCGGCGAACTTGTCGACCTGGGTTCCGACACCGGGGCCTTCTTCCTTGTCGCAAAGCTGCTGGAAGTTAACCTGGGTGAAGTGGCCTTCGACGCCTTCCTCTGCGGGAGGTGCCTCAAGGGGACCGCTTTTCTTGTCAGCGATCTCATTGGGGTCAAAGCCGCCAGTAGGCTCGACCGAAAGTCCGGTCTCGTCCTCGGCGTTCTTCCCGTGGTAGTAGTGCTCGGGCTTGTTCTGGTCGTCGGATGCGGGATCATCATCGATCTGGGTCTGAGGCTTCTCGGCCTCAGTTGCTTCCTTTCCCTCTTCCTCTTCGCTTGCGGACTTCTCCATGGCGAGGACATGCCTCTCCACATGGTCGGAGATGAGGTCACAGCGATATGCGAAATCAGCAGCGATCTTCTGGGGGATGCCCATCAGCTCGTGGTGATCCTGGAACAGAGAAGCGATCTTGTCGAGATCCAGCGTGACGTTGCGGGCACCTCGGCGTGTAATCCTGGCCATGGGGCGACTCCTGTTGCTGGGGTTGTAGTGAGACTGTCTGTAGCGGCGCAAGACAGATCACTTGGGAGTCTGCCTGTCGCTCATAAGGGGAGGGTATAGACAGACTATTTGCCTAAAAACCCCTGAAATTCCCGTATGTCGAAACTTGGACAGCCCAGGGGAAACTCAGTGGGGGTTGTGGGAAACTCCCTACCATACCGTCCAGGCGCTGAATTTGTACTGTCGTTCCAGCACAGAAAGCACGCTTGCCCCTATGTCCTTGTAATTGTGGGACTGATTCTTTTTGTCCTGTTTCATGTCGGGATCGTCTTCCTGATCCACTTCCATACGCTGCCTGCGGAGATCCTTGCGGGGAGGTTTGACTTTGGGCTCCTTGCGACTGAGCCGCTCCACCTCTGCATCCTCACGCTCTGCGGGGGTCTTGGTTGCCACCCTCCGCACAAAGTCCCACCCATCTTCCAGGTGATGCTCTCTGCCAGTGGCATCTGCCACGATCCACACGTTGGAGTCCGTGTCTACCACCTCACCCGTAAGCGTCCTCCCTGTGAGGTCTTCCCACTCCACATCGGAGGCCATGAGCGCACGACCCCTCACTATGGGGTGTCCGTACATCCGCTTCTTAACCTTCCCAAGACCACCCAGGGTTCGGGTGTACCAACCATCCTGCCCCCACTCGATGTCCTTGCCTACCAGTACCCCACGCACAGCACTCTCATCTTCCAGAGGGCGCAGGCCCATCTTGGACATCAGCTTATCGGGCTTGCCGGATGCCTCTGCATACCACCCTGGACGCACCATCAACTCTTGGTGCTTCCGCACAAATGCCCTCACAGCAGCCCTGGTGCCGTCTGTTCCTCCCAGGGCGATCTTGTAGCCAAAAGGAGTCTTCTTGTAGGCGATGAAGGCATCGATCTCCTGGTCACCATCGACATCCATCAACCACAGGAGCTTGTACTTGGACAGGAGCTGCCCCAAGCTCCCAATGTGTTCTCCGATAGTCGCATAGGTCATGTGGTAAACGGTCCAGACCTGTTCCTTCTGAGCCCTGTCCAGCTCCGTAGACACCGCATCCACCCACTTGCTTGGGGGAAGTGCCACACGAGCCTTCTTGTGCAGCTTGTCCATCACAGTGCCGTCCTTGATGTAGCTGTCCTCCAACCCAGGCACGAGGTACTGACCCTTCAGGGTAGTGGGCTCATGGCCCACAGCCTCTGCAGCTCCCTCCAGAGCCTTCTTGAACTCCGCCTTGAGCTTCTCATCCCGCTTTTTCTTGTCAGCTGGGAGCTTGCCGCCCTTGGAACGAACGCTCTTGAGCCGGGTCTGCATCTCCCTGTTGGCATGCAGCCCTCGGATGTCCTTCGCGGTGATGTTGAACTGCTTGAGGTACTCGTTCACCCCGCTAGCACCCACGGAAACATCGTCCAGTGAGAACACATTATCCGTACCGGACTTCCCCTTCATGGCTTCACGCAGCACAGAGATCAAAGCCTTGTCGGAGGTGACCTTCTTCTGCTTGACCCCGCTCTTGCCTACATAGCTGAAGGTGGCCTTCCCCTTGCCCAGGGTTACATGCTGGGCCTGCCACACGGTGACACCGAAGTGTCCTTCCTTGGCGGAGCCTGCATTGCCTACACGCTCGTAGGTGTCGTTCATGAGCCCCACAGCCAAAGCACTGAGCCTTGTGCTTGGGTCCTTGGACTTGAGGTCTTTCTTCACCTGGCCACGGAGCTTGTCGAGGTTCCCCCGTAGTTTCTCTACGCGCTCGGCCTTCTCCCGGTTCCGGTGCTGAACCTGCCCGTCGCTGTACTCGTAGACGGTCATGGTCCCCTTGCCATCAGCCTTGGGGACTTCCTTCTTCTTCTGGTACTTGGCTGCTGCACTGAGGAACCGATCCGCCAACCGTGTGGCCACTCTGGATGCCTGCATCCTGGGGTGGGTCTTTCCTTCGATAGCCATCAGAATAGCCTCCTTCCGCCAACCCCGGAGAGAACCACCCACCACAAGGGCGTATGCCTCGCAGAAGTGCTCCTCCATGCTCTCCGAAGCTACAGCATTGATCCGATACCCCTTGGTATCCCATGCAACCGAGTCAAAAATACGCCACTGGCTCCGCAAACCACTGTTGTGATCCCACAGCTGATGCCCGATCTCGTGCAAGGCGGTCTCCACAGCGGCAGGGCTGTTCTTGAATAGGATCCGGATCGTCCCGTCGTCATAGTCGCCCGCCAGATCCTCACCCCAACCTCGGGAGTGTACAAGCACCACATTTGCTGCTCGGATTTGCATTTCTGGGAGGAGCTTCTTGTGCTGCTGGAGGGCAGCAGCCATCTGCCGGGTGAACAGGCGTTGGAACTTGTCATACCCAGGAGAAATACTGATGTGCAAAGGTCCGATTCTGAATGTGTCCATCTCTTTAGGCATGAGGTCTGTAATCAGATCATATGCTGCCACCCGCATCCCCATAGCCTGCAGTTCCTCGCACACCTCTTCGACCTCACCAGGATTCCCACGAGGGAGATTGGCTCCGCCCTCTCCATAGTCAGGCATCATACGCAACAAACCAGAGGGCTGCCGCAGAGGACGCCCGTCCCCGTCATGCGTGGAGATACCCCTCACAGGGTGAAGAGAAGAATCTCCCATGAACCTGTGTGCTACCTTGGAGGGGGAAGGCAACCGAGGACGCCGAAGCACTGCAATCACATTGCCGCTGGAGGGGAAATCCCGTGCCAGAGACTTCCACACACGGAAAGCTGCGGCAGATGTCCCCGATGTACCCAACCCACAGACCATAGGCATGAACAGGAAGGGCCCAACCTTATCGAACCACTCCGCCATCATCGCCAGGTACATCGCCCTGCCAATGCCCAACCCCTGCTTGCTTTCATCGGTGAGGAATGCCTTGTAGACTTGGAGACCCCTCGTGTTGGTGCGCTCTTCCCCGCCATTTGGTGTCCACCTACCACGGCTGGTGTCCTCAACCTGTGGGTACTTCTTCAGGAGCTTCCAAACGTCATCTCCGCAGTAATCCCGTTCGGGGTATTTGGTGACAAAAGCATTCATCCCACCAATTTTCCCACGGCCATAATAGACCGTCACAGCGACGCCCTTGCCACTGCTCTTCACCCGGTACTTGACCTTGACCTTGCCGTGTTCCATCAGCGGGGTGTTGGGGCCAAGCCGCTCTGCCCCGAACTTCACATGGGGAAGCATGATCTTCATCCAACCCAACACCTTGTCAGGCAGCCGGTTCTTGCCGTAGGCCACCAGGTGCCCGACAGCCTCACAGAAAGCCTCTGAGGCACTCGTTCCCGCATACGCTGAGATTGGAGAGGCAGGCACTATAACAATGGGACTGTTCTCCGGATCTGCCAAATACTCCTCAATGGATTTCAGCCCGAACAAGTCCAAACCCTTGTAGCCATGATGGTTCAGGAGGGTGCCCAACTGCAGATAGAGGATGGGGTCCTTCTGAGCCAGCTTGTCACTGATGGTGGTGCTAGCCCCCACAGACTTCATGACCTTGACTGCATGCCGCAAATCCAGCTTCTTGTAGTCCCCACGGAGGGCACTTTCCCAGAAGTGCTGCTTCTCCCGACCCAGGATGTCGTAGAGGTGGTGGCCCATCTCATGAGCCAATGTCCGCACCATGTTGTCAGTGTTGGAAGTCAACCCCCAAGGAGTGATCTCGATGTGGTCGCCGTTGTAGGTGGCGGCGGCGCTTCCATGGTCTTTGGCCCAGGACCAGTTCACCACGAATGGGAGTTGTTTCTTCAGAAGAAGAGGCAGGTGCTTACGTGCCTTCTGCTTGTACTTGGCCAGGGCTGCCTTCAGTGCCTCCAAATACTCCTGGTTCGAGCCAGCATCATCGAACCCCCGGAAAAGCAGGGAGAAACCTTCCAGGCTCACCCTCTCATCCTGGGTCGTGGTCAATGCAATGGCCTCCCCACCCCCACCGGACTCTGCAGCCCAGTTGCCCAGATCAGTGAGATACTTCCACGTTGCACGAGCCTTGCTCCGAGCCCGTGCAGCCCACTTGCGAGTGATTTCCGCCCAACGCTCCAGAGAATCCGCCTCTGCCTGCTTCCGTGTCCAGAGCGGGGAACTCCAGAGATACCGCTCAACCTCCCTCTTGGCATCCCTCTCTGGATAGCGCGTCTCATAAAAATCTACAAGCCGGGCCTCCACCACCTCGGGGTCTTCGAAAGGCCCTCCTGAAGTACCAGCGCGCAGGTCTGGCACCGCGGGAACATTACCCAGCTCATAGTGCATTTCCCAGAAAGGCTTCATGTGTTCCAGATACCAATGTGCCCACTGTTCATTGGCCTTGGTGTTCTTCCCATAACCGCTCTTGGCTGCACGCTCTCTACCCTTCAGGTCCTCCCGAATCTGCCCCCCATAAAGCTCGAACATCTCCCGCCACCGAACCACAGCCTTGCGGTACTTCTCCGCTGTGGGGGTGTCGAAAGTCTTGGCCCTGTCCGCGTTCCGAAGGAGCATCAGGAACTCCTTGCGGAGCTTCTGGATGTACTTCTCGTCCAGGGGATCCTGGCGCGCTTCCAGCCAACGGGCAGCTACTTTATCGACAGTGGGCATAGGGTTCCTCTACCAGCGGTGACTAAATAGAGGGATTACCGCGACAGCACATCCCCCAGGCAACCTCCAGCCCGGCTGTACGGAGCTGGGATTCCTTGTAGACCACCATGTCGTCTTCCGCGATGCGCTCTGGGGTGCGCCGGAGCATCGAGGCACCCTGGGACAAAGGCACCACCTTGGCACCCCTGAGGGGTACGTCCCGCTTCCAGATGATCTCTTCCACATACCCCCGCTCGGGGACCACGGATGTCTGGAACACGATCCCCACAAGGTCAGCCTTGGAACCCAGGTGCTTCATCTGCACCCCAGGTGACCACCACCCCCACTTGAGGGAGACTGCGTTGACGGCATCCGTCCCGAACTTCTTGTAGGGAGGGTTCATCAGGAGCTTGCCTGCTGCCAGGATCTGATCCGCCCTCTCCTGTGTGGTGAAGTGGATGAAGAGGTCTTTCCGCACATCACCCAGCCACACAACACCATCCATCATGGCGGACTGCCCGGTAGGGGTCAGAGTGGGCATCATCTCTCCGAGGGGTAGGCAGCACCCTTGCGAGAGGTCATCACCACCGCGTCCCTGATGTCGTGAGCATCCTCCTCCTCTGGATACCCCAGGCAGAAGGTCAGGAAGGATCTGCGTGTCTTGTACACGGAGCCGTCCTGAAAATGCACCCCGCGTCGCCGCACATACCTGCGTGCTGCCTTGGCTGAGGCAATGGCTTCCTCATCGGACACCACCCCGTGTCCCTGTTCCGTGGCGTACTTGATGGCAGCCATGTACAGCTCGGTGCCATACCCCTGTCCCCGCACAAGGGCTCCGGAATGACCCACGAACCAGTAGCCGGGGGGATCCATAGCGGTGAGGATGAGGTCGGCCAACACCTTATCGGTGTTCCTGTCCCTCAGGTAGAATATCACCTCATCAGAGCCATGGTCTTCCATCTGCACCATGGGCTCCACGTGGGCCTGTTTCAGGACTGGTTCGAGATCAAGGCTGTCCCCGTCCTTGTACCGGAGCACCTGAAGCTTGAGCTTCGGCTTCCGACCCTTGGGCATCTTGTTCACGTACCCCTTCCACTGCACCTTCCCTGGGATCAGGTAGAGGTACAATGTCAGGTTGTCCAGGTCGAGCAGCATCTGGGACGTGGTACGCATGTTGGCGGTGTTCCGCACCATGTTGTTGGGGTCCTTCTTCCGACCCCGAGCCTCCATCAAGGTAGGAGCCAAATCCTCGATCTTCTTGACCCCAGAGAGCGCAGCTTCTGCATCATCAGACCGCTTGTGAGAGGACTCCGCGTCCTTCCCGTCTGTGTACCCGGCGTCCTCATGGGAGACACCATGGTTCGTTCGGACAACAACATCTGCCCCCGTGAGCACCGTGGTCTTGCAATCGTGCTTGATGGTGTGCTCCACAACGATGGTGGTCTCCCCATCACTGAGGAAGGTGTGGCCCATGAGCCCACCCTCGTAGTTGCAGATGGAGTCCACCGCATCATCCAGGGTCTTCTTGGTCAGAGCCTCACGGATACGAGTGCCGTCCTTGAGCTTCTTCCCCTCCGAGGTGGTCAGGTCAACCTCGTTCTCATCCCGGATCACCAGGAGGGAGGTGTTCACGATCCCGATCCCGTGTTCATTCAGCCCCTCTACCCAGCCCGTCTTCTTGTCGTGGACATAGAGCAGCTCCACCCCGGCCTTGACCTTGTGGATCACGTCCAGGTCAGGACGGTAGTTCCGATCCCGCACCTTCAGTAGACAACGGCTCCCCTCCCAGTCACCAACTGCGATGATGCACGCGTGCTTGGAGATGAACCGGGAGGCAACGCGACGATAATCAATCCGATCACGAGGTTTGCCGCCATGCTCGAACTCCGTGTTCTTCACGGGAATACGCTTGAGCTTCCGCATCTTCTTCCAAACCCCCTTGGCATCTGCTGTCTGGAGAGTGTCCCCATAGAGAGGAAAACCCTTCTTCGCCAACCACCGTGCTGCGTATGTGTAAAGGGCAAGCCCTACCTTGTGTCGTCTCCAAGCTGGTTCCACATGCACATATGTGACCAGGGGCCGATCTACCCAGAACTCCCGTGACTTGACATATGCTGGAGAGAGCTGTGGGTGCTGTTTGAGATACCGCTTGATGTCCCTCTTCATGCCCCGCACGTCAGGCTTCTCACGGGGCTCGCCGTAGTAGCGGGGATGCTGGAACAGTAGTGTCCAGAGGGTCTCCAGATCATTCAAGTCCTGGCCTTCTGCGTCGTACCAGGACCCTACAAAATCACGCCTGTAGTGCCACACCGTAGGGTAGCGGCGCTCCCACACCTGCTCGGGGATGTAGGACCACTTGAGGTAGCCCACTTCCTGCCCCTCTATGAAAGCCACCACCCGCTGGTTCTTGTGCCCCTTCTTCACCCCCATCTGATCATGGGGGTCATCAACAAGTACCTTGAACGTGATGTCCCACCCCTCCTTGGTCCTGCACACGGGCCTGGTGGCCTCCAGGAACCGTCCTGCAACGCGGGTGGGAGCAGAGGGCATCAGTACTTAACGTCCGCCCCTAGGCGGACCTCATTGGCTGTGGAGGGTGTTGCACTCACAATGCCGACCACGACAGGAGTGGCAATACCCGCCGCTGCCAAGGCGGCATCAGAGTCATTGCAGAGCAACCCGTTCTCGGACACCTTCAACGTGTCCTGCAGCGCATAGGTGATTGGCCCACCTGACCTGGTGCCAGCAGCGAGAGCGATGGTCTCGTATCTGCGGAAATAGGCACGGGTGCCACCACTGATCAGGGTGACCACACTGGTTGCCTGACAGCTCCGTGGCTGGCCAGCCAGCCAGTTGCCGGGGGAGCCTTCCAGGATGTGGGTCGCGGGGTACTGCTCACTCTGGAACAGGAGGAACCCACAGGTCATTGTGCCATCGCTGGTCTCCACCACGAAATCACCCAGGGCGGAGGTGACATACATGACCCAGATGCCTCCACGCCAACCATTGGCGATCATGGTGGGGCCTGCCGAAACGGGGAACCTGTCCCCTGGGAACATCAGCTCTACGTCATTGCTCAAGGAGCCTGTAATGGAAGCCATCTACCCCTCCTCCGCCAAGTTCTTGGACTTAGGAATATCGGCAAACCCCTGGGACACGGGCTCTACGGTGGGGGTGTCGGTCTCGATCAGGTACTGCGCCAGGGTAGAGAACTCTTTCCCACCAGGCTCCTGTACCGATTCCGATGGGGTGAGAGGGGCGTCATCCACCCGCTCTTCTTCAGTCTCTGTGATGAGCCCATCATCCAGGGACTGCTGAGCCACAGCCGGCTCGTTGGTGATGGCATTGGACAGGGCAAAGTCCCTCACCGATGACCGCATGGGGTTGTCGAAGAAATCCTTGGAGCCCTCATCGCGAGCCTGGGCTACGCGCACAGCAGAGGGTCGGGACCAGTCTTGGTTGGCCATCTTGGGGGACGCGGGTGCATGCCAAATGCGGTAGAGCTGGACGATCTTGTTCTGCTTCCTGCCCTTGGGGACAGGCTCAATCTCCACCACGGGGTGACCCTTCTCATCCAGGTAGGCAGCAATGACTTTGCCCTTCTTGTTCTTGTACTTCCCAAAGAGGACATGGTCCCCGATGCTGAAATACGATGCCACGTGACGGGAGGCCACACGGAAGGCTGAGGGGGCTCGGTAGCCTTTCTTCTCAACGGCCTTCAGGAATTCACCCACAGCTCTCACCCATTTTGCCTTGTTCCATGTGTGCAACCTGCGGAAGAAGGTGCTCTCCCCCACCTTGGGGCTCATGGTACGTTCCCATTTTTGCAACCCTGTCCAAGTGCGGAAAGCCACCTGCTGATCCTCAGGAGAGACCTTGCGGATAGCCCGCATGAAATTGGGAACCTCGTCCGCGAGGTCCGTGTAGAACTCCACATCTCGAAGCTCATGTTCGTCTTGGCGGCGCACATACTTGGGATCTGCCGGGAACCCATACACATCCCGAGAGGTGTCCCGCACGGAAGCACCTGGGATACCACCAATCTCCCCCAAACCCCGCAGCTCTTTCAGCAGGAATTGACCTACATGCTGTAGCTCATGACGGGCTACTTCCTGGATGCTTTCCAGACCCACCCGGAACTCGGCTACCGTCAAGGGGATGGGGTGGAGCACGTCCACCTGCAACTCTTTCTGGCCGGGCCTCCAAATACCACCACGAGTGCTGTGCCCCTTGAAGTCCAGAATCACCGTGATGTTCTTGTACTCGATTGCAGCCAGTTCCTTGGCTGTGGCCTGAGCATACCTCCACCCAGAGAGATTTACGGGGAGCTTGCGCTTGGTCTTAGTGGCGTATTCCTTGGCCTTGGATGTGTGCTTGAGGCACTCACGCCGAAGAAGAATATTGTCTACCAAAGCCGAGCCGGGGTCGTCCCCCCTCTCACGGAACTGCGTGATCCCCGCCTCCATGAAAGCGAGGCCGCTCTGCAAATCACCCCTCAAGTAGTACAGGGCATTCTTGCGAGTGTTGTTACTCCAGCGGGGGTACTTCAGCCGCTTCCTGCCCTTCCCTACCGCATAGAACCGTACAGGCTTCCCCGTTGAATCAGGAATCCCATCAAGACGACGCTGAGCCCCGTGGATAAACGAGTAGAGCTTCCCACTCGGCAGCACTCTGTAGGTGTGGAAAGTGAATTCCCCACCCACCTCCAAAGCATCCACAATATGTTCCAGATTCCGCTGGGTGCGCTCCATCTCCTTCACGGCATCCAAGTAGATTTGTTCTTGGTTCCGCAGGAGCTGAAGGCGGGCTTCTGTCTGGGCCAGCACGTGCCCCGCATACAAAGGCACCGCCCAGCCCAAGAATGACTTGAGCATGGCGGGGGGTGCCTCGAAGATTCCAGCTACGCGGGGCATCAACTACTCCAGGTGTCACACACCCGGAGGTATAGACAGGCTAGCGAGTGAGGATAGCCTGCAGCTGCTTGAGCACCCTGTACTCCCGAGCAGTACCGAGCCCCTTGTTCACTGCCTTGATGTCGGGAAGCTCGCTGGACAGCCCAGGCACGACAGCATCCACCAGAGCGGCGATCTCATCGTGGTACTTGACGATGTTCTCCTGGAGCTTGATGGCTGCCTCTTCTTTCTCCAGCTTCTGCTGCTCGGCCTTGGCCCGGTACTCCACCACATCAGCCATGACGAGACGGATCTCGTCCAGGGTCTGCTGGATGGTGCGGGCACGGGAGCTGTCCGCACGGGCGAACATCGCAAGGTTCTCCAGCTGCTCACCCACGCTGACTGCCTTCTCCGTGAACTTCCGCAGGTACTTGGTGCCGCCGTTGAGGGGGCGCACATCACCCAGCTGGAAGAACTTGTCGTGGTTGGCCACGATGTCGAGGATATGCTGCTTGTAGTCCTCCACATCTTCATCGAACCGAGCCAGGAGCACCTTGGCGATCTCCACAGACTTCTTGTCGTGGTTGTGGAAGGTCGCCTTGCACCTCTCGCCGTCCCAGGCGTAGGTGCATGCCTTGCCCACGTCGTGCAGGAGAGCCACCACACGCAGAATCCGACGCCGGGGCTCATCCATCCCAACGGTGACTGCCTCCACATCCTCCAGCACCCACCGCATGTGCTCCATGATGGTCTCACCACGGTGGTACGCGTCGTCGGAGTGCTTGTGCTCCTTCAGCAGCTTGGGGAGTTCACGGAGATCGAACCCCAGGGACTTGGAAGCCTCATCCAGGTCTTCGACGCCGTCGATCAGATCCTGGAGCTGTGCTTCCAGGGTGTCGGCAGACACGTCCAGCTTGGACAGGAGCTTGCGATGCTGCTGGGCTACGCTGTGGGGGGAAGGCTGCATGAAGGTCACTCCGTGGTAGGTAGACGCACAAACCTACTACGCTCGGACAGCCAGAAGCCCACCCACGAAAACACAATTTGTTCGGCGGGGGACCTAGAACCGCTTTTCCCGCATCCGCTCACGGGCCCACTGCCGCATATCCTTGGGCTTCCACGCCAGAGTCGGGTCAAACAGAATGATGTCACGGGCGACTTCCTGAAGAGCCTTGCCGAACACTGCCATCCCAGTCCGCTCTACACCCATCTCTTGAGCCAGGGTGTGGAAGAAGGTCTTGTCCCCCCAGAGCTTTCCAGTCTGCTTCAAAACAGCCAGGAACTTCGTGGCCTCACCAGGCTCCATCCCAAGGGCGATCTCCCGCAGACGCTTCTGCTGGTCCTTGTCCAGCCACCCGATGGGGGTGTTCATGGGAAGCCCCACGTCCATGATGTCGAACATCAGGAGCACCCGCTGGTTGGACACCCAGCTCTGCAGTGCCTCCCTGAAAGGCTTCACCTCTCGCACCATGTCTGCCAGCACGTCCAGCAGACCCAAGTCCTTCATCTGATGGAGAGCCTTTTTGGCGTATGGCTCCACCAGCACGGTGTTGATCAGCAGGTTGGACAGGGCACTGTGAGGTGCCTTCCGCAGCTTGGGGGCATTCCGCTTGATGGAAGCCTTCACGTCAGCAGGAATCTTGATCCCGTACTTCGTGGTGAACTTGACCACACGGAGCAGCCGTGTCGGGTCATCCGAGAAGGTCTTGTCGGGGTCCGAGGGGCACCGCAGCTCGCGGTTCTTCAAATCCCGCAGACCGCACCCGGTGAGGTCAATGATCTCTGCCTTGTCCGGCCCTCGGGCCAGGTCGTGCAGCCGCCACATGAGGGTGTTGTGTACTACCACCCCATTCGCCACAAATGCAGGTTCCATCCCCTCTTCCATCGAGATGTCGAATACATCCTGTTTGCCCGCATCTTCTACAGAGGTGACCTCTACATATTGGTAGCTGAGATCAAACAACCGTTGGAGATTGAGGTGTTCCTTGGGACTAATGACCCTAAGACCATCCAGGAAATCGTTGAAATCCCCGCGAGCATATGCGTCATGGAGAAGACGGCGAACTAACCGGACAGGGTCGTGCATCCCACGAAGGGGTTGTGCATCCCCGGAATCTGTTGTGTAGGCGACCCCTGCCTTACCCGCTGATGCCTGTCTACGGCCCGAGAGGAACCCTGCAATGTAGTCCACTGGAATGCCATAACGGTTGCGGCTCTTGAACACGCGGCCTGTGTAGTCGAATTTCTTGGTGACCATCCACGGATGAATCTTCTCCCATAGCCGCGAGGAATCCACAGCATTGATGTACACGAACCTGTCCTTAACCTTGGACAAGATGCCGTGGGAGCCCAGAAGCACCTGCAACTGCTGTCGCACCTGATGAGATGCCGAACAGTATGTGATGCGACCCGTGTGGTGGAGACACCCATCCCCCTCCAGATAAGCTGCAAGGAACGCTCGTTGGCTCTGTTCGTCGGCTTGGAGGATAGACCACGGCACAACCTTGTGGTGGGATGCAGATTTCCCCCCCTTGGATCCCCCGCAATAAAGGCCGAGGTCTTGCAGCCATCCTACCACAGCCTTGCTGTTAGCGAGGATGTCGTAACCATCAGCAGTGGCGACAAAATCCACACCTCGCAGGGTACGGACAGAACCCTTCTCAACCACCTTGTTCCGTGAGGGCACGAACCCGAACACAGCGTTGAAGCACTCGATATACCGGGAAATGAAAGCGGGGTCTGAATTGCTGAAAGAGACCCGAGTAGGGGTGTTTGATCCTTCGGCCACCACACACCCGATCACGAATGCCAGCTCAGGTGTCATCACATCAGGTTTTACCACCCCCTCCTTGAGTTTACCTGTCCGGGGTTTCGGAGGATCAGGTAACCCCAGGATCAATGAGGTACTACGGATCATTTGCTGCACAGGCACACAAAGCAGATCCCCCTCATCAAGCTGATCCGCCTGTATCCACTCATGGCCATGCCCCCGAAGGACCAGAAATGGATGGTGATGCGTACAGGAGAGGGTGTGACCCCACCCCGTTGTTACCCTCAAGGTAGGAGCAAACCCACTGTACTGCCACCCCACAGCTTCAGCAGGACCCTCCTGCCCTGCCACCATGATTTGAATGTCCTGTTGATCCCCAACCTCACGGGAAGCAATTTGATCGATTCGGAGAATGCCCTGCGCAGTGGGGATAAGGGTGTCCCCCGCAACACAATTGAAGGTGAATTCCCTTCGAACCACATCTTCCTCGATGGTCGCGGGCTCTACCATGTGGGGCTCGGTAGCCCTTCCCTTCGGCCCCGCCGTAGGACTCTTTGCGGGCGTTGGCGATCTCGATGTCCTCACCCTTGAGGTTGTCCCCATCCAGAATCCAGTCCCCCTTCACATGGAGGAGGGCCACACCGTACTGGTTGGTCTCCATGTTGACGGGAACGGGGATGGCCTTGACGACCTTCTTGGCGAACCACTCGGAGTCCCTGCCTCCCCCGAGAGCCAGGGAGTCGATGACCACATCGATGTCCTTGATGGGCTCATCGATCACGAAATTCCGCACTGCCCCACCCACGACGTAGACATGCCGACCGACCCCGAGGCTCCGGGCAAGGTCTGCCAGGAACGTCATGAGGACGATGGACTTCTTGTGGCTGGTAGCTTCCAGGTGCATCTGGGCGACTCTGTAGTGGTTGGGATGCATCTACTACACCTCACGGCACAGAATTGAACCCCAGGCCTCAACCAGAGCAGCCGTGCGGTTGACAGGGGCCTCTTGCGTCCACTCCCCCAGGGGAATGTCATGGTTGGAGGGCAACCCCCACACAGGGACACTGTCGAACTCCCAGGAACCCACAGGCACAGGCCCCTCATACACGGAGTCCGTACCGTCCAGGTAGGCCAGGGTCGTGTGGCTCCTGTAGGCACCGGGGAACGAGTCCTCCACCACGAAGTCCGCATCCTCCAAGGCACCCCTCAGACGCTTCTTCATCTCGCCCACGTCCCGAGAGAACTTGATCGTCTGGATGGCTACCGACTGGTCCTTGTCAGGCTGCCGGAAGTAGTCCACCCCTCCGATGGCAGCCTTGATGGGGCCAGGCTCCGAAGCCATCACCTTGGTCACCACAGCCAGGAATTCCTTCTCCCGTGCTGCAGTCACTTCACCCACATAGAGCAAGGTCACATGGGGTGCGGATTTGTCCACAGGAGCCCTGCTCGGATACTGCGCCGCCAGCTCCTTGGGGAGAGGGATGAAGAAGCCCACGGACTTGCGGTTGCCGGTGCTCTTGCCATTCTGGGCAGCGGCCTTCTTGCCAGGCTTCTCGGCTTCAGCCTCCATCTTCTTCAGACGAGTGTAGTAGTCGGAGATTTCCACAAGGTGATCAGAAGCGATCTCTTTTGCCAGGGCGGGATCTCCAGTATGCTCCATTTCAACCTTGACCCCCATCGCCATCTCTTTGGGATCGAGGTCGCTGGTGTCCTTGCCTTCCGAGAGGCCACCGGGGATTTTTTCTTTGCCTAGTCGTGCCATGGGGAGTGCCCTCTTGAATTGATCTTGCACCACGGGTGCAATGGCCTGTGGCCCATATACGATGTAATGGGAGAACACCTCAGCAAACAGCTCTGCCTCGTTGGAGGCAGAGTAGACCGTCACGGGGTGCATGAACACCTTGATGCTGTTGGCCTTGTCCTTCAGGGCTTGCAGACCCGAAATCGATGTCTTGGTGGGGTACCCGCGGTAGGAGTCGTATTTCTCTTTGGCATCTCGTTTCTTCACAATGGGAAGATACCGCTGCAGATGCCCACGCCGGAATTCCTCCAGGTCAGAGCCTGCGCCCTCCACATAACGCTCCCAGCGGGAGATCATACCCTGCACATCAGGGACTTCCTGGGACAGCTCGAAAAAGTCAGCCCACGCCTTACGGCCGCTGCCACCCAGGATCTTGAAATAGGCCCGATGCCCCAGCTCATGCACCAGGGTCTTGAGGATGTCATCCATACTGCGCCTCATCCACCATCCGGACCCACAAGCAAGGCACAAGGCATCGTCTGCCATCCGATACCACGCAACGACACTGCTCCTGCCTGGAATGGAGGGTGACGAGTACGCCCAGACATTGCCTGCTGCGAGCTTCCCCATGCCGTGTTTGCCCATAAGCTGGGAGGTCTTGTGCAACACGTGCCGGGTGCGCTCCAGCATCTCGTTATCCCACACACCATTTGCGGAGGACATCAGGATCACCCGGAATTTCCCCACAGCAAAGGAGCCCTGGACCTCCGTGTCCACGGTGTCAAGCACGCCCTGAACTTCCCTGCCATACTCCCGCACCTTCTCCCAGACCCCCTTGGACTTGGTAGATATTTTGTCGCACACAGCTACAACGTCATCCCAGTCCTTCACAACCGTGAAGGACTTCACCATCTTGCGGTAGTTCCGCATCCTGTTCAGATACTTCTTGTACCCAGCCTCTTGAGCAGGATTCTCAAACTTGAAAGTGAGCAAAGGAAGCAGGTTCCTAGCACTGCCATTCAAGTCCACCACCATTTTCTGCTGCTGCTCTGGCGACAGGACTTTTCGCGTCCACCCAAGGTGACCTGTAGCCCGGGCAGCGTTCCCCACAACATCCTCAAAAACCGCCATCGTCGCCTGAAGTTTGTTTGACTGCGGTGTCCGCTCTGCCACCCGCACCATTCCATACAAGGCTTCATACCAGTCCAGGTGGCCGTCAGGTGTGAACGTGTCCACGGCCTTCCCTCGGAACATGATGGGGAAAATGATGGCGTACAGGATCTCGCTCAAGGGGAGTTGACCCGTAACCGCCAGAGCTGCATTACCCGTGATGTGAATGAGCACGGCGGGCATCACGAAGGTTTCCAGGATCTCCACACTGGCGATGAACAGGCCGAGCTTCCACCCGTGCTTCTTGGTCATGCGGATGATGGTCCTGAATGTCTCCAGGGGATTGACTCTGCCCCAGACAGAGCGGAGTGCCTTCAGGACAACCTTCTCCGTCACCTTGTGGCGGAATTCTTGGATGGCATCCTCGACCACCTGCTTCTTGACCCGAGCAGGCAGCTCCCTGGTGCCCACCATGTCAGGGTGCTGGAACCCCCAAGTGTACCCCTCGATGAAGTCCTCGGTCTCTCTGCGAGGGGGGTCTGACAGAAGCTCACGATCATAGTCCCACTTCCCCCGAATGGCCCCATCGTGGAATTCATCCACGTCGGCATCGATCTCTGCCTCCCCCACAGCCTTGACCACATGGGGGGCGATCTCGCGGAACGCCTGATCCATCACGTCGTCTACAGGACCGTTGATGAAGTCCTTGTGGTGCTTGGAGAGGAAGGAGAGGGGCTGCACCACCCACTTGAGCATCTCCTGGGCCCGTAGTGCCTCCCTGTGCATCGAGGCCACACGTTCCGTACTGAGAGTCCCATAGGGAGCCATAGCCCCTCCCTCGGAAACCCCCCCATGCACCTTCACATCGAAATAGCCATCCCTGCCTGTCTGGAACACTGCCCCGCCATGTTCCCGGATGATCCTCTGCATCTTCTCCCACTGGCCGGGCATGTTCCCGTGATCGCTGTCACCCCACACCCCACGGGCAGTCTCTTCCCACGTCTTGCGTTGGAGAACCCTGTAGAGCATTTCCGGGGAGATTGCATAAATCTCCGCCGTGTCTGTCCCTACATCGGCAGCGGTTTTTAGAGAACCCGTCTGTGCTGGCAGTGGCTTTGGCATCTTCTAAACCTCTGACCCCCCATAGCCATAGAGGAAATACCGACCCACGGTGGCCCCTGCTCTTTGGGCGGAAACTCAGGGAATGGGTTGATACCTGAGTCAATTAGGTAGAGGCACGCTTAGTAAAAAAGGAGGCCCTGTGTCAATTACATGCCCCCCGTGGAGCCCCTTCGATAAGAGCATCCCTGTCCTGGTCATTGATCCAGGGGATGAGCCCAGCCGCTTTGACCACACCTATGCCTGCGCCTTGTTTGGTGAGGATATCAAAACCCCGATCATCGTTGTGGACGGCCGTATTCTGTCAGAGGACTGGTTCACAGAGGAACACCTGTTGGTGATCTTGGCCCACGAGACAGGCCACATCATTGCCCGTACCAACAACGAACGGGAAGCCGATGAGGAAGGGCTCCGGATGATCAAAAACGCAGGCTATGAAGCAGCCTACCACCTGTACACACAGGAGTACCATGCACGGTTGATGAGCGGCAGCTACGGGGGAGCGGCTTAGCTCTCCAACGACGCGATGTACTTGTCTATCGCTGCCAGAGCATCAATATCCCCACCCCGAACCATCTTTCCCCTGACGGCTTCGGGGTCGATGTCGAGCGCCTGCAGGACTTGATCGCTGTCCAGTGCTCCTTTCTGGTACAGGTCGTACAGGGCATCAAATGTCTCACGGTTGTCGGTCATGGTCTACTCCTAGTACCTTCCGCCTTCTTCCTTGGGCTTCTCATATTTCAGCCCCAGGTTCTTGGCAATGATCTCCAACACGTCGGAATCTGCCGCCAATGCACGTCCTGCCTCACCGTAGATGCCTCGAAGCACCTCGCTGAAGGCAGCATCGTTCAGGGTGAACTTGTCCCTGTCCAGCTTCTCCTTCGTGGCCACCGGATCGATATTCAGCAGTTCCAGGATGGCATCAATGTCCAGGCTCCCCTTCTGGTAGAGGTTGAGCATGGCATCGAAAGTGTCCGCGTTGTCCCGCAGAGCCAACCGTGTGAAGCTGAACTTCGGGTAGATGACGACATCACGGCCGTCCTCATCCTCCTCGATAAAGCCCATGCGCCTGCACATCGGCTTCAGGAGCTGCTCTTCCACGAACTCCTGAATGACCTCACGGAGCAGCATGTACCGAGTGTTGATCACATCCAGATGGATGCGGTCACCGGAGTAGCTGGACTCACCTGTGAGCAGACCTTCCGTGACTCCCAAACCCGCGAACAGCTGTTGCCGCACGAACTCGTATTCACTGGACAGGTCTAGCAGACGCTGATCCGACCCCATCTCGTCCCAGGTGATCTGGAAGTTGGCGATGATGGAGAAATCGGGATCCTGCAGGGCCATGTCCACCTGGTCACGCAGGTTCTCCACGTCGGCCATGTCCATGTCCTCTGCGTACACAACCCGAATAGGGGTCATGTGCCGGGAAGCGATGGAGGTGTTGGCCTGGCGGAGCTTGTCCCAGAACACCAGGGTGCGGATACACCGCTCCAAGATGGACTGCCCACCATCCTGGTAGGGGCACTTCTTGTTTTCGAGGACATGGACGAAGCTGCCTGCATCTGGGTCGGTGTTCAGGGGAACATTCTGACCTGTGCGTGCGGCTTCTACGATCTCAGGAGCCATCGTGTTGACGATGGATGCGGAACGAGCGTCCCCGCTGTCTGCTGCCATGACGAGCTTGCGGGTCTTGGCATCGGGGATCATCTCCACCAGCTTCAGATCTGTGGAGGGGAACCCCTCAACATGCACCTGCTCTGGGGGGATGACACGGAACCCTGTCCAACCCTTGTAGTTCTTCTTGAGCCATGCCACGGACCTTTCGTCAGCGTCCTCCAGCTCCTGCTCCTCTTCTACCAGGGTGCCGTCCTCCTGGAGTTCCCGCACCCTTTCGATTCGGACCTCTTCCGGCATCTCCGGGTTGTTGTCCTCGATGTAGATGTTGACGACCCCAATGAGGTGATACTCATGGAGCACACCCCACAGCTTCCGCAAGAGCTGAATGTCCTTCGCCCAGTGCTTACAGAACCGGGTGGACTTCATCGCCAATTCACGGCTCTTGGCCTCGGGGATGTCCAAGCGTACACGGGAGAGGGGCAGCTCCGTATGGAGATCGATGGCTTGTCCCACAAAGGGATCGGCGTTGTAGAAGAAGCGGTAGTAGGCCCACTGCTCAGTCTTGGACTGTGCCAGCTCCAAGAAGTCCGTGGACAGCTCTGGGCTGTAGAAGTTGCCGAAGGAGGCACTTTCCGAGCCAGAGGTTGAAAGACCGCCGCCACCACAGGAGGCCACCCGCATTGCAGCGACCTTGTCCAGCCGCTTGGGCTTTCCTGTCTTGACCTTGGGGCGCGGGCGCACCTTGGCCACTACACGACCTTCCTGGGGTTCTGACATGGAGGTAGAGGCCAATCGCTTCTGTGAAGTGGGGGCCTTCTCCGGGAACGGAGGTTTCTCAAGTGTGTTCTTGGTCATTCAGCACTCTCCCAGGCTGCCGTCAACTTCTCTGCTACTGCTGCCAACAAGTCCTCTCGCTGGTCTTCCACAGCATCAAAGGCTGCACGCTCTTCTGGGGACATGAGATCACGATCCAGCTCACCCGGATCCTGCTCGCCCATGTCATGAAGGGGTACGATGCGATGCACATTTGACAGAGCCGCCATCACCCGATGTAGATCCCGCTGTGTTCTGATCACGCGGGCCATACGGAGATTGCTGCCTGGGGACCGAGATTGCCTCTTAGCTAGGACACAAGCATCCAAAGCCTTGCGAAGGGCCCTCTCCGCTGCTGCCACATGGCCCAGAATCTCCCTATCAGCGGGAGATGCCAAGGAGCCTTTGCGAAGTCGTGCCATGTATGAAACCTCTCAGACGTATCCAAGACCATACCCATCACTCAGCCCAATTGGACGTTTTGCTTAGGAGACCCTTCTTACGGGCAATCTTCAAAACCTTACGTAGGAGTGTCGTGTCCTTCACAGCACCCTTGAACAAATGCTCCCAGGAGCCCCCAGCACGCACAAACACCCTGGAAACCTTCTCCAACTCCTCCGGGGTAGGCGCGAAAACTGTGCCCTTGAGCAGAGAGAGCATCATCCGATGATGTGCGTTGACTGGAGAGGTGGGTGACTGCCGCATTGTCTATTATCCCCGACGTGTTCTGGGGTTCACACCCCGTGTCGCACCCACGGGCATGCCCATGATGTTTTTCTTGCTACGACGCACCTGACGATCTGGATGGCTCCCACCCAAAAGAGCTTTCTGCCGGGTGGCCATCCGATCCGTGAGTGAACTACGCCTCGGACCCTTCCCACCCATTTGCCCACCGATGTAATTGCCAACCGCCAACATCTTGCCCATGTGCTGGGAACCAACCCACACCATACGAACAAGGGCATCGGACATATCATCGTGCATGCCTTGAGTGTTGGGAGCAGCCACCACCGTGATGTACTTGGACTGGTATTCAGCCTGGAGGGTCAGCAGTTCCTTGAGGTAGTCACAATGTTCCTCCCCCTCTTTGAGAGGGTAGTTGAACAGTGAAAGCCGTTTGTCGTACATCATGTTCTTGAAGTTCTGGAATATCTCACTGCTCTTGGGCTTCGTGAAAAACACAGACTTCAGCTGCTTGAGACCGCGGGCAGCCAGTGCCTGCTCCATGGGAATACCTGCCCACTGGTCAAAGATCCCCTCCGAGATGTAGAACCTCCGGGAGAGGTCATAAACCCAGTCCGCAACATCCGTGAACTCCAACCGCTCCAAGTGCTCGAACCGCCCTTCCCCAGCCTTGATCTGTTCAATGAAATCCAGGACGACATTCTTATTATCATCCACATGCCCGATAGCCACAGCGGAACCATCCCCTACAAGACCCACATCGAGTCCCAGGAAGTGAGGCTCACGAGGACGGGCCTTCTGCTTGGGTCTCAGCGATGGGGTCACACAGTCAAGGAGATCTCTCTTGTCCTCGATCCAGCCTGAAGACCTGTCCGTGAACTTCGCCCCGAACTCCGTGTCGAACACACGGGCATCCTTGAGGTAGGAAGACTCAAACGTCCCTGCGGGCACCGTGGGGTTGACCTCCCATGTTGGTGCCTGGATACAGAGCATGTTCTTGGCAGCACGACCACTGGTGTAGCCGATCTGGTAGCTCTTGTAGAAGAGCCCCTGCTTGCCCAGAGGGGACGAGATCATGATGATCCGACCCTCGTTCTGGCCCACGGAACGGGTGGCGTTGTTGGGGTCCTTCGGAGAGAAGGTTCGGGTAGAGGGCTCTACTGCCTGGTAGACAGATTCTGCGGAGGACTGACCCTTGTCTGTGAAGTGAGCAACCTCATCCAAGGCAACCAGGATGTTGGCACCACCGCGAAGCCCCTTGGCCACACAGCTCTTGAAGGTGACCTTGACCGAGTAGCGGGCCTTCTGGTTCTCCGCGTAGGAGCCGTAGCGTTCAATGTCGAAAGGGGTCTGGAACGTAGCGAAGCTCTGGGTGGCGTTCGCCATATAGGCTGCAAAGAAATCGCATTTTCCAAAATGTCCGGCGGCCTCCTGGTAGAGAAGCCCTGCCTGATCCTTGTCAGTAGCAACACTGATGAGCTGGATGACGTTGGACTGGCTGGAGCCGTAATGCTTCTGCGGGTTGCCCTTGAGCAACAGCTTGTATGTCTCATAGGCCAGGATGCAGGAAGTCAGGAGCGTCTTGCCAGAACGACGCCCAATGGAAAGAACCATCTCACGACGTTCCTGCCCCGGGATGATCTCTGCTACGTTGCAGCGATTCTCACTATGCAGGTACTTGAGATACCCTGCCTCCGTGTACACACGAGCGTTCTCACGACGCCAGTCAGAGATGGGGATGCGGTACTTGTAGAAGCCGCCCTCACCCGCAAAGAAGCGGTGGTGGTGCTGCTCATACCCCTCCTGATCCGTCTCCAAGGCGGGGAGCCCCACCCTCCAACCAGCACAAGGCGTCAGCTGCATATCCGCAGCATTCCCTTCGATGCTATACCCCTTGCTTAGCACCTTGATACGCCCGTAATCCGTATCATCTACCGTGAATGTGTCCGGGACATTGTCCCTCAGCGTCTGTATGATGGATGCTGTCACATCAGCAACAGACCCCTGGCGGGACCAGTGGACACCCTCCCTGAAAAAGATGGCAGCACCTGTGTGGTCTACCAGGGTGATGTCTGCCCCGTCAGGGATCGTCAACGGGTTCGTGATCTCGATGGTGTTCTGTGCCGCACGGGGATTGATGTCAAACCACTTGGGGTCGTAGTGCGGGTGATCCTCGGGGATCGGATCGTCAAGAGGGAACCCCAAAGGGTTGTCATCCAAACCCATGCCGTAGTGGGCTTTGAGGATGACCCTCTGCACAGGGTACAGCTTCATATCGAGGCCCCAAGGGGCCTCGATAAACGTGATGATGTCCGTGGGAGTACGGGACTCCCCGGTTTTCATGCGCCCTGCGCCTAGAACCAGATCAGAAAGTGCCATGGTGTAGCCTACTTCTGAGCCATGCGGACTCGGGCCTCCGCCTGCCACCCTGCATCGAACTGCTTGGCAACCTTGGAGAACAGAGCATCCACCTGCTCGTAGGGCACTCCTGACTCAGTCATGCTGTTACGGATGGTCTCGATGATGAACAGGAAGACCTTCTCGAAAGCGGGCCCATCCAGATCCACCACCCCGGAGGACAGCTGTTCACGACGCTTCAGGTACACGTCGGCTGCTGCCTTCAGGGCATTGACACGCCGCAAGGAAATCTTGCTGGTTTCATTCCCGCGACGGTCTGCTTCCTGACGCTCGAAGTGCAAGGAGGCAGCTTCCTCGGAGATGCCCGTGATGATGCCGTCCAGCACTTCTAGACTGTGTGGGTCGTCCGTGACAGACCGAAGAAGGGGGTCCTTCTTCATGCTGTCTTCCTTGTGCTGCACTACCGCTGCGGTGGCAGTATTGATAGCCTGCGGGGCAGCCTGCGGGCGGCGACCAGGGAGGCTAGTCATCACAATGGGGTCACCAGCACTGTTGAACTGGATCGTATCAGAAGGCAGCACCTCGGAAGGGGCCTTGTACTTGGTCTTGCCCATAGTGTTCTGCACCTGGACACGAGTAGTGTCCGAGGGGAGCGTAGCAAGAATCTGCTGAGTGGTAGGCATGAAACCTCCTACGTCAGAATGGTGGGGGGCCCAATCGTGGGCTCCGCCGACCCAAAGAAGCCGTTGGTGGGATTGAATGTGTAGTTGGTCACCACCCCTGTGTAGTACCCCTCCAACAGGAGGTTGTTCCCGGAGGGTCCAGCGGGGCCCACCACAGTGACGACAGCAGCAAGAGCCGTGGCTGTGAAACTGGGAAGAGCGGTGATGGCGGCTGCCAACAAAAGAGCGGTGTCGCCTGCTGTCAGAGCGGTGTAGTTGACGAGGATGAATGTACCGCCGGCAGGAGGAAGACCCGTGGTGTCCACGGTAATTGCTCCTGTGACGTAGTCAATGGTAGAGCTACCAGGAACTCCATCACCCGTGAACCCACCTGCACCATCATCGAGCTGAGTCCTGCCCGCACCTGAAGTCCAGCGGATAGTTACGGAACCTGGTGTGATGGGAAGGTTGGCGGGGACGTTGATGAGGTTGGGCCCCGCTGTTGAGAAGACCACCAAGGCACCATTAGGAGGCGTGTTGGTGATGTCCTCACCTACATATGCAGTCCCCGCAACAGCGAAGTCCTCACCGGAGGTGACGGTGTAGTCCCCTACATAGAGAATCGCGGGGTCCGTGAACACTGAGCTGGAAACCGTGACCGTGGCGGAGCAGGGAACGGGGATGCCCGCGGTGGTGTACTCCACAAGACCCTGCTTCGTCCCCAAACCCGGAGTCTTGAGACTCAGAGCACGAGGCTCCTGGCTGCCTGCTCCCCGCTCGGGGAACAGCTGCCGTGTGAACCCCGTCCGAATCTTTACGGGGTTTCCCGTAGTACCCTGGCTGGGATCACCCCCACCCTCAAGGTTTGCTACCAGGATGTTGAACTCGGGCTGTGCTGAAATCTGCTTGGCCATGATGGAAGCCTCCACCTACCTTTGTAGATAGAGATTCTACCGCGAAACCTTACAAACCTGCAATTACCCGTAATTTCAAGGCGTTTGAAAGGAAACTGGGAGCCCTTGGGGAACTCAGTCCTCTGACAGGTGCAAACCACCAAAGAGCACGTCACCCAGCTTCTTGATGTCAGGAGCATCTTCGACCGAAATGTCGTCATACTCACCGCTGCTCAAGCTGAACTCCGCCTGGTTGAACAGGTTGCCCATGGGAGTGAACAGAGAGGCTGTGACTTCCTGGTCAGGGGCATTGGCCATGCGGATGTTCTCCGCCTGGAGACCCGAGGCTTCCTCTGGTGTAAGCTCGGAGATCAGAGCCTTCTTGTAGGTCTGGCAACGGGGTGTGCCATCGGAGCCTACATTCCGCAGGGAGCAGGAAGCACACCTGTCCATCTGCAGAACAGCCTTCAGGGTATTGGCGCGGTGCTTGACGGCACCGTGCTCACAACCCTTTGTGCCCCTCTCTGAGGCATAGGCGGACGCATCCACATAGAGTATGCCTGCGAGCCCTTCGTGACGCCCACGGGCATCCTGGAGGGCTCCCTGCGCGGCTGTGAGCACACGGGGAGAGAACCGCATCGACAACAGCTCATCCAGCTGGTTTCCGACGTTGCCTTCCGACATCTTCTGCCGGGCCCAGCGAAGCACACCGCGCACTTCCTTCGGGAGTGGGACAGCTTCGGCCTTACGACCCACAGCCCGCTCGAACTTGGCACCCTGGTATTCCTGAGTAGAGGACTCCGACAGAGCCCCCGTCTTCTCAAGGAGAGGGTTCAGCAAAGTGGCTGCCTGGGGAATCTCATCCTTCAGGAAGGTGCGGGCGATGATCTTACGGAGGGCCTGCCCTCTTGCACCACGCTCGATAGCCTCCTTGACCTGGACGACCTTGCGTTCGATGGTGAGAGAAACCCTCGCGGTACGGGACTCCTGAATCCTGGCTGCCTTCTGCTGAGCCACATCGGCAGTCGTGAACAAATGCTTCCAGGCATCCGCGGAGGTGACATCCTCGGATGCCCGCTTGTTATCCACACCGGAGTAGTCATGGACGGTCTGGATCTCCTTCTCCAGAGCACCAGTCCGCTGAAGGATGGGATCCAGGAGAGGGATTGCCATGTCGTGATCGTCGGGACGGATGGTCTCCTGAATGAGATTCAGGAGATTTCTTCCCACCACACCACGGTTGATGGCTTCCTCGATCTTCGCCACCTTCACCTGCACACGGGCCATGTGCTTCCCAGCGCGGGACGCCTGGAACTCGCGGCGCTCAACTTCAGCCACGATGGCTGCTGTTGCCTTGGCTGCATGGTCCTCTGCTTCACGGAGAAGCTTCCACGCATGGTCCTGTGAGACCTCGGTGCCGTGCATGTTGTTGACCGCACCCGAGTATTCACCTGTGGTAGTTGCGGAGGCCAGGATCGCCGCTGTCCGCAGGACATCACGGGGTTCTGCCAGGGAGCGGGCCAGCTTCTGCACAGAGCCCTTGTCCAGGAGTCCAGTGCGAGCCCACCTTGCGATCTGCTTGTGCACCTGAGCACGGGACAGCTTGACCGCTGGGAGAGGTGCCACGGAACCAAGACGCTCCCACGCCTCGTCTCCCGCCATGTCAGGAGCACGGGTGTCATTCACCAGGCCCGAGTACGCAGCGGAACCGTTGGAAGCCACCATGCGGGAAACTGCCTGCTCCAGCATGACCTTGGGGTTGGCCTGGGCCACGATCCGGGTAGCTGCCGTCTTGTCCAAGAGGCCCTGCTGAACCCAGCGAGCTACCCGGATACGGGCAGCATGGAGTTTCCGAGCTTCTTGCTTGTCAGCGGGGGTGTAGACCCGGCGCTCAGTCTTGGCAGCCTGCACCTCACGGTGAGCCTCCTCTGCGGAGATACGCTCGGAGGGGGTGACGTGTACAGGCTTGTGCCTCTGGATGAATCCCATGCCCTCGGGGGCCTGGGCGAAGGCTGCCCTCAAGGCTGCCTTGGGGTTGCCGGAAGCGACCTTGCGGCCTGCTGCTTCCAGCTCAGGACTGTAATGCTCCAAGGCATCGTCCCAGGGGACAGAAGCTACGAGCTTCTTCTTGAACACAGAGCAGGAACCACTGAGGTTCTGAACGCAGTTGGCACAGGAGGAACCGGCTACCACATAGCGGGAGCCCGAAGCCACCTTCTTGACTGCCTCTGTCCAGTCCCCATTGGCACAACCCGGGTAGGCGTCTGCATGGATGAAGACACGCCCTGAGAGGTCATGCCCATCACGGATGAGCTGGAGGTGCTTCTGCACCAGGGGGAGATCGTCTCCCAGGGTCTCCTGAACCTCTGCCTCGATGTCCTCGAAGGGGACGCCGGCGGCGGAGCGTCGCATGGCCTTCCGCACAATGTTCAGGAGTGCGGCTCTGGTGCGGACAGGGCGTACATCGCCATCCTTGAGAGCCTTTTCATAGGCTGCCTTCTCCAGATCCACATTGGGGATCAGGTGGACACCATCAGAACGGCGGTCTACACCCCAAGCCTCTTCCAGCTCGGGGATGCTCTGGTCAACGGGATTGACGGGGAGCCTGGTGGCATCCTGCTCATCTACTTCCAGCCAAGTCAGGTCTGGGAGAGAGGATTGCTTCATCATATCCGCGATGTCACCCAAGGGGCCAAACACCTGCCCATCAGGAGCACCGTCTACGATGTCTGCAAGAACACCCTCGTCCATACGGGGGACTGTCTCGGAGACGTTGGGATTCCCGTGGAGTACCCCTGAACCGTAGTCCATGTCAGGGTATCCATCGAGCCCATAGTTCTCACCCTCTGTAGGGGTCCAGATGTCATCCGGGAGATGGGATTCGCCCAGCACATCGAGGTGCTTGTCATTGCTCATGCGTTCCTCCGAGCCATGTAGAGGGCTGCGACTTTGCCGACGCCGTTCCCCTTGGCACTGTCCATCTCCGCCTCTTCATCCTCTGCCCATTCCTTGGGATCCAGCTTGATCTCCTCGGCATCATCGATGATTTCCTTGACCTCATCACGATCACGGGGAGAGAGCACATCTTCGGCGGGATCCCAGTGAGGGGCAGCCAGCTCATCGTACACGGTATCCGTGAAAGAGGACAACGCCTCGATGCAGTTCATCAACTGGCGGCGCATGTCAGCAATCTTCTGGATGTAGCCCTTGCCACCCAGGTTCCCATCAGGGGACACGTTGCGGCTCTTGAGCTTCACGAACTGGGTGTGGGCACTGGTGGTGTGGCCAAGAGCCATGAGGGCAGCGCGGAGGGACTGAGCGAGGGGCTTCAGGTACTTGGCGTTGAAGACAAACTCATGGTTGATCTCACGTTCCGAAGGGCCCGGAGTTCCCCAGCCCCACTCGTTGTGATCAGAACCACGGTCCTTGATGAAGCGTACTTCACCCGCCGTCCGCGTCTGCGGATTGTGGTGTCCTTCCAGGTGCCTGGAAGCAACACGGGCTGCAAGGGGCTTCTCAACCATGGGCGACTCCCTGTTCTACCCAGGCCAGCCTATAGCCATATAAATGACGCGCACAGTCCGTGTGTCTCACACCTGTAGAGCGTTCCCTTCCGTGTCGAAGAGCCGCTCGATAACGAAGCCTTCTCCGTCTGCACGGAGCGACCACAGATCCTTGGTGGCCTTGTGCACCAGGGTGTCCTGGCTGACCTTCAGGAAGTCCTGGAGGTCCCCGAGACAGGCGACGCGGACACGGTGGGGGCTACCCTGCCGCATCTGGTTGGCCACCTTCTCCAGGTGCTCCGCGTGAATAGGCATGAACCTGTCCTTCCACTGGACAAACACCAACCCGTCATGGGAAGTGATGTTGCCAGAGGCAGAACGCACAGTCACCACATCACCCTCGGCGTTCGGCTCGGGGGGGTTCTCGTAGGTCAACAGGGAACCCGTGTTGGCCTTGAACCGCACACGACTACCAGCTGCGATGGGCAGCTGGAGTGCGTTCTTAGCGGCTCCCGCCTGAGTTAGGCTCTGGACGGATTCGAAGAACCCCTTCCCCATCTCCTTCCCCTTCATGGTGGTCTCACTGAGATTGGGGAGGTGCACATCCCCAATCCCCACATCGGAACTAGCCATAATCAGACCGTCCCAGAATTCATCGTTGTTGGACATGGTGTTCTCCTACTTCCTGTCGAGATGCCGCAGAGCAACACGGGAAGCCATCTTGGGGATTTCGGGGTTTGCAGGGCGCTCGGGGCGACCCTGCTCCTTCCGGTACTGGTTCTGCAGACGACGCATCACGTCGGTGCCACCAGCCAAAGGCTGCCCGTACCCATGATCGATATCGTGGTCATAGATAGGCTTGCCGTCAGCGTTCCCATCATAGGCGGAGCCCTTCAGAATGGGGAGCAGCTGGGGGCGCAACTCAGGGTTGGTGTGTGCGAGGCGAATGAGGTTCTTGCGAAGGCTCATGATCAGATCTCCCGGTTGACGGTGTAGAACAACGACCCGGTGATGTTGCCAGATGTGGTGATGACGAAGTTGGCAGCTGTCTTGCTGGACACACGCACGGATTCTGTGCCCGTCCAGTCCAGGAACACAGCGTAGTCCGTGTCAGGCTGATCCACTGCGAAGGTGATGGTCTTGCCTGCCACCCCCTCTGCCGCAAACACCGAGGTGCTGGTCAGGGAGTCCTCTTGGAGGGTGCCGTTTCCAGCAGCCACACCCCGTGTCGAACCCAACAAGGTTCCTGCGGTAGTGTCGTCCAGGGTGAGGGTTCCAACGCGGCTGTAGTTGAGGGTCAGGGCTCTGTCCCCTGCCTGGGCCACATTCCCCATGGAGGGGCAGCCACTGATGGTCAGGCTACCTGCACCGGAGAGGCTGGAGAGGAGGTCTGTTGCAGACCCCAGGTTCCACAGCCGGTAAGCCGACGTGGTGGTCAGCGGGCGGGCAGCAGCGGTGTCGTAGCTGACCTGGAAGTTCTGTGTCTCTTCCACGTTGGACACATAGAAGAGGGCACAGTTGGCAGCCTGACAGACAGCACTGGAACTGGAACCTGCCCAGGTGCCACCCCGGATGTAGACGTTGTTCACGGTGTCTGCATCCACCTGATAGGTGCCTACCCCTGAGGCCACGATGTTGCAGCCATCGATGTAGATGCCTGTGGAGCCCACAACGGAGGCGGCTCCCCCCGCGATAGAGACACAAACCTCGCCGGCGGTGGGATGCTCCACGGTGAGGTTCTTCAACATCGTGTAGTTCGGTGTCGTGCCGACCGCTGTCGAGATGGTCACAGTAGGACTGGCGGTGTTGTCGGGGGTGACCCGGACCAGGCCCTGGCCCATGATGACGACCCCATCCTTCTGGATGAGCAGGTTCTCGGTGTAGACCCCGGTGAGGACCAGGACCAGCTCAGGGGCATCCACGTCCGCCGTAACAGCCACGGCGTCGACACCGTCTTGGATTGCGGTGTACTTGGCTCCTGTCCCAGCTGAACCGACGATATGAACACCCGTGATGTTCCGCAGTCCCGAAAGATCGGGGAGTAGGATCCCCGAGGTGAGGACCGCATCGAGGAGCTTCATCGCTCCTGCAGTGGCATCCCGACTGATTGTCAGGGTATCACCAGAGCCCGGCTCGATCTGGAGTGCATCTACTTGGAATGGGGTTTGTGCCATCAGGCCCTCTCTACACGAGCACGTCGTAGTAGACGGTTCCGGTGAAGGTCACACCGATTTCGATGGTGAACCCAGTGGTAGCCTTGCTCGTGATCTTCACAGGCACGAACTCCGCCGTATTGGTGTAGACGCGGTAGGTGGCGTCAGCCAGAGCGGTGCTGAACACCACTGCCTGGGAAGTCTCGGCTGCGAACGTCACGCTGCCACTGGTGGAAGAGATGCCAGCCAAAATGGCCTCCACTGCGTTGATAGCGGTTGTGATGTCCGCAATGACGGAGGAGGGAACATCGGTCAGGGTGTCCACAATGAGCCCATAGGGGCCTTGGATGTCCCGTACCGACACGTTCCCCGACACGTCGGAGGTGATAATGAAGGTGTAGTAGACCGACCCCGTGGAGGGGGAACGGTAGGTGGATTCGAGTCCGAGCCTGGTGGCTGCCATCTACCACACCCCTGTTGTCTCGAACCCCCGTGTCTCGAACCAGTCCTTGAGGCCCATCAGGGCTACACGGTTGGACGACCACACGGTGATCGAGTCGAAGTGCTCATCGATTCCGAGATCTCCCAGGGGTTCCACAGACCCCATGCGAATCTTCCCATCGCGGAAGCTCTTCAGAAGGTTGGGGATGCCCTTCACCTCACGCGCCCCGTAGTACACCTGCATGCGGTACTCAGGGCGTGTTCGGGCTTGCAACCATCGCGTGGCCAAATCCTTGGCCATCACGATTCTGCTCTCTGGTGCTAGGTTCTGTTCAGACATCATTTCCTCACAAGGTACTACCCCTGCGAGGACATAGAAGGATAACCGACTACCCCAGGATATGCGTGACCTGGGCACCCCAGGTGGGGCGCTGAACTTCGCGGAGGATGTTCAGGTTGGTGGAGATGGCTTGGAACAGCTCCACATAGTCCTCCAAGCCCTCGATCTTGGAGAGCCTCCCGATAGAACGAATGAAGCGGTGGCGTACCAGGCCCTGGCTGACACCGAGTCGTTTTGCCACCTCGGACTGGCAGGTGGTGTGGTACATGAGCACCATGATGTTCGAGTCCAGGGGGTCTTCCAGGTTTTCCTGCACAGCATCGACCAGGGCTTGCTCTTCAATCTCTGGGAGCGACAACAGGAAGCGGATGCGGTGGGCTGCTCGTTGGAGCCTGTAGCAGACAGTGGGTTGGGATACCTTGAAGATGGTAGCGATGTCTGTCTGTTTGAGACGCTTGAAGTAGTAGAGGTCAATGAAGTCTGCTTCTCGTGCGGGGAGGGAGTCCAGGACACCCTTCACCCTATCCAGCATCTCCTGGCCTTCTTTGGACAACTCCTCATTGACCACGGCATCCAGAAAAGCCATCCCGTCTTCGTTGGCAAAGCGTGCCTCCATTTCGGCGGGATCGATAACTTTGTGGCCTGACCACCAATTACGACTCATTCTGGATCCTCCGGAGACAAGAACACCCTTGGGATCCGCACTATCAAATCCAAGGATCGAAGGGTGATACGGACATGGGCGTTTTGCTCGCCCACCTCCAAAACCTCGCCGTCCAGAGCTGAGTAGAGCCCCTCTGTGATGTTCACGTGCATCCCCCTCTTGATGTCGGACGCGATCTGCTCGTGCAGGCTGCGTCGCATATCCTGAATGCTGGAGTTGGGAACCACACTGAGGACACGCATCTTGTGAGGGTCTTCTACAGTGAGGACTTGCCGCACATGGGGGCAATGATGCTCCAGCTTGAAATACTCCACATCTGGGAGGCCACTGGCTATAAATGCGTACCCCTCCATCAAGTGAATGACCACTCTACGGTTCCCCCGTGCATAGACCATTGCAGGAATGAAAACAGGGTGGTTCTTCCCCACCTTGAGTGCATCCTGCAAGACCCCGCCCAGGTCCCCCTCTTCTACACGAGCCTCACCCGTTCGGGTCAGTTCCAGGACCACCCATGTCTGTTCGTCCCGCTGATCTGTATTGCTGGGCATTCTTACGAAGCTCGTTCACACGACGTTGCAGGAGATCCCGAAAAACGGGAACGCCCAAAGGAGGCAAAGAACCTTCCGGGGTTGTTTCAGGGGCATTCTTCCTCTTAACGGCTTTCTGCTCCAGAAAAACACCACCCTTGGTGGTGCGGGCAGAACTCCCAGTAGGGTTAGGGAAAACTGGTTCCTCTACCTTACCGGAATTTTCCAAAACTGCAGTGGATTCTTCGACCGGATCGGGTTCCGTCCCAGAATTCTCTTCAGTAGTAGAGGGGATCGTGCTTGTAGTCACTTTGGCACGACTTCCCGCCGTTGGCAATTGCACCGCTGTAGCCGATGCCCAAGAGCCGCACCGCTGGTGGTGGAGCATGGCCAGATCACAGGCCAGCACATACGGAGTAGGGTGCCCCATCTTGGAAGAGAACACCTTGCAGAACCACAGGAGCTTCTCACCATGGTACTGCCCAATCTTCTTCAGATGCTCAGCCTTGATGTACGTCGGGGGTGCCACCGCACCCAATGAAACCTTGTAGGCCAGCATAGAAAACTCGGCCAGCTTTTTGTAACAGGTGGAGGGAGACACTGCCTCACTCAAGGTGTCTGCCAACCTAAGAACTTGGGGCAGGTCTTTGCCGATGGCAGCCAGGATCTGGAGATATGTCCCATGGGTATCCAGTCTCAGGTACACCTTGGTGTTTTCGACATTCACCGACCCCAGCGTTGCCACACCCGCCATGGTCTTGATGGCATCGCGGATATGGGACTCCGTGATCTCCGCGATGAGCACCAAAGAAGCAGGATCATAGGTGATCCCCTCATGCTCACAGATGTACTCCAACCGCTTCGCAATGCTCTGCGGGTCAACATTACGGATCACGAAGGCAGGGGCACAACGGGAGAAAATGGTGCCGACCATCCTCTCAGGCTCGGTGGTGCAGAAGATGCAGACCAGCCTCTTGTTCCCACTCTTTGCAACCGTGTCCTCCATGGGCTTGAGGAGGGCATCCAATGCCTGCTTGGAGAGCCGGTGAGACTCATCAATGAGGTACAGCCGCTGTTTGCCCGAGAGGGTGTCGTACTGGACGGCCTCCACCAACTGCTTGATGTCGTCCTTACCGGAGTTCGTTGCGGCATCGAACTCGGTGAAGCACTCACTGGAACCCGTCTCCAGGATCTCCAGGCAAGAGGCACACTCGTCACAGGGGTTGCCCTCTACGGGGCTCTCACACAGAAGGGCACGGGCTAGGATACGACCCAACGTGGTCTTGCCTGACCCATGTCCACCACAGAACACATAGCTCTGATGAAACCCTGTCCCCTGGAGGACAATCTGCCTCAGCACTCGGACGTGGGACTCTTGCCCCACAACCTCGGAGAACGTCAGGGGGCGATATTTAGTATCCAATGCCATCTATGTTTCCTCTATAACGCACCTTTGAGCGGCTATTCTGTGAAGGGTCCTCTCCATCACATCATCGGGGACATCCATCAAATCCACTGCCTGGTCTTCGACCAGAGGGAGTTCGACATGAGGAAGGAGCAACTGTGCGAGGAAAAGACACTTCTTGGCCTTTCCCTCAGCACGTTGTTTCGTCTCCGCCGCACTCAGCCGGGCTTGTTCTCGTAGAAGTTGCGCGGCAGTCGTGGGGAGCATCATTCACACAACCTCGGGGAGGTCTTCCAGATCGTAGAACCCGAGCGGGTCAAGATCGCACTTGTGTGCATAGTCATCCGTGAAAGGCCACTCGATCTCCCCATCCTGCTGGACAAGATCGTAGGCATCCACAGTAGGGATCACCCACCAGAGCTGACAGTCCCCATTATCGAAATAGTAGGAGGGCAGTGCCCCGCCACAGGGGGCGGAGGCAGCTTCCAGCCGGGCTTGACAGCGGCGGGCATCGTCTACTCCTCTGCCTCTTCAGCAACGACCACGGCAGCTGCACCATCGGTGGCTCCCGAGAGCACGTTGATGATGTTGGGCTTGTCCTCGTCGCCTTCCTCACGGGGGTGCCAGTCGCCCCAGCGATCCAGCTCATCCCAGTAGTAGGCCACGTCGGGAGGCGCGATGCTGCACTTCAGCTCGCCCGTTTCGGCGTTCTCTTCGGTGCGGCACGCGCACAGATGACGGTCCAGGAGGGCCGACTGCTTCCGGTTGCCCAGGGTCTCCCACTCATCGGCGGGCAGCTCGATGATGAACTTCCAGGGCTGCTCCGAGAGGACACCACTGGAGAACAAAGGGTTCGCCTTGCTGGCCTTGCCCAGGATGACCTTGCCACCACGCTTGGCAGCCTTCTCCTTGAACACGATGGCGATCTCGTCCATGACGATCACCAGGTCAGGGTGGTATTCCCGGATCATCTCCTGAACACGATCCACGACTTCCTTGCTGGCCTTCCACATTTCCATAACAGACTCCCGTAATTAGAAAATCCCGCCGAAAGCATCTCTGAGACCCTCTGTGCCAGAGCGCTCCCAGATTTCACCGGGATCCTTTCCACCGATGTAGGGGACATCCCTACATGAGACCCCTACCCGGTTCAGCACATCCAGAGCCCCCCAACGACGCTTCCCCGTGTCATCTACCCACCCCTTTGTCGCCCTCCTGCCTGTTTCGTCCCGATCATAGACCATATACACCGTCCCCCGTACATGCCGACGCAGAAACTCGACGTGCTTGTTGGTCAGCTTGGCTCTGACCGTAGCCACCAGGGCATCCTGTGGGGGTACGACATGCTCCAAGGCACACATGTCGAAGATGCCCTCTCCAACCCACACATCCCCACCATCCCATATCTTGGACATCGCCTTCGGGAACCCCACCAGGATAGGGTTCCAAGCCGCTTCAGGAAGGAGGTAGCGGGAAAGAGCCTTTGGCCCCTGCCATGCACGGAATTCCGCCCCTATCAGGTAACCCCTGGGGCTGAACAGAGGGCACACCAGAGAGCCCGCAAGAGGTTTACCCTTCCGCCCGTACCGCTCACGGAACACGGGGTCAGGTGCCGTCTCAGCGTCATCCCTGTCCCTGCCCCACTCTCCCAAGAACAAGTCCTTGATGGTCTTGTACTTGATCCCCCGACCCATGAGATGACCCTCCAGGGCATCCGAGAGTTCCAATGCCTCTCGGGTTCTCTCCTGGAGCCACTTTTTCATTTCCCATCCCAAGCCACGGCCATGCCACGACTGGCGTTGTGGATGACAGAGAGGATCTTGTGTGTCCCAACCTTCCAGATGGTCCCCACAAAACCGCGATCCTCTGGCACGACTACCACCATCCCAGGTGGCATCCAAGAGGTCAGCACGATCTCGGCCCCGTTCCAGGGCTCATCCACAGGCACTCCCCAGGACTCCCACGGGACATCCTCGTGGGAGAGCACAGTGACCTTCGCCAGGTCATAGGAGTGCAAGTGCTGTACACAGGTCTCCACCCCTTCCAAGGTCAGCGGTGCAGTGTTGCCCCACTCTGCCTCTGTGCCCATGGTGTACACCTCTGTCACTACCTCCCGGTAGTAATCAGAGACAGACACCTCACGGACAGCGGCACGCACACGACCCCCATGAGCCCTGCGAAGCCACATCACGGATGCGGATGAGGACACAAGGTAGGGAGCTGTCTCCGGGTTCACCTGGAATTCCATCAGGAGAAGCGTGTGCTCTTTCAAGTTCTCTTGGTCGAAATTGGCCACAGACAGCAGACCGGATGGACCCTTCATGAGCCACCTCCAAAGATTTGGCGGAACCACCCCTTCCACCCTGACACGGGCTCCACCACATCCTGCACATGCAGGATAGAGGTGTCATCTACGGGGAGAAGTGCGGGGGTTTGCTCGTTTTCAGGTTCCATGTCGGGCTTGGGATTGGGCTCGGAGTCCTGGAAGTCCAGCTCTACCTCAGTATTCCGCAAACCACTCTCCCCATCCAGCACCCAGAGAAGGGCCGCAAGGTCGGGGAAATGGAAAGCGATCTCCTGAATAGGAGCTGTCTTGAGGAAACTGTCCAAAGCCTCCTTGATGGCTTCTTTGCTGTGCTTCAACTCAAAGTGGAGGCACAGCAAAGAGCGCTCCCTACCATCCAACTTCTCATCACAGACGATGCCATTCCACCCCTCATCTGCCATCCGGTGCTGGCAACACTGATACCCGCAGTCCTCATGCTGCCCATTGAAGCGGCATGTATCGGGGGATGTGCGGAGCTTCCGATCCAACGCCTTCTTCAGATAGCGGTAGCGGACTTGCTTGACCTTCTGCCTGATCTCACCAGAGTTCTTCATACAGCACCTCTATCGGGTCTTGCGAAACTGAGCAGCACCGCCCCGCTTCTGTATCTCATACCCGACGTTGGAGGCTTCCACTAGAGCGGGATTATGGGTGACCAAGAGAAGATCTACCTGAAGCCGCTTGCAGAGAAGCTGTATGAATCTACCCATGTTGTGAACATAGTTGGGGTCGAAAGCGGGAAGGCTCTCATCCAGTAGCAGCAAAGGACGCATACCACGGCGGAGAACCACCAGGATCCGAAGGAGCACGGATTGCACCGTGGTCACAGCACCGCCGAAAGCCTCCCTGCTGAGCCCTTCTGTGACAGACCCATCAGGATGCCGCTGCACAGTGATGAAATCCACACTGACCTTGCCCTTCTTGATGCTGACCTCGGAACGCACACTGAGGTCTTGGTCATCGAAAACAGCTTGAAGCCCTTCCGTCAGGAGCTGCTCTACAGCCTTGACCCCCTCGGTGACTTCAGTGTCAATGAGGGTGCGGAACAGGTTGGATACCATGTCCAGCAGCTGCTCTTCCTTTTCCAGACGTGCGATCTCAGTCTCGGTGCTCTGCAGACGGGTTGCTACCCCATCCCGAACACCGAGAACGCGATCCAGCCGTGACCGGAGAGCCGGGATTCTGGCGGCTACTTCAGCCACACCACGACCGTGAGGTAGTCATCCTCTTCCTGCTTGTGGCGGAAGACCACCCAACCATTCTTGTTTGTCCAGTTGATGCCCATGTTCAGGGACTCTTCCCCGAAGTGGGTCATGATCTTGGAGATGTAGCCATGGTTCAGGATGAAGCCCGCCTCTGGGAATTCTCCCATCCCGTCCTGGGCAGTGATGTCCAGGGTGGTACGACCAACCTTGCCCGCAAAGGCTGAGGCCACTTCCAGGATGAGGGCGTCCTCGCCCTGCTTGTACTTGAAAGTGATGCGGGGATCGTTCTTCTTGGCAGCAGATGTCAGGAAGTTGATCTGGCGCTTCAATTCTTCGGCATCCACGGTGAAGGAGCACTTCACGGGGCCGTCCTTCTGGAGCTTCAGAGCTGGGAACGCATACTGCCACCGAGTCACACCCAGGACACCACCATCAGCCCGCACGAAAAGGGTGCAGCGGTCATGCTCACGCACCTCTACCTCATCGGAGGCATTGGCCTGGAGGAAATTCATGACCTTGCCCACATCGTTCCGATGGATGGACAGGCCCGATTCCTCCATGCCCTTGACAGAGACCATGGACACAGCAACCTGATCCGTAGCCCACAGAGCACCCTCACGGGCCTCCATGGCAGCCAGAGCAGGGGTCTGGTTCTCACGGTCAGAGATGAAGTTCTTGGTGTACCCGAAAGCAGCATGGAGCCGAGACGCGGTGATCTTGGCGACCAGCTTGGCATCCTCGAACTGCTGATCCCAGAAGGGGAAGCTGGAGGGATCCAGGGAAGAGTAGGTGACCTCGCCCCTGCTGTCAGGCACCGTGATGTTGAACCCATCCACCTTGAAGGTGACCTTCTCGCTCTTCATGGACTTCAGAAGCTGGCGGATACGCCATGCCTTGACGCTGAACATCCCACTGTCGGTGTCGCACTCGAAACCGTCATTTACGAGAACACCCGCAAAGACACGGGTTCCGTTACTGGCAAGGATGTCACCCTTACCCTCCCGAACCCTGAACAGGAAATGGGAGTGGATGTCTTCCGCAGAATCCTCGACGGCGGCATTGACGCTATCGATGGCACTCTGCAGGATCTCTCTGTCAACGGTGATCTGCATGGGGTTATGACTCCTTGGTGAATGGGGCCAGGGCGGCTTCAGCAGCCGCCACGTCCCGCTCCAGGTTTTCGACCTTCTCACGGTATCTGTCTTCCAGAGTCGTGATGGTCACAGCGATGTTTTCGGGCTCTACACCCTTGCTACGGCACTCATCCTCAACGGCTGTCAAGTTGGCCTTGGCAGCTTCCTGCTTGCCCTGAAGCCGCTGGACATCTTTGGCTACCTGGTCACGACGGCTAACCGCCTGCGTCAACCGTGCATCAAGATCTGACATGAGGACTCCTTTCCGTTTTCCTTTCTACCCGGTTCCCGTAGTTCGGAACCCCCCTAGAAAATCTCCAACAGACCATCTGCGGGAAGTTCCACAGACTTTTTCCGGCGTCCCTTGGAATTGGCAGCCTTCTGGGCAATGCGAGCTTCGCACACGGTCTCGTAATCGCAGAACCGGCATCCGCTCGGGGTAGGGGTCGGCTCGAATTTTTGCCTGTAGAGACCCTTCCGAACCTTTACCGCACGCTGGGCAAGACCCTGGATGTCCTCACGGGTGCAGTCCACCCACTCCACACCACTCTCCACCTCATCCGTACCCTCGATGGGCTTCCCGTGAGGGTAGCGGTAGTAGACGAATCCCAGACGGTCGGGCACACGGCTGTAAGCGAGCTGGAAACACAGGGCATACCAACGGAGCTGGTCGGGATCCGTGTACTTCCCCTTGTGGGTGCTGTTCTTCCCATCCAGGAGGGTGATGCCCGTGTCCTCACGCTGGATGACCATGTCGACCCTGCCGCCAATGGGCGTGAACTTGTCCACATACCCAACCAAGTCCTCTTCAGCCTTGGCATAGGGACCCAGAAGCTTGTTGTGCTTCATGGTGCGGAGATACCCGATGACACCCTCTCGGCAGACCTTGAGCAGCTCTTCCCTGCTGGGAGACAACCGCCAATCAACGTAGTTGCGGGGCTTTGCCAGCTGACGCTTGAACTCACGCTCCACCCGCTCCAGCAACTCACGCTGCAAGGATGCGGGATGCCTCCACAGCTCATCGTTGTACATGTCCTCGATGGCTGCCTGAATGACCACACCCATGAGAGCATGGTGCCAGGAGCTTTTCACGGGCTTTGGCTTGCCGCGACCAGGCCCCCTTCCAAGATCAATCGTGCCCCAACCCTTGTACCACAAGAACTGCTGCGGGCAGTTTTCATAGCGACCGAGATTCGTCCAGTACAAGGTGAAATTAGCCATGTCGTCCTCTAGCACAGAGATGGGTGGCACACTCTACCCATCTTCGGAATCCCCTAGATAGCAAACCTCCCTGTCAGGGAAATGTACCCGCAACCTATGCTGGTCCTCCATCCCGAACAGGGCAAGGTTGCCGCTGCCAAATCTCTCCACCCCCACCTCGGCCGCACACTCGACCCAAGACTTCCCCTCATCGTTCCCATACAGATCCCCACCTGTGAAGTTCCTCTCCTGGCACAGAGCAGCCACCATTGTAGTGCCACCGCCAAGGAAGGGGTCACAGACGGTACCACCAGGAGGACTGAAGCACGCTACTACATCCATAGCCAAGCGGAGAGGGAACCGTGCGGGGTGGTTGAGATTCTCGATGTCAGGAGCACCACTTTGCCCCTTCCCTACAGCCCCGTAGTCCCACAACGTCCCCCGATGCTTCTTGTTCTCCTCCACAGCCCACCCTGAGGCAATCCTCAGAGCAAGGGTGCCATCACTCCGCCTACTGGATGTAATACCAGGATTCCTCGCACCAGCCTCTCCAGCTAATGGGATTTTGTCGAAGTACCCCTCACCAGGGCGCTGGAACCAGAATAGAGGCTCCCAGTCATTACGAAACCTCCCTGTGTAGGCACCGGGGAGTCCCATGCGTGCGAAAGCCAACCGATCCACAACGCGGAACCCCACCCTATCTGCCCAGTCCAGCAAGATGCGCCAGGGCATCAACCCTCGTTCAGTCCCCATCCCTGAACGCCATGCTCTCACAGGAGCATCCACGTTGAACAGGCAATGCCCACCTGGTTTCAGAGCCCGGAAGATACAATCCCCCAGATCCTGGTAGTCCTTGAATTCCCAGGAGATGTCCTCACCATAGGTGCGGGCATCGCAATAAGGCGGAGACGTGAATACCAGATCCACACCACCCCCCGTCTCCACGATGGAGAGGGTCTCCTGGTAGCTTCTCTGGTACAGCTCCGCGACAGACATTCTCAGTCCTTGAACAGATCGGGGTTCACGAGGTCACACTTGGGGGCGGGCACCATGGTGGCGTAGAGGAACCGGGGCTTCCCAATGACAAAAGGGCTCATTCGGCATCGGCTCTCTCCAGGTACAACATGGATCTCTCCCTCACTGCCTCCGGGATGCCCTCCATGCCCTCTACGGCATCCTTCAGGTCTCTGCCTGCCACCTTGGCCAATGTCCCACGGATGTTCTCCACAAAGGAATCCATCTTCGTGGCCCGATCCTTGGCTTTGGCACGTCCCTCAACGTCAAACACTTCCGACGAGGGCTGCACCCGAAGGCGTACTACCTGGATAGACATCTTCTCCTTCACAAAGGAGAGCACTGCACACGCGGGCTGCCGAATCAGATCATCCTGGGCGATGGAGCCTCGGGTCAGACTCCCAATATTCACGAACCACTTGCCGCCTATCTCCACCGCACCCTGATCCTTGTGCCAGTGCCCGAACAGGAAGGCGTCCGCAGGCACACCCATCAGATCGTTGTAGGACACGATGTCCTCACCCTCGAACATCGTGCCACCCTTGAGGCTGGCCAGGACATGGGCCACCACGACGAGGTAGTCCTCATCCCCCCTGGTGATGTTGAAGAAGCGGCTCATGTCGTACTGGGTGCCGTGGTAGGGCACACCAATGACACGCACCTTCACCCCGGACTCGGGATCCACGAACACTGCCTCGTGCTGGTCATACAGAGGGCGGAACACCCCCGAGGCGTAGAGGACGCCCAACGGCTGCTGGTGCAGGTAGTTGTAGTCCCCATATACGCTGTCGTGATTGCCCGGTGTGCAGTAGATGGGGCAGGGGAATGTCTTGTGCAGCTCAGCCACACGCCGTAGCAGGGCATGGGAGTTTCGGCTGGGGCTCTTCACATGGAAGAAGTCCCCGCCGTCCAGCACACCGTGTGCTCCAAGCTTCTCCGCCACGATGCGGGTCTGCATGAGCTTGTTGAAGACGGTCTCTGTCCAGTCATCCTTGCGGGAGGCAGGGGCCCTGTCAGAGAGATGCACATCGCTACGCCAAACCAGCTTGATCATGTCTTCTCCACCACTGTCCTACACACAGGGCACTCGCCCCTGTCCCCAAGGATAACCCGCACCTCTTCCTCAGCGCCTACCTGGGATTCCTGGGACTCCCGCAACAGCCGCTCGGACTCCTGCATCTCAGTGAGGGCACGGGCATAACGCTCTTGGATCCCCTTGAGGGTGGTGAGAGCAGCTTGGATCTTGGGACACTTTGCGGTTTCATCCACCATCCCCTCAACGGAGATTTCCCCCAGGACAGCAGGGAGACCCTGCAAGGAGTCCTGTGCCTGCTGGGCCGCTTGCAGCCTGCCACTGAGGCGGGTGTAGGAACGGATGTCCTCTTGCAGCTTGGAGGCATCCTGCTTCTCTGGAATGGTGAGTTCCGAGGCTCCCGCGAGACTCCCGCAGAGAGCCTGGGCGGCATCGTAACGGCCCTTCACATCACGGAGGGTGCTCACACTGGTACGGGTTTCTGAAGCCTCCTGGGCTGCCTGGGGACCTGGAACGGTCACATCCTCCACCCCTGCCAAGGCATCGATCAACCCCTGTGCCTGCTGCAACCCATCCCTCAGTTCCCTCACCTTCAGGATGCTGCCCCCTACCTGCTTGGCCTCCCTCCATTGTGTCTCGATGGAATCCACCTCATCCGTGATGGCGTCCACCCCTGCATAGCCCTCCAGCTCCAGTTGGAGATCGCGGAAATCACGTCGGCGCACCTTCAGGTCACTGGACAAGGAACGGCGATCCGATTCTGCCAGCTTCAGAGCCTTGGAGAGCTTCCCCACCCTCTCCACATCCGCGACGGTCTCAGCCACGACAGAGCCAGGCTGATCCAACAGGAACACCTGGCCCACAAACTGCTGAGCAATCTGGGGCCAGAGGGTCTGGTTGACGGCTGTGATGGGCATGATGCCCAGGTCGAGCACTTCCTGGGGGACTTCCTTTCCAGGGTAGATGAGGGGACCACCGTTGACAGAATACCGGGGCCGAATCTTGGGCCCCTTCTCCCACTTGACGGAGGTGTTCTCATCCAAGATGATTTCCACACTGCAGAAATCCTCCCCATCCCGCACATAGTAGTGTCCGGGAGTGTTGGAGAACACCCCCGAGACAGCGCGGATCAGGGCAGTCTTGCCTGCATTGTTCTGCCCAGCAACTACCGTGAACCCGTCGATATCAACGGTCGAGTCTTTGATGGACTGGAAATTCTGAACTCGTACTTGAACAGCCATGGGGCTACCCTACCCCTATGTGAAGTCCACTTCCTCGATGATGTCATCGATAGCCGTGGACATGGGGTCCACTGCCTCGGAATCGTCACCGTCAACATCGTACTGGGTACCTGTCAGGTACGGGCGAACCTGTCCATACAGACCCTGGAACTGATCGGGGTTCTTGAGGAGGTGGGCCCGCAGCCTCTCGGTGCCCTGCACCTTGACCGTCTCTCCCTCGGGCGGCTCCCAAGTCAGCCATGCTCCGCCCTTCTTGACGACCCCGTGCCCGATGGCAATCTCCATGATGGAGCGGATGTCATCGATGCCCTCACCCCAACGGATGTAGAACAGCTCTTCGCGGCCCTGGCTCTTGGACAGCTTGCACTTGACCATCTTGGCGCGAATCACACCACCGTAGATGCGGTCCTCGCTCTTGTGGGTCAGGGCATTGTGCCGCTTGCCCTTCTCGTTCTTGATCCGGCGAAGCTCGATGCGGAGAGAAGAGTAGAACTTCCAGGCATTGCCGCCCTGGGGAGATGTGGTAGGACCGCCGCCGTACCCTGAGGTGTTGATGTTGGCGCGGGTCTGGGAGATGCCCAGGACAGCGGTGCCGGTCTTGTTGATGTCGGACTTCAAGAGGGGGAGGAACTCCGACCATGTTTTGGCCACGAGGCCAACACGGATGACGTTGCCGGTCTCTTCCATCTTGCGGTCAACCATGACCTGGGGAGCGGCTGCGCCCACAGAGTCGATGATCACCAGGTCTACGCCTGCCACGACGTAGGCACGGATGAGCTTGATCCCCTCTTCCAGGGATTCGGGCTGCACCAGCTCGAACTTCTCGGGATTGGCGATGGGGACACCGAGAGCGGCGGCGTAGTCGGGAACGATGTCGTTCTCCCAGTCCACATAGAGGACGGTACCACCAGCAGCACAGGTAGTTGCAGCAGCCGTCAGAGCCAGGGTGGTCTTACCACTGGACTCATGACCCCAAAGCTGTGTGATACGCCGGCGGGGGAGGCCAGGGCATGGGGAGATACCAAAGGCGTTGGGCTCTCCACCGATGAGGTAGTCGATGACCAGGGAACCCGTGGGGAGATGTTCGAGGGGCTCCTTGAGCTGGTCGGGGTCAAGGGACACACGCCAGTTGTCGTTCTTGAGCATCTTGGTTGCGGCAGCCCGTGCCAGTGCCAACACACCTGTTTTCGCAGCCTTCTTCTTAGCCATTGTTGGTGTCCTTCTGGGACCACAGGAAGAAACGCTCATCTTCCCGGTACATGACCCCACGATGTTGAGTTTTGCCGGCTTTTTTGCCGCGTATCCACGTCTTCACTTCCAAAAAGTATTTCTGTTCCACCTTGGAGAGGTCCTCCTCAGTGATTTCCCCCGTCTGCAGAGACCAGAACCGTGCTCCCAAGCGACCTACCAAGTAGGCGTCTGCTTCGTTGTGGTTCCAGCGCCCCTTTCCACCCGCGTCTGCCTTGGCTGCATCCACCATGTCCATCTTGCCCATCTTCCACTTGGGAGGTCGATCCAGGGACTCTCGGGCATGGGCTTTCGCCTGCATGGGGGACCAGAACACCACATCCTGCTTTTCGATGCGGAGGGCTTCACAGGAGTACAGGAAGAGCCCATACATGCCCTCTGACCACATGTCGTTGAAGATGGGGAACTCGATCCCTATCTTGTCGGGCTTCACTTCCCGAACCTTGGCTCGGAGATGCTCCCGCATGTAAACGTAGCGGTCTATAAACAACATTTTGGCTGGAGTCTGGAACCGCCCCCGTGAGGGGCAACGATCCAGACCCACAGCCAAAGTGTCATGCACTGCCCAACCGTAGTTGGTAAGGGAAGGGTCCAACCCTAGCACTAGCATGGGATGACCCTCCTTTCCTGCTACTCGGCCAGCACGTCGTCCAGGATGGCATCCACGGCCGCGGTGGTGTCGGGGTTGAAAGTGGCGCTGGTGCCGCCACCGCCGCCCAACTTCTCACGCACCTGCGCTACGGACATGTCAGTGGCGATCCGGTCACGGATGTTGGCCTCACACTCGATCACCTGATCCATGATCTTCTGGGCGATGTGAGCCAGCTTCTCGCTGCCGAGCACCTTGCGGAACAGGTTCTCCTTGCAGGGCACGATGTCCATCTTCTGGTACTGCGTGTCCGTGCACTTGGCCTGGATGTCATGCTGTCCCAGGGGGAACTCGTTGTGACGAGCGGAGAGCATGTCGTACTTGTCACGGGAGAACACCCAGGGCTTGACATCGAACTCGCCTGCCTCCAACCGCGTAGCATTCACCTGACCGTTGCGGTCAGTGGGCCACACCACCACGATGGTAGCGATGGTAGGCTTGGATGCCTGGCCAGCCAACTTTGCCATCTCGGGGCCCTTATCCAAGACGTAGCCAACACCAGGGATGTAGAAGCGCTTGGCTCCGGTGAAGCGGGGAGGGGGCTCTTCACTGGCTGCACGGATAGCAGGGGTCACCTTGGCCAGAACTTCCTTGGGGAGGCCATCCCAATTGAAGATGGGCTTGCCACCCTCATCCAGGTACCACCATACGAAGCTGAGACGCTCGGTCTCCCCTTCCTTGCCCTTGTAGCGGTCGAACCGCTTCCCACCGATCTTATCATCGTCCATTCCGAACGAGAATTCTACGAAGTCGCTCATGTCTACTCCTTGCGGCACAATGGTCATTGGTTTGGTTAGGACAGGTGCCGCATCTGTCTATACACGGTTCACTTTTTCTGTGACCCCCCGTAGTACAAGATCAGCCAAAAAGATCAACCAGAGAATCGAAGTCCATTTCAACAACGGGAGTCTCTGTCGATGTGGCTTGCGGAGGGGTCGCTGGGGGGCCCTTGTCATCCAACTCCACCAGGAAATCATCGATCTCCTGATCAGTGGCTGAGGTCTCATACACAGGCTTGGGATCGGGTTCTACTTCGGGCTCCACCTCTTCGGGCTCACCCGTAGTGTCCTCCTCCAAAATATCATCCAAGAGAGCTACATCCTCTTGCTGGATCTCCACGGAAGGGGGGACCACCAGAGGGGCTACCTTGGGCTTGGCTTCCTCTGCAGGAGCAGCTTCCGTGTCCTCCAAGATGTCATCCATGACCAGCTCTTCCACCACGGGCTCATCTGGCACCAGGATGTCATCCAAGATGTCCAATTCTGGTGCTGGGGTGGGTTCCGGTGCTGCCTCCACTTCGGGAGTGGGCTCGGGCTCTGGAGTGGGCTCTGGAGTGGGTTCTGGAGTGGGTTCCGGAGTGGGTTCCGGGGTGGGCTCCGGGGTGGGCTCCGGCTCCACAACTGCTTCGGCTAGGAGACCCTCCAAGGCGGGCTCTTCCACAATCTCGGGGAGGTCGGGGGCTGCACCCACATGGATCTCCCCCTCGGACTTCACACCCAATTCCCGTGCTTGCCGCACAGCTTCGGGGATGTAGCCCGCGAAAGACAGATCCACCACGGGCTCTTCGGGAGCCCGTGCGGACCCCCACCGGGAACCCAGGCCCACCTCTTCCTGACAGAGCTTCGTCTGGTCACGGATACGTCCCTGCATGTCCTTGAGATCAGCCCGCTTGGCTTTGATCACGGACATCACGGATTCCATATCCTGCACCAGGCTCTCCTGATCCCGGATAGCACGAGCCTCATCCTGTAGACGGGTCTTGGCGAAGGCTTCCCTGTCACGGACGTTGCGGCCTGCCATCACGATGGGGTCGTTGGCCAGCATGTCTGTGATCTGGAGGTCAAAATCTGTCTGTTGCTGCCGCAGAGCACGCCTGAAGAAATGCAGCTTGTGGCTGACATCCAGGAAAATCTGCTCACATCTGCTCAGGAAACCCCTGCACTGGGCAACCTTGCGGTTGAGCCGTTTGGGCCCATACTTGAGGGGGTCACTATCCAGGTGCACCTCCATGGAGGTCAGCTCTTGGAAAATGCGCTGAACATACTGCTCATCAATCTGAGGATCACTCACAAGCGCTCCTTGGGGTCGGGCTCCACACCCTACCCATTATCGTCCTGACCCAAAGCCCTCTGGATCAACTTGCTGTAGTTGGCCTTCACTGCCTTGATGGCATCCTGGCAGGTGCGGATGGGGAGATTCCCACCAGCCATGGCCGCTTCATATGCTCCAATGTCTGCCTGCATTGCCACCATGTAGTGTGCGATACGGGCTTCTTTCAGAGACATCCCCTGGGAGGCTGCATCAGCCTCTTCACCCACATGCACGAGACCATGCCCGCCATCCTCCTGCAGAGTGTCCCAAGCAGCAGAGAACCCCGCAAAGGAATCTCCCCTTGAGCCCTTGACGGAGCGGGTAGCTACCACCTTGGTGATGCGAATACCGTTCTTGATCTTGCGGAGCGTGCCCTCGATTTCAGCGGCGTCCATTTGTCCAGCCTCCTAGTGGCGGTGTCTGTGTATATACGCGATCCACCCTGGAAGAGAACCCCCTATACAGCAAAGGCTGCCTCCAACCTTTCGAGAAACAAAGTGTTCCGAATATCAGGCCGGTTGTTCTGCACAGCTCTCACGAGAGCCTCCCGCTCCCCTACCAGAATCACCCGCACACGGGCCCGTGTGATGGCGGTGTAGAGCAGGTTTCTCTGAAGCTGGTGCTGGAATCCCTTCACCAGGGGCATGATCACGGTGTCCGACTCCTGCCCCTGCATCTTGTGTACGGTCACCGCATATGCCAACCGAAGACAAGCGGAGGCATCCTTCAACTTGAAGGGGACTTGTACGGGTGGGACCCCGTGAATCTTGATCCCCACTTCACGAGCATGACGATCCAAACGAGCCACCTTGCCGAAGTCACCGTTGTAGACACCCAGGGAGTAGTTGTTCTTGACCACCATCACGCGGTCGTCTTCCCTCACAACCTCTGACCCCAACCGCATCTCCTGAACACCAGGCTGCTTCGGGTTCAACAGTTCCCGCAACCGGGAGTTCAGGTTGGTGACTCCCAAGGTGCCTGCATGACGAGGCGACATGACCTGGAAGAATTTGCGGTTGGTGTAGAGCTTCTGTGCCAATTTGAGCACAATCTCCAAGGCCCGATCCTCATCCGAGGTCTCCACCAGGATGAAGTCCGAGGACGAATCGCGCCCCGTCTCGGGGATCCCGCCAGAGAACACTGCATGAGCCGCCAACACGATGTCACTGGTCTCTTCCTGCCGGAAGATATCGATCAGGTTCACCATGGGGAACAGATCCGAGTTGATGAGATCACGGAGGACATTGCCGGGACCCACAGAGGGGAGCTGGGCAGCGTCACCGACAAACACGATCCGAGCGTCGGGCTTCGTGCAAGAGAGGATCCTGTAGAGCAGGTGCTGATCTGTCATGGACGACTCATCCATGACAATCACATCGGCGGGATGGGGGTCCTTACTGCACCGCCATTGTTCCCCCGAGCCGTCTGAACTCTCCAAGGTAGCGGACTCACCCACGATGCCTGCATAGGTGGATTCTCGTTCACCACCGACATCCCATCCCCGAGCACCGAAGGCCCGATGGATAGTAGAGGCGGGCGCTCCTGTCAGAGACGTGATCCTCTTGGCTGCAATGCCTGTCGGAGCCACCAGCAGGAAAGGAACCTCCGCATCACGGAGAACCTGAACCACAGACCGTAGAGAGGTGCTCTTGCCTGTACCGGGAAGCCCCGTCAAGATGGACACAGGCTCAGTCAGGGCATTCAGAGCACCCTGCAATTGATCCTTCGTCAGCTCCATATGACTACCTGCACTCCAATCCTGTAGAGCGGCATCCGCAATCTCGTGAAGGGTCGCCTTCTTGGGCATATCCGCTGCACGGTTCCCCACTCCCCGCAGACCCTTGATGTACTCCTTGTACCTCTTGGAGCGCTTGTCGAAACTCGCTGCCTTCACGCGGTCCCTCAACAGGGTGGCACCCTGCCTCTCCATTTCATGCTGCCAGGGGTCATATATGGCTGTCAGACCCTCCTTGGTCTCCCGGTCGATGACCAGGGCACCCTGTTTGTGCAACACGCCCAGACACCGCCCAATGGCCTCCAGGGTGGCATCAGGGATCATCTTCGGAACCTCCCCCGCTACCTGACCGGAAGACATGTAGAGATGCCCCATCCCCTTCTGGGACTTGATGATGTGCAAAATGGCTCCCCGGAGCCGTTCCTCGGACTCGGGGTCCAACCCCAGCCTTCGAGCCACTTCATCTGCCTGCTGGAATGATATCCCATCGATCCGAACCAGAGCCCAGGGGTCGGTGGACAACACCTCCTCTGCCTCCCCTCCGAACTTTGACCACACCTGACTGATCTTCCCCCTGGGGATGCCGGCTTTGTTCAGGAATTCCAGAGTCTTGTAGTAGGTCTTCCCCACAGCCCAGCGTTCCAGCACATATTCAGCGGTGCCTTGTCCTACACAGGCAGCAAGTGCCTCCACATCCCTGGCATCCAAGGTCTTTGCCAGAGACTCCCCAAGGCGCTCCCGGAGAACCCACAAGATGCGTTCCCCTACACCATGGGACTGGAGCAATGCAGATACGATCTCTGCGTTCCATTTGCGGATTACGGGTGCCTCGGTGATGAGCAGCTGTTTGCCGTACTTCTCATGCACCGTCCACTTGGCCTTGAAGCCGAACCACGTGCCCACCTTCACGGCGAGCCCTGGGACGTTCCCCCGCACGGGGACTGCCTGGGGGGTCACATCATAGGTGCGGATGCGGTTGGAGATGACAGGGCCCTCTTCGAACCCATCACCCTTTTTCTCCTCTTCCTCCTCGTCAGCGTCCAGAACCATCCGCAGGATGTAGAAATCCTGGGAGGCGTTCTCGAAAACGACAGCTTGAACTCTGCCACTGAAGAAATCAGTCATCGGCTTTGCCCTGCAGTTTGCCCAACACCGACTGGATATCGGAGAGCTTGGTACCAAGAGACTCAACAGCATCGAGATGGCCACTCTGTGCCAAGGTCTCACGCATCTTTTCAGCGGAGAACTTCGTCACACAGAGCACACGGGCCTGGTGCCCAGGGAGCATCGTGGTCAGCTGGGCTGGAACACGGGAACCATCGAACTGCTCTACCACCCAATCCCCTCCCTCCCGCACCAAAACACCTTCCAGATGCACAGCATAGAGTGTCTGATGCCGCTCCGGTAGGTGATGTCCAGCAGGACAGGCATGGGGTTGCCAACCACAAGACCCACCGCCCCAATGATGTGACACGATGGGGAAATTGGGCACATGGTGTGCCGTCAGGATGACATCCTGACCCTCATACGGTTGAAGGGCCTCAGCAACGGACTGTTGCCCTTCCTTGGGGAAGACGCCCTCCAACAACAACGCTTGGAACGGGTTCATGGTTCACCTCGTATCCCGTAGTACCCTGTATCAGAGGTGATCTAACCCATCGCAAATGGCATGACCTTCCCGAGGGCCTCCCCGACGAGTACTTCGACATCCTGCTCTCCCGCTGGCGTGAGGGTTTCCGCCCTGACCCAGAAGTCACCAAGACCCTCCGAGCCCAACTCCGCGCCCTGATCGACTCCACCTCGGACTGCGGTAAGGACCTCCCCCTCTACCAGCGCGTCCACATCTACCAGCGCGTCCACATCTACTGGCTCAACAGGGTGGCAGACTACCTGCGGGACGCGGAGTGCCTCCCCCCGCTGTTCTCAGGGGTCTCCCAGGAAGACCGCCGAATTCCACAGGACGCGGACTACCAATTGCACCTGAGAGACCTCAGAGAACGCCGGTATTTCCTGAGCAACATCAACACCCTCACCCGCTACCGCACCGAGCGAGCCCATGCCAAGGTGCTGCTGGAGTGCTACATCGGAAACGGCTGCAAGATGCCATACCCGACCATCCGAGAGCTGCGGGCATTCACCGCTGAGGGCTGCCCCACCTAGACCACTTGCAGCTTTCGGGCCACACGGAGCAGGATCAGGTAGCCAATCAGGTCTTGTTCCGTGTCCTCGGGGATCAACTTCGGGTCCTGGTTCATCAGCCGTGAGAGCTTGTCATCGATCCTGACCCGCAGCTGCTCCTCCGCGTCTGAGCGGGAGAAGATGCGCTTGGGGAAGAACACAGAATCTCCGTACTCGGAGTTTTTCTGCAAGAGCAGGTTCAGGATGGAGTCACACTCATCCTTGATTGCCTGCTGGGTATCTGGCCTACAGCTCACAGCTTCCACCGCGGCAAGCCAACTCCTGGGCACCCTCTCCACGATCTTCCCGCTCGTATGTGGACAGGTAGGAGAAGTCCACCTTGGGCATCAACGCCTGGGCCTTCTCATACTCAGCCTGATCGATCTCCTGGTAGGGAGGAAGGCGGTATTTCCCACCATCGAAGGGCAGGAAAGTCAGGCCGGTGATCCGGTCGAAGTTCTCCCAGACCCACTGCCCAATCTCTTCCCACTCATGCTCACGAACGTAGATGGTGGCAGACTGGTTGTGCCCACGCTCACCACACCATGTCTCCATGATGTGCAGGTAGCGATCACACTGCTCGATGGCAGTCTCGTGGTGGCGGAAAATGGCGTTCTCTGGGGCCTTGACGGGGAACCGCACGACCCAGACATTCACATCTTCCTTGGCCATGTGCTCTTGACCATTCTCGGGGAAGGCGGGGACGCCCGCATCCCGCACCATGCGGAACAGAGGGTCAGAGGCTGCGATGCGGACATGCCGGAAGTAGTAGGGGGAGAACCGGGGGTGGAAACCACTGGCACAATCCACCAGCTGGCTGGAGTTCCCGGAGGGCTTCCCACAGGTGATGGCTACGGGCATGTTGATGCCCAGGTATGCGGTGGCCTCAGCGGCGGTGTCACGAGCCACACTGTTGAGGTAGAGCATCACTTCGGGATCGGTGGACAGCTTCGGGTTGTCACACTGACCCGTAATATCCACACCCAAAAGCCGGTCTTGCTCACACACCTGAGCCCAACCAGGACGCAGATAAGGGACGTAGGTAAACGTGGACTGGAGAGCACCCACCCACGTGGCCAGGCGCACCTTTTTGGCCATGGTCTCGCGGGTGTCATGGGAACGCATGACAGCAGAGGTCAGGTTGCAGAAGCTTCCGGAACCACCCTCACCCGTAATTGCGTCATTGGCAGTGTTGAACCGGAGGAGGATCTCCCCACAGGGATTGGCCCTACACTCACCACCGCGCTGTTCACGACGCCACTGCGGGTAGGAGAAGAAGCCACGCTCGCCCGACTTGGAGTTGACCAGGGACCGCCACTCAGCCTCGAACAGCGCCTCGGAGGGCTTGCCCTCGTACACGGCGGTGTTGTTCGACATGTAGCGGATGGCGGGGAAGTCGCCCCGCGTCCAGTCCTTGGCGTGACGGATCTCCTCGTTCTCTGGATCCGAGAAAGAAATGAGGGCTGCACGACGGAAACCCCCCACCATGACGATCTCTGCAATCTGGCAGCAGATGTCATGTACTTCGAGGGGACGGAGTTTCCTGCCACCACCAGCCAGCACGGTTGTTTCCGCAAAGTCCATGAGCTTCCGCAGAGGCTCAGGACCCGAGGCGCGACCCCCCTTGATCTTCAAAGGTGAGCCCGCAGGACGGATGCCGCTGTAGTCGAACTCGACCTTGTAGCCCTTCCACCACTGCTGCACGCCGAACCACAGGGCATCAGCCCAGCCTTCGGTGGAATCCGCGATGGTGTGGTGGATGGTGGTGTTGGAGGTTTCCCCAACAACGGGGAGTGCCTCTACGAAGCGGGACTCGACCGAGAAGCCCACTCCGGTACCCTGCATGAGGATGTAGAGCAGTTCCGAAAAGGACTTGAGGGAGTCCATGGGCAGGAAGCTGCAGTTGTACATGCAGGTGTTATCCCGCTTGGCTGCCTCCCCAGCTGCCCACAGGGCCCGCATGGAGGGGAGCACTTCCATCTGGAGGATCGCTGCCTGGATCTCTTTGCTGACATGACGGGGAATGTCCCGCTCCTCTGTCACGAAGTCCATGTACCGCTGAACGGTCTCTGGCCAGGTTTCCCGACGCCCCTTCTCGGTGACCCAGCGACTATAGGTGCGCTTGTAGATGAATTCGCTCAACAGGTTTGGAAAGACCTCTTGAGGTTCGGCCTCTCTCTCCAAGTTGATGCGGGGAAGGGTCCAAGTCGTACCTGTAGCAGAAATGTCGGTCATCCGGGGTCTCCCAGTGTGTCTAAATCTGTCCCCGTGATGGGGCTGATGCTGCGGGCTGAGTCTCAGATAGGGATCCGGTATAAACCAGCTAACGAGCTTTTCCGGTCAATGACTCTACCGACCGCGGCGGGCCATGTACGCTGTCACCACCAGAAGAGTTTCTAGTTCTGCCCAGGGGTGTAGATGCCCCTTTTTGACACCTTTTTCCACTTCCACAGTGTTTCGGAAAAGTCTCAAAAACACATCCTTGCTCCAAGCACGGGCCACAGGAAGAATGTTCTTCTCGTAATAGAACCTGTTGACCCCCATCGCCCGTGCTGCCTCCGTCACAGGTATACCTCGCTCTACCAGAGCAGCAGACTGCAACCACTTCAAAGCTTGGGAGCCAAGCCTCCGGCAGACCATGATGGTGGGATCACCGGAGGCCCCCTTTTGGATTTGGGCCAGCTTCCTCATGATGGCCACAGGCTGCATCATAGCCACAGCATCCACCAGGGCGTTCACGTCCGAACCACCCAGGTTTGCCACGACCTTGGCCAGGTGATCTTTCCCGATGGTTTCCAACCCAAGAGAGTCCAGCAGGCAACCTACCTTGAACACCTCGAAGGAGAGCACCCCCAGGTCGGTCCCCACCGCCCTGACAAGGGCAGTGGCTGAATCCTTGGAGATGCCCTTCCCGTGGCGCTTAGCCTCCTTCACCACGAAGTTGGCAGCATACTCATCCATCTCGTAGAACGGGGGCGCATCGATCTGGCGGTGGTAGGGCTTCGGGATCTTGGACACAAAGTGCTTCCAGAGCCGGGTGCTCTTCGCAAGGGCACCCTCGTGGTACACCACCACGACCACCCCATTGTCCTTGGCCTCATGGTGCCGCCACAACATGTCCATGTCGGCTTTGATGGGGTTGGTCAAGATCACGAGCTGCTCATCCGAAAACATGAACCCACCAGACAAGCATCCCTGCAGCGCCTCGTGCTCTTCCCCATCCAAGGTCGATACGCGCCGGCCCTGCTTCTCAGCCACTGCGATGCCTTCACGCACAAAACGACCGGCAAGGAATTTGTCTGTGCCTGTGACGGCAATGACCGGAGGCGGGTTCACCCACGCTGTGCTCATCATGTCTCCGAAAGTAGAAAGGCTTCGATGACCTCGTTGGGGGAAAGGGCGCGGTTAGCACCCAGCTTCGTGCGAAGGGACTCCCACAAAACAAGGTGCCCTGTCCCTGCCTGTTTAGACAGATGGTGGGCGGCTGCCCGGAACACCTGGGTCCCATCGAACACATAGTCCTTGATCCCCTTCAACCCGGAGATGCGGTCAATGACCACATCGTACTCCTTGTCCACAGCAGCTTGGCAGACACGCCCGATGATGGCTGCCACCTCGGGATCAGTGGCATACTCCCCAGGACACCAGCGCACAAAACAACGTGAACGGATGGTTCCGCTGACGCCGCCAAGGTCTTCGGCCCACAGATAGGGCTGAAGAAGCTCACCGTTGAACTCCTCGATGCTTTTTAGCAGAGGATCCAGGGAGCCGATCTGCGCCTTGTCCAAAGGGCCTGCTACCAGGGTGGCCAAACGATCCCCCACAGGCGTGGAACTCATGATGGCAACCACCCTGCGGGCCACCTCGATGTTGAATTTGTCCTCCCCGTAAGAACCCATGAGCCGACCCTTGGCGCTGGCATCCGCCAGAACCAAGTCCCTTGCCCCTGGCCCATGGTAGAGCCAGCAATTCCCACTAGACCTGGACATGGAATGTCCTCCCACAAGTCTTGCACTTGTACCGCACCCACCAGCCACCACCAGGACGCCGCTTCTTGAACACGATCTCAGACTGGTTCCCCTCACAATTCTGATGTCCCCGGCACTTGATCCAAACGACTTCGGGTTCTTTGGCCATGGTGTGCTCCTGCGGGTGAGGGGGTTCTACTCTGAACCCTCTCCCGTAGTACCCCCTAGCTGTTCAGGGCGTACCCCGCATCCTCAAAAGAATCATAGAGAGCCTTCCCAATGTTCTCCACCCACTCCCGCTCAGCCCCACGCTTGAACGCATCCCGCATCATGGGGGTGTTCACTTTCCAGCGGTCATCCTCCAGCACAGGAAGCACCTCCTCCTGCCATTGCTTCCACTGCACATCCACAGGGAGCCCAGACAAGAGATCGTAGGGACGACCACCATGAGTCTGAATGATCCTGACAAAAACACTAGGCTTCGCCCTGGAAGCTCCAGGGAACACAGGCTCCGCCAACCCCATCAGGATGTAGAAGCAAGGATACGCCAGAGTGGTCTTGGCTTCCTCAGCAGAAATCGTGCGTGCCGGACCCTGATTCATGACAGCCCTCTTGAGACAAAGCAACCAGGGTATGAAGACCCTGTTCGTGTAGGACCATCATATCGTCTTCCACGTCCTCCTCGTCAGGAAGAGGAAGATTTTCTCTTGGAGCACCCAAGAGAGGGATCATCCCACGCATATAGGCCACAGGACTCCTTGGGCACCAAGTCTCCCCCTTGGAGACGATGTGCCTAGCCAGTCCCAGCAGGACTGTCTGAACCTGGGTGTCAGGATCACCTGTCAGCTTCCGAACATGACGATGGCTGGGAGCATCCCGTTTCAGGAGGCTGGCACGGATCTCTTTCATCCAGAATTCCTGGGTCTTGGGTTTCTGTAAGTCCATGATCCAGGAGAAGCTCCGGTGACCTATCAGGTTCCCCAATGCTCCCCACCACTCGTTCAGAGTCAGGTCATCCACACTCAGATGAACATTCAGGTGTTGAGGAGTCGGAAGGAACACAGCAGGCCAACAGGCATCGATCTGTACTTTCTTTTTTTCCTCTACAGGTTCCTGCTCTGACAGGAGTGCCTCCCACCCCTTCCCATCCATCCTCCGACAGGATGCCTCATATCCCCATCCCTTTCCGCCGATGTAGGTCTTCTGCAGTTTCCTCTCCGACACCAGCTCTGACCTCAGTTTCCGAATAGCCCCAGGGCTCTCTATCCCCAAGATCAATCCCAATTCCTCCAGGGACACCAAACAGGGAGTGTGGGTCCTGGAGAGGTAGTACAACCAGATCCGTGCCTTCCTGGAGAGCAAGCTGCTCCCCTCTCCTCCGAATTGGAGGATTCCTACAGGAAGAGACAGGTATCCGCTAGCATCATTGACCATTCAGACCCTCTGCCGTGTTCTACTCCGAGAGGATACCCTAGTCAACCGATCCCCGTTCCCGGTGATCCCTCTAAGGGATCACGGAGAGAAAGTGACCCCCCCCTTGAAAGGGGACTTAGAAGGTTGGGAATATGGCCTCTGATCCCTCAGAGGGATCACGGGACTCCCCTGTCTGCTATAGCAGGAACAGGAATCTTGATCTGAGTCCCTCTTCAGAATCCACATCCCTGCAGGGGAAGCCCGGTGATCCCTTAGAGGGATCACGGAGCCTCTATACCTGGGTGATCCCTTAGAGGGATCACTGGGAGAGGAACTTGGTAGCCACCCTCTCGGAGGACAGTCGGGTATGGGAACCACCGAGTCCTAGGGTCTCTCCGATCAGGAGCTTGTCAGCGAAGGCCCTCAGTACAGGATCCTTCTCAACGATCTCGGTGGCTGCTACCCCGACCTTACGAAGGATGGCACCTACAGCAGTTCCTGAGATGTTGTACTCCTGTGCGAGCTGCTTGTTGGAGATGCCCCTCTTGCCCAGTTCGATCCGCTTCTGGAAGATTTCCACATAGTGAGGCTGCCTGAACTTTGTCTTCAGCTTGTCCAGAAGCCGGTTCCAGAATTTCCTGCCGTTGGGAGAGCGGGTGAGGGTCATGTGGAGGCTGGTTCCCGAGTCATCCATCCGAAGAGAGGTGACATCATGGGGGACACCTTCGGTGACCTGTCCTGGGGTCACGTTGGTCTTGATGGGAGCCACCCTCTGCCGGTACGCATCTTCACGGGTGCTCAACCTCTTCACATCAATAGCCTTCTGGCGAACATGATTGATGAGGTGAGATCGAAAGGCTCCCAGACCCTTCCCTGTTTCCCGGACCGTATCTCCGAACCTGCCAGCCAGATAGTGGAAAGCCCCTGTCTTGGTGGAGATCTCTCCGATCACATTCTGGATGACATCTTCAGCATCGATGTCGTTACCCGTAATGGAACGGGCCTTGTGCCACATGGCCTTGTAGAGATTCTGGCTGTTGGTCTCCAGCCAGGAATCGTCCAGCTCGACCTCGTAGTTCTCTCGGAAATACTTCGCAGCTGCAGGGAGCCCATACTTGGGGTTCCTTGTCCAGGTGTTCTTCGTAACGCCTGCTACAAGCTCCAAGATGCGTGCCCTGATGACAGCATCGAACATCGTTTCCATAGAGCCGGTCTTCAGAATCCAACGGGTGGCTACACGGTGAAGCATGATCTTCCTCTATCCCTGGTGGGTACACCCCCCCGAAGAGATAGAAGGATAACCGAAACCGCGAGGCACCCCTGGGGGCTCTCTGTTGTGTGCCGTTAACGCCCTTTTTCGGGAAGTTGTAGAAAGTCCCGAATGGGCTCTTGACAGGTACGCCCCCCTCCTATACTCTGGCTGGGAAGTCACGTCCTGACCTTACTTGTCCCTGTCGTGATTCACCCTCCCCTGACCCCAACGCCTGGTTTCCTGCCATGCGACGGAGACTGAATGCCCCGGAAAGACGCTTCCTACAAGGGCCCTGCGCCCCAGGTATTCTACAACCCCCTTCTTCGTACCCTCGGAGAAAGCACAAAGCACACCGCTGGTGTTCCGCTGACCCCTCGGTCACAGTACCACCCCACACTGATGGCATCAGGCATCGACCCTGACAACTGCCCCTGGGAGATGGAGGGCTTCAAATTCAATGCCGCTGGAAAGAAGGTGTACAAGGCTGGTGTCTACCACCGTATCCGCCGCGCCTTCATCCACCTGCAGGCAAAGGGAATGGCTGCTCGCATCAAGGGAGCACCCGGAACGAGCAGGGGGTTCTGGACTCTCACAGAAGCGGGGGTCGAATCTGCCCTGTCTCTCCGTCAGGCAGACCTCGACATGGGAACCCTCACGAACCCCATCCTGCACGCCCTGGCTGAAGCCAACCTGTACAAGACCAAGGGTGTCCCCCTGAAGATGTGGGGATACCGCATCGTGCCCCTGATGGATAACAGCATCCACAGGAAGGACGCTCTGGCTCTGGTGGAGAAGGCGCTGCCTGTCCTGGTGAGTGCTGGGCTCGTGCAGCAGAAGAAGGGCCTGTGGGTTCTGACCCCCTCTGGTGTGGAGAAGGCCCTGGGCATCCGTGCGGACTATTCCGAGTGGAACGTCACGACGTTCTGGCTCAATAGTGTGCTCCCCGAATTCTACCCGAAGATGGAGCGGCACCTGTCTGCCAAGTTCCCCCGCAGCCGGGACTTCAACGAGATTCTGGATCTGGTCAACAACTACCTGACCAGCCTGATGAGCCGAGATGGCCTGCGTCCTCGCATCAAGGCTGGGAAGCACCCCTGTGTGAGCCAGCTCTGCCGCTGGGCAGCCCGCCAGGCATGCTCCCAGTTCCGCAACGAGGGCAGAGATGCCCACACCCGCTCCTTCAAGGGTGCTCTCACCGAACGTGATCGTCGGCACCTCCAGAGCATGTCTGAGGGTGGGCCCCAGGATCTGCTGGCCGACACCATGCACTCAAGCGATCTGGACCCCATCTTCCTGCAGACGAACAGCGAAGGGCGTGAGAGCACCATCGTTTCGGGTATTGGGCAGAAGGCACCCCTGATGGATGTCTGCGGTGGCGATCTCGAAGATGAGATCAGCGAGAGGCTTTCCCGGAGCTACGGGTTCAGCGTCATCGAGAAGGTCATCAGGCGGCACAAGCAGGGAGCCCCCGAGCGGTATGTGCGGCTGGCCCGCGCCTACATGCTGGAAGGCTCCGACATCAACGACATCGCTCGTATCGAGGGTGTCAGCCGGAACAGGGCAGCGTCCCTGGTCGCAACCATCCGTGGCGTTCTACAGAAAGCACAGCAGGAAGGCGAACTCAAAGAAATCCCGGCAATCTTTTTCGAGTAGCAGGCCCTCACAGACTGAAGCTGCCCTTACCGGCAACCCCACGCTGCCTCCTAGACCCGCAAGGGCCTGGCGGGCAGCGCCAAAGCTTCTGTGCTCGAAGAAGATGCGAAATCATGTTCAGTTCTGGGGGTCTCTGCGTAGTAGGGATGACCCCAAGAGGAACCAGAGCATGCCCCGCCCCAACAACGAAACCTTCACCGGCCACTTCTTTGACCTCCGCGTCTTCGAGGGCCCCGACGCCGAAAAGGCTGCCCACGCTTTCGCGATCAAGGCTGGGGAACAGGTTGGCATGACACTCGATGTCCATGAGGCCAACAGGTCTTTCGAGACCAAGGGTCAGTACGCCAGCATCGACATGACCGGCTGGCCCAAGGATGTCATGTTCGGCTCCTGGTTCGAAACCCTGATGGCAGAAATCGGCGTCCGCATCGATGATTAGAGGTTCAGTCCCGAGGACTCCTGCGTAGTAGAAATGACCGAAGACCCCCACTCCCCAAGAGGAACCAGACCATGCCCGCCACCAACGCCTCCCCCACCCCCGTCCTCGCCGCCAACATGCAGGGAATGACCAAGGGCCGCTTCATCGGCCTCATCACCACCCTGAAGGGCAAGAACAAGGGTCGCGGTGCCGCCAAGAAGCTGTACGGCGACGCCACCATGCACTACGTCCTCTACTTCGGCTTCAACTACGGCTCCCTGGTCATGCGCTCCCGCGCCCAGCTGGAGGGGATGGACCCCGAAACCGTGCTGGAAGAGGTGCGCGGTGCGGGCCTCACCGGCAAGAGCGGTGCCGACCTCACCATGGACGATGTTGTGATCGCCCTCGCTGACCTCAAGGACAGCTTCGACAGCACCGCCGCCGGCACCAGCCGCGCTACCACCGCGGACGTGTTCGAACCCCTCGTGGTGGACGGTGAGCGTGTTCCCAACTGCCGCGTCTACATCGGTGACAAGGCCGAAGAGAAGGGCACCATCTACCTGCAGGGCCTCGTCATCGGCCGCAAGTGCCTGGAGCCCGCCCCCAACGGTCCCATCCCCGCCGCCAACAGCCGTGGCGACGTGGTGGTCAAGAACTGGCTCCGCAGCCAGCTCCCCATCGGCAAGCTCCGCCAGTTCATCCTGAAGCGGGACGGTGAGTTCCTGCTCCGCGCCGAAGGTGCCACGAGCACTTGGCTGGGTCAGGATGCCCTGGACAACGCCAGCGACGTGCCGGTGGACATGAGCCAGGTCGCGTAGTCCCCTGTGCTTTTCCTGCCCCCAAGGGGTAAGGGGGAGTATGGTTGAACGCCCTACCGCTAAGACATTCCGGGAGCCTGCGCTGCGGGCTCTCGGAAACCTTTGTGATCTGACCCCCGAGAAGGATGTGTCCTACAAGGATGTGTGCAGGGTGGTCCTGGAGACGGAGGGGTTGACGGAGGATCAGTACGGCATCCAGAAGGGCTCAGGTCGTCCCTGGCTCCATGTCTGGATCGGATGGGCTGCTACCCGAATCCTACGGGAAGAGGGGCTCCTGGAATTGGTGCCCAAGACCCGAGGCAGGTGGTATCTCACCACGGAGGGTGTCATGGCTGCAAAAGCCCTGCTCGAAAAGCCCGAGACAACCACCCCCGTAAATGAATCAGGGGTCTGCTTCCACTTGCAGGGAGCCGCAGACACGTACAACAAGGATCGCTATCTCCGAGCCCTGGCCATAGAGAGCCACGGCTGCATGGGGCACTACTCCGACAAGGATGTCTGCTGGGAATGCACCCTGGGGGCTACCTGCAGGGATCAGACTCATTTCTACCTTGCCCAACTCGCTGTCCTGCTCGATGAACAGGACAAAATCAATGCTGAGATGGTGGATGTAGACCCGCAAGATCTGGAAGCCATAGACCCCGTGGGCGACCCAGATGATGAGCCCGATGCAGCCATCAACGACCCGGAACTTGATCACCTGGTGACTATGATGGAGGACGCGGATCCTGGTACCCTCAAGGGATCCGGCGAGATGCTCTTCGTGGTTCAGAATGAGGGTGTGTGTTTTGTCTGCGGGGAGAAAATCCCAGCAGGCGTGGAGGCCTACTGGAGTACGGCTGGCCTCCGGCACAAAGACTGTACTCCAACCTAGGGGGCAGGGGATGATCCGACACCACACCAACAGCCAAGAGCAAGCAGTCTTCACCGGGAGGGTTCAAGAACTCCAGGCAGCCTCCGCGTGGGCAAGATGCGTCATGCACCTCATCTACGGGGAGGAGCTGGGCGAACGGATGTACCGGCAGCTACCCGCCTTGCGGGTGCTGTCTTTGTGGGCCTGGGCTGGGCAGCAGGGTGACGCCTAGTCTTCCCAGCTGATCCATCCTGCCACTCCCTTCGGGGCAGCGGAGGCGATCCGGATGCTGGCATCCGGGTAGGTGCCCAGAATCATGCGGGAGTAGTTGCAGCGAGCAGCCTTGGTGTGCTGTCCCAGGAATCCCGTGAGGGGTTCGTAGAGGGAAGCCTTGCGCCGATGCAGATCCGCACTCACGGTGCCCGCGAAGTCCCTCACGTCCATACAGGCAGCGAGGCCCAGGCGTGCTGTCTTGGAAGGGAACCCGTACATGCCATAGCTGGTGACTGCAGCTTCCTTGGTCACGGTCTTGTCGGAGGATACCTTGGGACCCATGTTCTTGAGGGCTGTCAGGAGGATGCGAGCGGAGCGGGACTTTCCACGCTTGGCATGGGTGGTCAGGAAAGCCGCAACCTTCTCATCCTTCTGCCAAGCCTTCCTGGCGATGGCTGAGGCCCTACGCTGGAGCTTGCGGACGGAGGCTTCACAGTCACGCTGGACAGCCTTGGTGTAGCCATAGAGGCCAGCAGCAGCCTGGGCTGCTTCCTTCTTCTGGCAGTCACAGTCGGGGTCATCGGAGCCAGGCTCGTAGCCCGTGGTCACGTCCGTCTCATCACGACCCTCATCCCCTACGGGAACCTGGGAGTCAGCGGTCTTGTGACCAGGCTCGAAGCCCTCTGGGGTGGTGTGGCCAGGCTGGAAGCCCTTGATCTCGGGGTCGTCGGGCTTGGGCTCGTCACCTACGGGAACCTGCGATTCTGCGACCTTCCAGGTCAGACGCTGGCGCGTGCTCATGGCGGACTCCTTGGTGCGAGCGGCATCAGCCTCTTCACGTTCGGCCTGGGCCTTGTCTTCATCAGCCTCAGCCCTGTCCTCAGCGCCTTCAGCTTCCTGTTCTGCATCCCCGGACTCGGAGGATTCCTTGAAGTTGTCACGGTTCTGGAGGTTCTCCAGACGCCACTTCTTGGCTTCCTCTTCCGACATGTTCTCGGTGGGGTCAGCAGGGACACCCTCCTCGAAGCGTGCTTCCTCTTCGGAGCCGGTCTTGCCAGGCTTGAATTTGGCACCCTCGTTGTGCTTGAAGCCCTTGGGCATCTTGCCCTTCTTCAAGTCCGCGATGATGGAGTCGAAATCGGCGGGCCCGTGGTCATGGCTGATGTGGGTGCTCATCGAGAAGTCGGTCTTCTTGCGGGTGTGCAAGGTGATCTCGGTCGTGCCGTCCGGGTGGAAGCCCAGGTCTACAGAGGACCAGACGCCGTTCACGTTGGGCAGCTTGGACTTCTTGGTCTTGACGAACCCACGCCCAGCGGTCTTGCCAGGATTGACCTTGCCTGGGAACTTCTTCAAGGAGTATTTGGAACCGGGGATGTGTTCCTCTGCCCACGCATCGGCTTCCCTCTTTGTGTCGAAGGCACCCCGTTGCAGGGTCTTGGTGCCATGCCACTTAGTGGGCTTGTCCTTGCCCTTGACCGGGGGGATGATGACGGTGAAATATGCAGTCTTCGTGGTCTTCCCTTCCATCTCCTCGCGTACCTTGACCACGGAGGGGGGAGGGTTCTCATTCATCTCCTTGAATTCGGGGCCGACGACTGCGGATACCTGTTCCACGGTCATCTTGATGCCCTTCTGGAACTTGGCGTCCCGGTACTGGGCCAGCTCGGCTTCCATCTGGGGAATGGTGTAGGGCATTTCGTTACTCCTTGTCCGTGTCGAGGTAGCGATCCGCTACCCGGGTGGCCATGTGCCTGTCGCGGTTCTTGTGCTTGGGCTTGCGATTACGACCTGTAGCCACATCCCGATCCCGGTTGTGATGAGGACCAGAACGCCGACGATTCATGGTGACAGCCTCGGGGCCTTCACGCCGCTTCGGCTTATCCTTGTCCTTGATCCTGATGGTATCGACGATTCTGTTGCGCCTACTCATGATGCATCTCCTGCATGACCTTGCGGATAGCTTCCCGCTGAATGTCTCTGGTAACTGTCTGGCGTGAGTGCTGGGCCACATTCAGCTTCTGTGAAGCTACGACCTGTCTCCCGTCCTTGGTGATCTCGGGTTCGATAGCACACGCTGGTCTTCGAACGAGATAGTTTGGCCACTTCTCGTACCACCCTGCATAGAAAGCGTCCTCGTGGACGATCCTGGTGGTCTTGTCCGGGTTCGGGATGTTCGGATCCGCGACCCACACATACAGACCATCCCCCTCTCCCTTGACCGTGCAGGCAGCGGGCAGTGTCTTGGGGAGCCCCTCAGTCACGTCATAGACCACTGAGGCATGGCTCCAGTCCCGACCCTCTGGGTTCCAGGCGATCATGATAGGGATCTTCTGGTCTGTCCAGGCCTTGAGCTGGCGGATCGTGGCGGGGACGGTCAACGTCGCCCGCATCCCATAGTGCTGGGCTGCGGCGAGCGCGTGCTCCCACGCTGCCCCCTTCATAGGAGCTGCTCCCATGACCTTGTTCACCTCTTCCTCGTCGCACTTCACGCCGTTGGCTTGGAGGCAGAGCATGAGAGAAGTGCTCATGCACGTGAACTGAGTGCGCTGTCGCACGGGGGTCACATCGGCTTTGGCTTTACGGTTCTGCATGGGCTCTCACTCTCTCAGGGCAATATCTCCTGTCCACTCCCAGGCGATAGAGAGATCACCGATACCGATCAGGAACGCCCCTTGACCTGAAGCCTCCAAAGTGGATAAGATGCAGGGGCAAATGCAGCTGGTTGAGCCTTTGCAGGCTTTCAACCTATACAACACTCCATCTCCGGGGTGGTGTGGGCTGCACACAGGGAAATTCATGAACTTCAAGATGGCCTGCCCCAAATGTGGGAGTGAGAACCTCAACGCGGAGCGGGATTACGGCTCCTATGTGCGAGGGGGGGCCATGATGGTCAAGTGCTACATGTGTGGCAAGAGGATCTATGGGGAGCAGAACATCGAGGCGGAATACAAAAAGCAGTTGAAGGAGTGGAAGGTCGCCCAGCCCCTGAAGGACAAGATGGCACAGGGTTTCGATGCCGCCGCTGTTGCTCGCAAGAAGGCAGCAATCGAAGCCAGGGGAGCCAGGGAAGCCGCAGACAGGGTACATCTCGCGGAGAAGGTCAGGTTGCAGCGGGATGAGAAGGACAAGAAGAAGACGGAGGCTTTCAGGATGCAGAAGGAAGAGGCGGATCGGAAGAGGCGGATCGCAACTGAAAAGGCAGAGAACCAGCAGACAGGGGCGGAGGGCATTGGGCAGGAGATCCAGCGCCGTAAGCAGGAGATCGCCCGCAAGGTGTTGGAGACACAGCGCCATATGCAGGAGATCGAGCTTCGGCGGAAGCAAAAGGACGAAGATGGCAGCCTCCTGGTAGAAAAGGCTCGGCTTCTGGAAGAAAAGGCTCGGCTTCTGCTAGAGAAGGAGGCTGAGGAAGCCCGCCTCCAAGCCGAGGCAGAACAGCGCCGCAAGGATGAGGAACTTCGTCAGGCAGCAGAGGCTGAACGGCAGCGGGAACTCCAGAGGGTAGAAGGGCGGCGGGTGATGGCTACCATCCAGGCTGCCAAGACTGACATCCAGATTGCCCAGGAACGCATGGTAGCTATCGACACCCAAATCCTGGAACTTCAACAGGAACGGGTGGATGGCTTGGCCACGATACAGTCCCTCCAGGCCCTCCTCAAGACGACAGAACTTCCCATGATCCGTCTCGAATCAGCGAGGCAGATGGCAGCCCTTCGGGCTGGAAACCCACTTCCGCGTATCATGGTGGTGTGCTCCTATTGCGACGACCCCTTCTACAAGCTCCCCGGTGATGCCAAGAAGAACAAGAGCGGACACTTCTACTGCTGCCCCGAGCACTTCACACTGTGGCGCAGGAAGCAGCGGGATGCCGTTGCCATCACTCTGGTCAGGGAAGAGCCCCAACTCATCGCCAAGCCCTCAGCCCCCAAGGGCAGGGTCACTGTGACCTGTGACCACTGTGGTGCCCCCGTGTCCAAGACTGCAGGGGAGGTGGCACGGAGCAAGACCCAGCAGTTCTTCTGCAACAGGGCACATCACCAGCTGTGGCTGAAGGCCAACCCCGATGTGTTCCGGCAGATGGCCTACAAGCAGGCTGCTACCCGTCGCGGGGAAGCATCATCTCCAAAGCGTCCTTGAAAGCACCAGGGGCCAGGTCTTTCACGGTCTTGCCCAGTAGTGCTTGCAGCTGCTCTGCCATTTCCTGAGCCCAAGCATCCCGATCTCCCGGCTCCATCTCGGTCAACTCCTGGATGAAGCCGGGTTCTTTTGTCTCCTTGATGAGAATGTCGAGGATCGCCTCACGCCTGACTGCTTCGGTCAGGAGCCCTACCGCAGCCTGCTCCAGACCCCCAGAAGGCCACGACATGAGCATCTCGTGGTCTTCCTTGCTCTGTGGTCGGTGCATGGCGAACATCTGCCCTGTGGGGGCTCGGCACAGCCACACTTCGAGGATCACACCCTCCCCCTCTGGGAAGGAACCCTTTGCCCATGGTTTGATGGGGAGGCTCATTTCTTGATGTGGTTCATGAGGACACCCAGGACATCCTCAGGGGTGCGGTATTCGTTCCAGTCCACCGCAGTCACAACGGCTCCGATGGGAGGCTCATCGAAGAACCGCTCATACTCCGTGATGACCTTGTTCAGGTAGCTCTGCTGCATCCCGTCTTCGGCACCCCTGTTCCGGGCCTGCACACGCTCCCACACAACTTGGGGATCCGCTCGGAGGTACAGGATGATGTCCGGGAGATAGGCTTTCTCCAGCAGGGCTCGGAACACGCGGTCGTAGGTCTTGAACTCACGGTCATCCATCAGGCCCATCTGGTGAACAGCTTTTCCGAAGATGCGGTCTCCCCACAGGCTGCGGTCATGGAGGGTGATCCCTCCCAGGTGACATGTCCTAGCAGCATCCATCACGCGGCGGGTCAGCAGTTCGATCTGCATCGCCAGCGCCCACCTGGAGGGATCCTTGTAGTAGTCCTCCAGGTAGTAGTTGTCGTCCACTGGCTCGGTCACCAGTTGGCACGGGAACAGCTCAGCCAGCTGGTTGCAGAGAGTGGATTTTCCTACGCCAGGAGCACCTTCGATAGCGATTCGCATACCCACTCCACAGGTCATTTTGGTTTCTTTATTCTACCCGTATTGAGGGGCCTTGATCCGAGGATCCCAGAGAAAAGCGTTTAGAAAGACCGGCTTCTGCGTAGGAACACTGAAAAGAAATTCTCTCCGGCCCCTTGACACCCCTCCGTGGTTGGAGTAAATCTTTCCATGTCGGAAGTATTCCACACAGCCCGCAAGGATTCATTTTGAACCTCGACCGCGATCCCGTCGTTCCCCGCAAGCCATCCATCCTGGAAACCGACTGGTACAAGATGTTCATGGCCTGGGTAGGCTACCCCCTCCGGGAAGAGACCTTCGTGTTCCAGATGCGGCGCGGTGGCCCCTACGTCATGCCGGTCGACCCCGTGGAATACGTCAACAGCCTGCTCCCCACCGTGAGGCAGTCTGACCTGTCCTACATCGAGGAACAGGGGTTCCCCATGGGCCCCGCCTACGTCCAGGCGATGAAGGGCTCCGTGAAGGTCATCGGTGTCCCCAAGGGTCGGTGGTTCTCCGCCAATGACCCTGTGCTGACCGTGACCGGCCCCAGTGCCCTCGTCAGCTACCTGGAAGCCAAGCTGACCATGCTCCGCTTCCGCATCCAGACCGCCACCATCGCCTTGATCGAACCCGAAACCCTTCAGTACCACTTCAGCACCGTCACCTGTGACCGCGAGCGGGAGATCGTGCTGGAGACCCTGGATACGGTGAACGTCGAGATCGAGTTCAAGATCAAGGTCGACCGACAGGGCTACTACGACCACATCTACGCCCGCGCCAAGGAGCTGGTTGATGCCGTGGGCTCTGGCAAGGTCCTGGAAGCGGGGCTCCGAGCAGCCTCCTGCATGGAGCAGCACCTGATCGCTCTCAGCGCCTGCCAGGCCGCAGGGTTCGAGGCTACCAGCAATGTCTACGGTGCCATGCGCCTGGGCATGACGCCCCGTGGCACCACCGGCCACGAACACCACCAGCGGTGCGGCATCGGGGAGGACCCCGACTATGAAGCCTTCACCACCGCCCGTGACCGCGCTGCAGGCGTCCCAACCTTCCTGCTGGACACCATCTCCACGCAGGACAGCGGCATCCCCGCAGCCACGAAGGCGATGGCCGAGGCCCGTGACCGTCTGTGCGCGGTGCGGTTCGACTCCGAAGACACCATGGTAGAGGACTACGCCGCCGCGATCCTCATGTTCATGGGCTTCCGCCTGAGCCCCGTGTTGAACCTGGGTGGTGGGTTCAACCTCAAGACCACCCAGAAGTTCGAGCAGATGCGGCGTGCCCTGCTGTGGCCCGAGAACCGGCAGTCCTACATGTACGGGCAGTATGCCGTAGAGCCCCCCTTCCCGCTCCCCACTCGGAGTGAGGCCAGCGCTGTGTGGAAGCTCTGCAGGACCGGCTCCCGCGACACCATGAAGTTCTCGGACAACAAGGTGGATCCCAAGGTGGCGGGCCCCAAGTCCAGCCTTCCAGGACTCTCCCGCCTGTTCCGCAAGGTCGATCCCTCCGTCGAAGGCCCCCACTCCTACATCGCCCAGCACGGTGAGAAGCTCCCCCCCGGTGGCGGCTACGAAGTCCTGTCGGGTGGCAGAGAGGGTTCCTTCTACCAGGGCATCCCCGAGGGGCTGGAGGGGCCTTCCGAACACAGCCCCGCGACCAAGCACCTCATCAGCGTGCTCACCCATGAGCGCAACGGCATCCGCGCTGGGTCTGCCACCCGCACCCTCTCCCTCCTGACCACCCAGGGTTAATTCACATGCCTGTCACCAATGTCAGTGGCCTGATCGAAGACCGCGTTTCCGCCATCAGGGATGCCGCTGCCTGCTGTGGTAGTCGTATTGAGCTGGACGTGTCCGGTGGGATCGACTCCGCCGTCATGCTGGCCCTCGCCGTCCTCGCGGTCGGTCCCGACAACATCACGGCTTGCTTCTCCAGCATCTCCTCCCAGGATGCCATGCAGAAGCAGGCTCAGGATCTCGCGGACGCTCTGGAAGTCCCCCTGATCAGCCTCGATCTGACCGAAGTGTTCTCCTGCGTGGTAGCCGAGATGCTCCGTGGGATCGGGGACGCTTACGACGAGGAAACCCTGGAACAGGTCAAGGCGCGGATCGCGAAGGACCCCACTGTTCTGGGCTCCATGCGCTCCTGCATCCGTGCTCCCATCGGTCGCGGTCTGAACCGCATGACGGGCAACGGTATCCGCCTGGGTACCGGGAACGAATGCGAAGACCGCTACCTCCGCTTTTATCAGAAGGGTGGGGACGGTGAAGTGGACTGCAACCCCATGGCCATGCTCTCCAAGGGCGAGGTCTACCAGCTCGCTGTGGGTCTCGGGGACAAGATGGGACCGGATGTGGCCCGCGCCATGCGACCCATCATCGAAGTGGCCCCCCAGCACGACCTTTGGGCGGGTGGTGACACCCGCGATGAGAGCGAGTTGAAGACCTGGACGGGTGCCAACTTCACCTACTCCACGGTGAGTCCTGCTACGGGTGAGTACCTCACGGTGGGCACCATCGAGCGGGTCAGCCGCTTCCTGGACTACACGTTGGCTTGGGGTATCCCCCACGAGGCACTCCTGTTCGGTGAGCAGCTGAACACCACCGCCATCGCTTACCTGACCCGCGTTGCCCAGGACAGCCCCCTCTTCGCGGGCATTCCGAGCCAGAGCGTCGGAGACATCCTTCGTGCCGCACGGCGGGCGGAACGCCGCACCCGCCACAAGATCAACCCCAACTGCCCCATGTACGGGAGTCGTGAGGACTTCGTGGCACGGGGCATCCTCACCAATTACCTCCCCATCTCCCTGGGGTGAACCCATGAAAGACGGCCGAGACATCCGCCACACCTTTGACAGAGATGGCAACACCTGGCTCACCGATGCAAACGGCACCATCGTCCGAGATGACCGCGGTGAGAGAATCCCAGGGCCTGCCGACATCGAAGACCCCAACGCTGCCTTCCCCCTCTACGAAAGCTCCCGAGGCCACTGTGCCTTCTGCGGTCGCCTCATTTGTCGGGGCACCTGCTTCAAGTAACCCTCACCCGCTTCTCCCTGAGAGGCACACCCCCCACCCGCTTCTCCCTGAGAGGCACACCTGGAGTTCCCCAATGCGCGTCGCCCTCGTCGCTATCGACCCACAGAACGATTTCTGTGCCTCTGACACCAACCCCTACGGGCTCCCCCAGGGCTCCCTCTGCGTACCCGGTGCCCAGGAGGACATGGAACGCCTGGCTGGCTTCACCAACGACATCAGCGGTCACCTGGATGACATCCACATCACCCTCGACCAGCACCACGACCTGGACATCGCCCATGGCCTGTGGTTCGCGGATGAGAACGGTGATGCCGCGCCCCCCCTCACGGTGATGACCTACAACGAGACGGATGACACCTTCGTCGGTCTCCTGTTCCCTGACTACCAGAACAGCCGGAAGTTCCGCACCCGCAAGATGGGCAAGATCCCCTGGACGGCAGCCCTGACTGGCGGCAAGGCCCTCACCTTCCACGGCTACACCGCCTGGTACATCCAGCAGCTCACCGCCAAGAACCGCTACGCCCACGTGATCTGGCCGGAACACTGCCTGATCGGAACCGCCGGTGCCAACGTGTACCCCGCCTTCATGGAGGCAGCCCAGAACTGGGCCCGCAACCGTGCCCGCACCCTCAACTTCGTCGCCAAGGGCTCCAACCCCTTCACGGAGCACTTCAGCGCCGTGCAGGCCGAGGTGCAGCTCCCCAACGATCCCGGCACCCAGCTGAACGCGGGGTGGGTCGCTACCCTGGAGAAGATGGACAAGGTGTTCCTGGCGGGCCAGGCTCTGTCCCACTGCCTGTGCCACACAGGCAAGGATACGGTTTCAGCTTTTTCCAGCCCGGAACACGTCAAGAAGATTACCGTTCTTACGGATTGTGCTTCCTCTGTCTCCACCTTCGAGGATCAGGGTACGGAGTTTCTCCAGTGGATGAAGGATCGTGGGGCTGCTCTGATGACGACGCAGGAGGCTCGGGCTCTTCTCAAGTGAGTAAGAAGTCCAGGCACTGTTGAACCACCCCCTCAGGATCCCCATGTCTGTCTCTATCCCATACGGTGAGAATCTGAAAGCCCCGACGCTCCAGGGCTTCGTACTTCAGAGCCTCCCGGGCACGGGCGGCCTTCACAGTCAGGGTGGGGTGGAAAGCACACCACCCCGCCTCCTGGGGATCTTGATGAGGCTTGGGATGGAAATTCCATCCATTGTATTCAATGGCTTTGTGGATGCGGCTCTGGACAAAGTCAAACTTGAAAAACTGTCCCTGGAAAGAGACGTTGAATTCACCCCCGTGCTCCGCAAAGTAGGATTTAGCCTGAAGCTCAAGGGGGAGGTTGTTCCATATCTCCCAAAAAAGAGTCTGACTCTCCTTGGAAGCACACCGGCTCAGATAGGCCAGGGAAGGAACTCCATATCGCCGGAGAAGTGTTTGCTTCCATTTCTCTCTGCTCTCTGGCACGTGCATGAAATGCGAAACCCCGTACTTGTCTTGAAACCCTTGTCGCTGCCGTGCTTGGATTTCAGGGACTTGGGAGACAGAGGGTACCCCGTATCTTGTCATGCAGGTCTGACGACGATCTTCACGGACACCAGCGTTTTGAAGAGGGTTCTCAACACCATAACGTGCCAAGAAAGTCTTTTTGCGGGACTCTTTGAATTCCGAAGTCTGGAAATGGTGGAGTCCCCCATTCCGATTTTGTGTTGTCTCCAACATCTTCCGAACCGTGCACGCTGGGCAGCCCCGATTCACACCCTTGAGAACCTTATGTTTGAAGTTTCGGAACTCTACACGGGCTTCAGATCCACAATCACAGCGGTAGAGCAGTTTTTTGTTTGGAGTTTTTGTACTCTGGGGACAAAAGCTCACACCCCTGTTCCCTGAAAAACTGCGTGACTTCTTCATGTGTCCATTTCCGACCTCTCACAACCACCTCCTGTCTCTCTAACACAAGGCGAGATATAGGAGCATCACCGGAGTCTCTAAATGAGCCCTTCACAGTCCATGCAGCAGTCCTCCGCTACCATCGGTGGCACCACCTTCGGCTACTCCGGCGTCGGCGTCGATGAGTTGGAGTCCCTGGAGTACACCATCGTCGTGATCGCTCTCGACACCTCCCCCTCCGTGTCCCCCTTCCGCCAGCAGATCGAAGATGGCCTGAAGGAGATCGTGGAGAAGTGCCGGAAGCTCCCCCGCGCCGACAACCTCCTCCTGCGGGTCATCACCTTCGACTCCCGCCTGGGCGAGATCCACGGCTTCCGCGAGCTGATGTCCATCAACCCCAGCGACTACACCGGCCAGGTCAAGATCGTGGGGCACAGCACCAAGCTCTATGACGCCGCCGTGTCCAGTGTCTCCTCCGCCGATGACTACGGTCGTCGGATGTACAAGGACGAGGATCTGACCGCCAACGCCATCGTCTTCGTGATCACGGATGGCCTGGACAACGACTCCACCTGCTCCATGCACGCCGTCAAGGATGCCCTGGACAAGGCGCGTGGTGTCCATGGTGGTCCCGACGCGGAGGAAGGGCTGGAGAGCGTCCTGTCCATCCTCATCGGGGTCAACACGCCCAACCAGTACGTCAAGGACTACCTGGACAAGTTCAACAAGGACGTGGGCTTCGACCAGTACGCGGATCTCGACCACATTCCCACCCTGGTCGCTTTCGTCAGCCAGTCCATCTCCAGCCAGTCGCAGTCCCTCGGGACGGGTGGCCCGAGCCAGACCATCGATCCCAGCTCCCTGGCTATCTGATGTCAGACTCCTACCAGGAAGTTCTCACCTGGGTGATAGCCTACAAGCTCACGCTCCTGGCTGATGACCCCCGGTTCGGGAATGAGGTGGAGCTGCACCACATGGACGGCTCCACCTTCATTCTACAGAACGCTTTCGTGGTGCTGCGGGAGGACTACGTGGCGGTCTTCTCGGAACATCACCTCACCATGGTGTACCCCTCAGACGAGGTTGAGTACGCCGAAGGAGCATCCTCCGGTGGCAACTGCGGACGCCCATTTTAGCATCGGGAAGACTCACAGGGTCTGCGAGGACTACGCCAGGGCAGGTTTGCTGCCCGATGGCAGAGCCTTCGCTATCGTATCGGACGGGTGTTCCTCATCCCCCGACACGGACTTTGGCTCCCGGCTCATGACCATCGCCGCCCAAGAGCGGATGATGCTCTCGGGAGACTTCTTCGAGCCCTCTGGTGTGGTGTGGCAGGCTCTGAGTGCTGCCCGAGGGATGCGGCTCCCGCACACCTGCCTGGATGCCACCCTCATGACCTTGTTCCAGAAGGCCAATGGTGACGTGCGGGCCTTCCTGGTGGGTGACGGTGCCTTGGCTGCCCGGCGTCGCACGGGAGAGATCGAGATCTGGAGGATGCTGTTCCTCCCAGGTGAATCGGGGCTCGTGGCTCCTGGCTACCTGACCTACACGCTGGAGAAGGAGCGTCTGGATAGGTATATCGACCAGGGCTACAACAGCTGGGCGATGTACCGCACTCTGGACGGTGTTCACCAGGACACGGAGACGGGAGATGTCTCCTACCGCATCGGGGAGGATGGGACCCTGAGCCCCCAAGGCTTCTGGAGGGTGGTGGATTTCCCTGCCCAGGAGTACGATTTCGTCATGGTGTGCTCTGACGGGGTGGAGTCCTTCCAGAAGAAGGTGGCACCGGGCACCTTCGAGCCTGTCCCGTTCCTGGAGGTCATGTCCCACATGACAGCCATGAAGAGTCTGAAGGGGCCCTTCGTGACCAAGCGGATGAAGCGCTTCCTGGAGAGGGCTGTCCCCCGGCTGGAATGGCAGCACTACGACGACGTGGCAGCAGCAGGCATCACTCTCACCGAGCCGGTGGAGCAGTCATGAAGCTCACAGTCCAGGGCCAGGGCACCGTCAACCTCTCCAAGCAGGACTTCGTAGCCAGCGGTGGAGAGGCTGAGGTGTACGCACAAGGCAATGTGGCGTACAGGGTCTACAAGGACCCCGCCAACATGATCCCCCTGGGGAAGATGCAAGAGCTGGGGGACATTCATGATCCCCACGTCATCAAACCTGAGAGGCTTCTGCTAGACAGTCGGGGTCGCCCTGTCGGGCACACGATGAAGTTCCTGGGCAAGGCTGGAGAGGATGTATGGGTTCTCTGCCAGTTGTTCCCACCCCCGTTCCGCAACAGGCACGGGATCACCCCTGACCACATCCAAAAGCTGGTGAAGAACCTGCGGGGGATTTTCGACTCTGTCCACAGGGCGGGTGTCCTGCTGGTAGACCCCAACGAGATGAACTTCCTGGTGGGCAAGAAATTCGATGATGTCTTCGCCATCGATGCAGCCTCCTACCAGACACGCCGCTACCCCGCGACAGCCATCATGGCTTCCGTGAAGGACCCACAGGTCACGCACAACCGCTTCTCCGAGGGGTCGGACTGGTTCGGGTTCGCCTGTGTCTCTTTCCAGCTCTTCACAGGCATCCACCCCTTCAAGGGCAAGCACCCCAGCATCCGAAAGATGGAAGACCGGATGCAGGCAGGCATCTCTGTCTTCGACTCCGCTGTCAAGCTGCCCAAGGCAGTTTACCCCCTGGATGTGATCCCCTCCATCTACCTGGAGTGGTACAAGGCTGTCCTTCGGGATGGCAAGCGCATGGCTCCCCCCACGGACTTCTCCGGAGCCATCATCATCACCCCCATCATCCGTACCCTCTCGGGGACGCAGAACCTCGTGTTCAAGGATCTCCTGGCTCTGGGGAGCACCCTCATGGGAACCTGGGAACACATGGGCTCCGTAGTCTCTGTGTGTGCGGATGGCATCTACAGGGACAAGTACAAGGTGGGGCCCGCCGTCCAGAACCTCGTGGGGGCAGTGTTCACCCCCAAGCAGAACAAGCCCGTGGTGGGCTGGTTGGAGTCCCAGCGGCTCCAGCTCTTTGACACCGTGGACAAAAAGCAGATCGAGGTGCCCCTGCTTGCAGATCAGGCGATGTCCACGGACGGTGGCATCTACCTCAAGGTGGATAACCAGATCGTGGAAATCCTCTTGACGGAGATCGGCAGCAGGCTCCTTGCCACGACGCGGGTGGCTGCCTCCTGCCTGCCCAATGCGACAACGCTCTACCCAGGGGTGTGTTTCCAGAACATGATGGGAGCGACCTACGCCACGACGTTCCCCTCCCTGGGCCTCAGCTACCATGTCCACCTGAAGGAGCTGGACGGATACCGCATCACGGACGCCAAGGCCGACAAGAACGTGCTCATGGTCGTTGCAGCCAAGAAGGGCAAGTACGACCGACTCGTGTTCCGGTTCAGCAATGACTACCAGGATTACGATGTCCGCGTCATCTCCGACACCACCCCCATGGGCTTGAACTTCGTGTCCCTGGACTCTGGTGTGTGTGCCTCCATCAACGAGGATGAGGACTTGGAACTGTTCTCCAGGAAGCGCGGAGCTACGGGTGTCAAGGTGGTCAAGGATCCTGTGCTGGGAGCGGACATGCGGCTCCACAAGCACACTGGACGGGTAGTGTTCCTGAGAGGAAACACTGTCGTCCACATGAAAATGAGGTAACCCCATGACCGGAATCCCCTGTTTCAGCCATCTTCCCAGCAACCCCACCATGACCTACACCTGGGATGAGTGCTTCGAAATCGTGAGACTGAAGGCACCAGCCCCCGGTGCGGACATCCTCCACTGGAAGCACCACATCCTGAAGCCCCACTACCATGATCTGATCCGGGGTGAGCATGACCCCAGGGCAAGGCGTGCCTTCGAGCTGCTGAACTTCTACTACAAGGGACCACCCAAGCCCAAGGTGGTGGTTCCACCCAAGGCTCCACCCAAGTCCAGGTTCGGCCAGAAGCTGACCCAGGTGGACATCCCTGATGCCACCTTCCAGGACTTCAGGACCGCACTCTACCATGAGCCCCTCGTTCGTGGTGACAAGGGTGTTGCCAAGTTCCGGTTCAATGTCGATGGGGGTGCCATCCTTGATGTCAGGGGTGTCGCAGCGGCCCGTGTTTTTCGGAGGGTTCTGCGTAGCAACAACCACGACTTCACCATGGAGCTGCTGTGACAGATCAGAGCGGAAAGCTCAGCCACGACGCTGAGATCGTGACCGTTGACCTGGTGATCTTCACCATCCTCGACAATGATCTGAAGGTGCTGCTCGTACAGCGCCGGGGACACCCCTACAAGGGCTGCTGGGCGCTCCCAGGCGGCTTTGTGGACGTGGGCAATGCCCAAGACCAACAAGGCGAGGACGTGGAGCAGGCTGCCCACAGGGAGCTTGCAGAGGAAACCAGCCTCCCAGAAGGCTCCTGCTACCTGGAGCAGCTCTACACCTTCGGAAAGGCATCCCGTGATGCTCGTACCAGGGTCATCACGGTCGCCTACTTCGCCCTCGTCCCTCCGCACTTGGCTCTCACGGTCAAGGCTGGTGATGACGCTTCCGATGCCCGCTGGTTCTCTGTGCAGCAGGAACTGCCTGCCATGGAAGTGGCCTTCGACCACCCCGAGATTCTGCGGATGGGTGTGGAGAGGATCCGGGGCAAGATCGACTACAGCCCCATCGCCTTCGAGCTGCTCCCCCCCACGTTCACCGTGGCCGAGCTACGGGCTGTCTATGCCGTGGTGAAGGGCGATGATTTCGCGGTGAAGAACTTCTACCGCCGCTTCCGCCGGATGCAGTCGGATGGGATCATCGAGAAGGCACCGGGGTTCCGAGCCACGACGACCAAGAGGGCAGCGGTCTACAGCTTCCTCAAGGGCTAACTCTCTGGCAGCGGGGACTCTTTACCGAGCCCCGCCCGGAGCCGTTGTTCCCACAGCCGCATCATGGCTTTACGCTCTTGGGGCGGGATCGTATACCAGACCCTGCGGATAGTGACGACATCCGTCAGAGCGAAGCGGAACTCGTGCAGTACCTTGCCCAGATCGCTCTTGTGGCGTCCCAGAGACAAATGCAGGGCTTCCAGCCACTTGTACTTTGCCTCCACCTGCCGCCAGTCTTCGAGGGCGTCCCATGCCTCGTGGAGCACCTTGTGGGATAGCACGAGTCCCATGATGACACCCAGGGCCTTGGAGGCTGGGGTGAAATTGCCCGTGATGGGGAGGTGTGCCATGGGTGTTGTGGCCTGTGCCATCTCCCGAGCCACCTTTCTGATGTCCGCACTCCGTTCTTCTTTCTCCACGAGGAGAGCTTGCATGAAGTGGCGCACAGCCCCCATGCGGGCTTCGTATGAGGGATGTAGCCTGTCCAGCTCTTGCCGCTCTTGCATACAGCCATTGCACTCGCATGCACTGCCGAAGTCAGGTCTCCACCTGCGGCACTCGTCAGGCACCATCCTGTCCTCGGCATCATCTGTGTAGGCGGAGAGCACTTTTTCGGCACAGAGGGAACAGGTGTGGACGCTGGTTATGTCTCCCTTGTCCGTGGGCCCACCATGCTCATTCCATCGATTCCCCATGCAGAAATCCCGGTGCGGACACGGCCCACACACGGGATCTGCTTCTTCGGGGGTCTCCCTCTCCCACAAAGATGCGTGGGGAGGGTTCGTATCCAGTGTGGCCCAGTAGAGGGTCATTTCAGCGACGCGGGAACTCGTCGGGAATGCTGCCACCAGCGGCGATGCTGATGCAGGTGTTCATCCACACGTAGCAGTTCACGTCCAGACCCCAGTAGGGGTGATCCAGAGCGGTCACAACCCCCTCAGGATCTTCGGAGAAGATGCCTGCTTCGATGAGGTTGGTGTAGGCGTCCCAGGCTTCGCTGTCCTCGTAGTTGGGGCGGCGCATGGCGTACCTGCGGGCCACCATCACGTTTTCGGTCAGCCCAATCCAGAAGATACGGGTGGGCCATACTCCCTGATCAGTGGACTTGGCGTAGGCACCCGCCACAGCGAGACGCTCTTTGAACTGAGGGGTCTTGAGGAAAGAATCGGGAGGACGAGGCATCCTGTCTCCAGGGAAGAGGGGGTGGTGTCCCTCTCTGTTACCCCTATAACACGGGATTAGACCTACCCCTCATGTCGAACCTCAGAACCATCTCGACAAATGGCAGCGATGAGGACGATGCCGATGACAACCACCCACCCGCAGGCACGGAAAGCCATGAGGGTGGAATGAGCACTGAATCGTGTGATTCGTCCAAGAACGCGATGCCGATGAGCCATTAGATCACTCCCACCTAGCGGTGCCCATAGGCAGGAAAACGGAGGGCCTACAGTGCATCCATGAGTTCAGAAAGCTTTTCCTTCTGGATGTGGCTTGTATCCCCGACTTCTACGACCCCTCCCTGGATGAAGGGGTCGATGATGCCCATGGCTTCCTGGCGGGTGTGGGTATCCCCGAATTTGTCCACCACAGCTCGCAGGGCTTCCTTGAGGATGTTCTGGGGTACGGCACCTGTCACACGGATGATGTCCTCCGTGTGGCCCAGCCATGCACAGAGGGATCGGTGGGTGAACTCCGCATACAACCTCTCATCTGCCACAGCTTTCCGGAGAGCTGTGGTTGCTTTTCCCACCTGCTCGAACACATCGTTACACCGCTCCACCAGGAGGGGGAATTTCTCTCGGACGATGAGACCCTCATCCTCCCATGCCATCGGGTGGAACTCGAAAGCCCGAGCGCCCATGTCCCCGAAGCGGTCCATGATGGAGGCATCGATGATGTTCGCGGAGATACACCGCCCCCTGGGATCGCCACCACCAGCCGTGTTTGCGGTCACGACGATCTGGGTGCCCGGTAGGACTCGGTAGGTGATTCCGTTCGGCCCCTTGATACGACCCTGGATGGAGTCCAGAACCAGCCGCAGGGTCTCGACCTGGGCCTTGGTGGCACGGTCGAAATCCGTGATGAGGATGAGATAGGGGATACGGCGTCCGCTCGTGGGGGACACATACCCATCCCGAAGCTGCTGCAGGAGCTTCCCTTCCTGCCACACAGTCCCCTCTTGCGTGATCTCGTGGCTGAAGAACCAGGGGCGGAGGTCGGCATCGGGATCGATGTTGTAGATGTCCGCAGGAGCCCGCGTCATGTACGACCACCCGTGGAACAGAGCATCCTTCCCGCACCCTGGGGGGCCATGGATGTAAAGGGATCTCCCACGAACCATAGCCACCACTGCGTGCCAGATATCCTCTTTGAGATCCCCATGGGCAGGCACCCTGAACGCGGTGGGGAGAGGGAAGCAGGCATCCATAGGGACATCAGGGTTGACGGGTACAGGGATGCCGCAGAAGGTGATCTTCAAGGACTCCGTAGCGGCGGGATGTGCTCTTTCGGCATCTTTGGAGCGGTCTTCCCACAACGCCACGAGCCGTTCCGAAGCGGTTGCAGCTCCAGGGTATGCCTTCAGGTAGGCACCCAGGGACAGCTCATGCTCGTCCACCATATGGTCCCCGAGCCAGTGACCCTCGTATCCGCAAATTCGGCACACGGCTTTGCCCATACAGGCCTCCATGATGTCCTATACCCGACAGGGGGCCTTGGAACAGCTAGTCCAAACGTACAGATCTGCGGGGAAGCCCTCTCCAGTCCATAATCAGATTCATCTTCTTGCTCAGAGCCAAGGGCAAATCCCCCACTGTCGAAACCCACACATGGTCAGGGAATAGGGTCTTAACGTAGGTGGAGCCAGGCCCGATCCCCACCCCGATCACGTGGATGCCCGCTTCCTTGGCCAGACGAATCTGCCGCTGCACAACAGGACGATGGCTCCAATTGGGCCCCCCGTCCGTGATAATGAACAGCACGCGGTGAGCCTCTGCACGCTCCATCAGAGCCTGGAGACCCATCTGGATACCATCCGACATGGGAGTGCCACCCGTGGCCCTGATGTTGGCGAAGCGCCAGCGGGTAGCGGTGAAGTTTTCATGGAAGCTCTTGAACACGTCGATGCAGACACCCTCGGTGCGGTGGCAGCCAGGGGGGACAGGACCCTCTGCACGCGCCCTGGGGCCATCCCTGAAACCCAAGACCAGAGTGGGGCATCCCAAGGAGTCCAGAGGCGAGGCAATGGTCATCAGGCTGCGGGCGGTGTCCGTCTCATCCCCCTTCATGGAGCTGGATTCATCCACCAGCACGACGGCAGACATGGAGATGTCCACCTGGGTGCCCACCTCGTAGTAGGCGCGTGTGGGCTTCTTCCCGGCTCGCATGGTAGACACGGACTCCACCAGCATCCTCTCCGAAATGTCCCTCCCCCTTGGGAGCCCGTGGTAGGTGCTCCGCTGGGCCATTGCCAGCACGATGGAACGAAGCCGAGCCAAGAAGAACACACACTCCCGCCGCACTGAGTCCAGGAGCTGCCGGGACCGCTCCACATCATCTGCCTTGCCCTTTGCGGAGGGCCCCACCACGAGAATCTTGTCATGTCGAGTGGTGTAGGGTCTCCAAGAGTTCTCGCCAGGCTTGCAGGTTTCCTCTTCCTTGTCCCAGGCGTCCTCTACTCCCGTGCTCAAGGCATCGGTCACATCCAGCGTCCCCAGCCCCTCCGAGTCGTTCAGAAGATCCTGAGCCAGAGACTCCCAGGGATTCATCTCATCTGGATCCCAATGGTGACCACCTGCACTGCCCCCATCCGCGTCCTGGGCATCCCCGTCATTGTCCTGGGCAGCCTCCCCCTGCTCACCCGAGCCCTCCTCCTTGCCCCCGTCCTTGCCCCCGTCCTTGTGTCCATCTCCGTCCTTGTCCCCATCCTTGTCCCCCCCTGAACCCTTTCCGTCTCCGTCTCCCTCACCTCCGCCCTCACCTCCGCCCTCTCCGTCTCCCTCTCCCTCGCCTTCGCCTTCGCCTTCGCCCTCTCCGTCTCCCTCTCCCTCTCCCTCTCCTTCGCCTTCGCCTTCGCCCTCGCCCTCTCCGTCTCCCTCTCCCTCTCCCTCTCCGTCTCCCTCTCCCTCACCCTCGCCTTCGCCTTCGCCTTCGCCCTCACCCTCGCCCTCTCCCTCGCCCTCGCCCTCGCCCTCTCCCTCTCCCTCTCCCTCTCCGCCCTCATCCTCTCCCTCCAGGGGGACAGTACTGACCTGAAGGGGGACACCGCCCTGACCAGGCTTCCCTGGCGTGATGTCTACTTGTTCCTGATGGCCACACTGC